CGCTGTGATGAAACCCCGGTGCCCGAAGAAACCAGGGTCCTCGGTTGTGGTAAGGGCTGTCGCCATGTTCGGGGAGACTGCCTGAAGGGGGGTCCAATCTAGGGTACCCGATCCAGTCTCACGCTCGAAGGGCTTGGTTCCAGGGTGGTAGGCCGTGTACTTGAATTTCCCGTCCAGAGCCTTGATGAAGGCCGGGCGAGGGCCATCGATCTTGCAGGTGTTGGTCAGGGACAGCTTCACGTCCGGCTCGATCTTCAGGTCGAACTTGAAGTCCCCGACGAACTTGACCTGGGGGATCGGGTCGATCTTCATCTCCTGGGGGACCGCTCCCAGCCACTTCTGGCAGGGTTCCGACCCCCAAGCGTGCTTGGTATCCAGGTTGAAGTTGAGCTTGGCTCCGTTGACCGAGACCCACAGGTCCCCGGCAGAAGGAGACTTCAGGTCGATGGGGATCACCTCCACGTTCTGAAGGGTCACAGGAGCCGTGTAGAGCCTCTCATGCGTGACCGTGACTCCACGAGCCTTGACCAGGAGCTTGCCATCCTGGAGGCTCACCGAGAGGCCCTGGAAGGACACTGGGGCTCGGACCAGGGAATCGAGCTGAACCGACCCAACCGGGTCGAAGAAGCCCTTCCCGAAGGAGACCTTACCTACCTTGTGACCCTGGAACTCAAGGTCGGGGGTAGCCTCCCCGCTGGTGAAGGTGACCACCTTGGTCTTCCGGTCCAGGCAGGGGCTCTCCAGGGAGGCTTCCACCCCCTTGTGCTTGGCCGTTGCCTTAGCGCCACAGACCTTGGTGGAGTCCAAGGTCACCCCCTCAGCATCAGCCGTCCACTTGCCCCGTGTGACGTGGACCTGAAGGTTCTTTGCTGTGATTGTGAACCCATCACCCTCCTCTTTGGGATCACCATCCATGAGGGTGACTTCGAGCTTTCCACCGTCAGCATCGAAGGTCTTGGCATCCTTGCAGGCCACTGCCTGAGTAAGCACCCCCTTCACGTTGGGGCGGTCGATGTGGATTCCCCTGAGCTGGGCACAATCCCAGCTCTTCCACTTGACCTCGTCCACCTGAACCCCCGGCTTGAGGCCGTTGACATACCTCTTCAGGAAGTAGGGGAAGGTCAACCAGGTGGTGATGGTCGAGACTCCAAAGACTCCAACCGTGATGCCGATGGCCCATTTTGTTCGGGTGTTCACGAGCACACACTACACCAGAAATGCAGAACGGCGGAGCAGGTAGCCTACTCCGCCGTTCAGTATGCCTGATTCAGGTCAGATTTTGACTTGAATCTCCTTCATATCGACCTTGCAGAGGACGCCCTTCAGGTCACCGAAGTCGAGGGTCATCGAGTTCTCATCGAGGGATGCAAACTCCGAGAACCAGACCTGCCCGACCACGATTGCGAACTTGATGCAGGCAATCTCGTAGATGAACTGACGAGCCTTGTTGATGGACTCCTTGGCCTTGCCGTCAATCCAGGAGATGAAGGCTTCATCCTTGTTGGGGGCCTTCGTGTAGGCATCCGAGGCCAGCCAGGCTTCGACTTCCTTCACGTAGGGAGCCATCAGGGCGATCCCAGGGGTCATCTTCCCGCCCATCTTGGCCTTCACATCGGCCACCTTGGGAAGGGAAGAGAGGCCCTTGATGCTGACCGAAAGCTCCTTGCCCATGTAGAAGTCGGTGGCTTCGGCCTGGACGACCTTGGGTCCGAACCCACTGTAGTCAGTGAATCCTTGGTTCTTCAGCCACTCGGCTGCCGCTTCTCCGTAGGTGAGCTTGAAGGATGCCGATTCCTTCTTGGCAACCTTCTCGTCACGGTACGCCTTGAAGACCTTCTGGGCAGCCCGAGCCGACTCCAGAGCGAACTGCTCCTCGAAGAGGACCTTGGCCGAGGCCGCCTTGACCATGCGACGGTTGATCACCGGAAGAGCCCGGAGATTGATCACGCCTTCGACATAGTCCCCAGCAACCGTGAGCTTGGAGGGCTTGGCTTCCTCAGGGAGGAGGGTGGCGAGCTTGTTGGCCGTTTCCTTCGTCACTCGAACGGGCAACTTCTCGATGTTCACGAGGCCATCCTTGACCACGGCGTAGTTCCGGAAGATGAACGTCGGGAAAGAGTCGGGTACCTTCCCCTTGAACTCAGCCGGGAGGCGCTTGGAGAGGTCCACCTTACCGGTCTTGCGAACCAGCATGGAGATGTTGGGGCGGTCCTCGTTGTAGGTCAGGCTGGAGATGGGGTACCCATCCGAAACCGGGTCTGCCTCGAACTTCAGAGCCTCGGGCTTGTTTGCCGTGAGGGCTGCCAGCTCTTCTTGCAGGGCCTTGATCTTGGAGGCGTTCTTCTCCCCCGCCATCTTCTTGGTGATCTCGGCCACCTTGACCTGCTCTTCTTCGGTCATCACCTCGTCAGCATCGATCCGGCCACGGCCGATCCGAGCGTACTTGAACTCGGGGTGGTCGAGGAGAACCCGGTTCGTGTCGTCCGAGGAGAGGAGCTGGAGAAGGTCGAGCACCGTGTAGGCATCATCCGCCGGGACCTTGTTCGGGTCGTAGCCCTTGGTGAACCGGGCCTTCACGTCGAAAGCTGCTGCCTTCGATGCGTCCATATACTCGGAATACTTCTGCTTTCCGAAGCAAGTGCTGAACTGCTCGATGAAGGCCACGTCCCCGAGGCACTTCAGGAGGGGAAAGACCGTCTCGGGCTTCATCCTGACGCTGTAGAGGGAGACCGCCGCATAGAGGGGGGCGATGATCTCCGTGTCCTTGCCGCTCTTGGCGAAGTCCTTGACCAGAGCACCCGCATCGGGGGACTTCCCGTTCATGGGGTCGAAGGGGGAGAGCCACCAGAGGGACGTGGTATCCTCGGGTACCTGGACTTTCCCTTCCTCCACGGCATAGGTCGTGAGGTCCCCGTCGGCCAGGGCATAGGCGAACCCGCCCACGGTCCCACCCGGAACCTTGACCTCGATCCGAGGAGCCCCAGAGAGCTTCTTGGACATGATGGCCTCGAAGGCGGGCTGGTACTTGTCGAAGTGCTCAGCGAAGATGAGCTGCCCACCGGCCTTCTCGGCCATGGCCGTCAGAAGGGGACGGTCAGCATAGTAGCCGTACTCCACGAAGGTGGCAGAGGAGAGGCCCCCAGCAGCCTTCTCGACGGTCTTGAGGATGTCCGCCCGTGACCACTGGTTGTCACAGCCGTCGCTCATGAAGAAGAGGCTGAAGACCGCCTTGTTCTTCTTGGCTACTCGGTCGATGAGCTTGGAGACCTCTTCCAGGGGCTCCTTGAAGCCCGTGAGGCCCACCGGCTTCAACCACCGGTCGATGGCCTTGTTCACGTCGGCCAGGTCCGCCAGGGTCGCCACAGGCTCCGCTTCGAGGAGCGCTCCGAACTCTCCACGGCCAGAGAACCAGATCACCGAGAGGGTGTCCTTGTCTCCGATCAGCTTCGGGAGCTTCTTCTTGAGCTGCTCACGAATCTTCGGCAGTTCCCCGTACATCGAGCCGGAGCAGTCGATGACGACAATGTGGTTGACCGGAGTCTCAGCAGGCTTGGCCGGAGCCGCTACCTTGGCAACTGGTTGGCGAACGAGGAAAAGCCCGTCGGAGACCTTGTAGGATGACATTCAGTACGCTCCTGTTTCGTGGTTCAGGTTACCCTCGATCTACACCGATGGGTCCTAGGTTCTCTGAAAAATCGACTTGACCCACCAAGAAAAGTCTCCAGGTGGGTCAACGATGTTCTCGAAGTAGCAGGTGGAACCCTCTTGAATGCCCCTGTTTCAGGTCGAAACCAGTGGCTAACTTATCTAGCGATTTCGGCAAGATCCGTCCACCAGGTCCGGGTCAACCAGACCCCTGGATCCAGGGGTACTCTTGCATGACGGGTTCCACCGTCATGCAGCTACACCGTCACTACATCAGGGAACGGGGAACCACTGAGCTAGAGGGTCTTCCCTCTTGATTCCGGCACATTCGTCACAGAGTCCGATTCGGGTCGTCTTGTTGGGGCTCATGCACCGGCATTGACTGATCACCGTTCCGCACTTGCCGCAAACCTCTGTGTAGTGCTCAGACGCAATCTTTGCGCCACCTGCCCGGCAGATGGTCCGGAAGAACTCCTGGGTCCAGGGTCCGAGGGCTCGGGGACCCTTGAGAATCCAGAGCTGGAAACACTCTGCAAAGGCTTCAACAGGGGAGGTTCGACCATAGTCTGTGATCTCCTCCACCAGAACGGTCTCACCCTCGCTGCCCATCAGGAGGTCCAGGTACTTGCTACGGTCGAAGGTCCTAGCATCCCAGGAGACAACCGGTAACTTGGCAAGCTCCCTGAAGCGAAGCTCATCCGACTCATTCCGAGCTGCCTGAAGGGCCACCTGGAGAACCTTGGCCTCATCGTTCATCGCTCTGGGATTGTCCGGGTCCACCTTGGGAATGACAGCATCAGCGAACCGATGGATGTCCTCCTTGGTGATCTTGATGCCCTTGGACTCCATCACCTCATCCCAGTAGGACCGAGCTTGACCAGGGAGGTCTCGGAAGTAGAACCGATGCCCGATCTCGTGGGTCACCGTCCGGATGGTATCATTCCCTGCCATCCCAAGAGGGAGGAGGGTCAGGGTATCCGTGGCTGGGTTGTACATCCCGTTGGTGAGGGCTTCCTTCTGGTCGAAGTTGATGGTGACTGAGAGGCCCTGAACAGCCCCAGGGAAGCCTGCCTTCGAGACCCCTGAAACCCACTTCTTGAGCTGGTTCAAGGTTTTGTGGAGGTCGTCCTCACTGTCCTCATCCCGACCATAGTTCTCAAGGGTGACCCGAATCCCTCCGACATCCAGGGTCTCTACCGGGTCGTGCCGCTGAAGGGGTCCGCCTCCCTGAGAGGCCAGATACTCATCCAGGTCCTTGAACGCCTTCGTAGCTGCCACCTGGTAGCGCTTGATGTTACGCTCCCGCTCATGCTTGAGCTTCGAGAGTTCCGGGATGTTCCCGTACATGGTGGGGAACAGAAGGCTCAGCGTGTACTGGAAGTCCCAAGCAGACTTTGACACCTCACGCTCTAGGTACCCCTGGTCCTTCTTGTCCTTCTTGGGAAGGACCACCTTGTAGACCCAGTCAGTGAACCCATCTCTGAAGACTCGGAAGAGCTTCTGAGCCTCAAGGAACTGGCTCTTAGCTTTCTCACTGGTGGAATCATCGTCCCAAGAGAAGTCCAGGGGAATGTCCCTGTAAATCTTGGTCATGACCCGGAGGTCCTTCTTCCACTGCTCCAGCTTTGCCTTGTCAACCACGGCAGCAAACCGACGGGCAACATTGGAGGCGATCCGGTATCTCAGGGCCACAGCTTTGATGATCGGGTCCATCACAAGCCACAGTGCATCGAAGGACTACTCCCCTTATGTGTCCACCTCTGTAAAGACGTGATCGAGGTTGTGCTTCAACACCTGGAAAAGCAAGGTCTCTACTACGTGGAGATCCAAGGCATCCCAGGGGTCAAACCCATTGTGGCCTCAAGGGCAATGAGTCTTGCAAGGGCAGAAAGAAGAAGGGCGGAGATTGAATCCGCCCTTCTTGCATACGCTCAGCCGGGTCACCCTGAAAGTGGATCCCCAGCAGCTTCACGCTTCGAGAGGGTGCTGACTCACGACTCGATCCCGCCTACTTGTCATCCCCAAGAATGTGGCTGAACCGGTCCCCACCAGCAGGTGGGATGGCCTTCCACGAAGTCATGAAGGATTCCTCGACAAGTTCGATGCACAGGTCATCGATCCTGGCCCGGTCAGGCTGCTTTGGAAGGGACGAGGTCTTCATCAGCTCTTCGAGTTCCTTGTCCTGTTGCTCCGCCCAAGCCACCAGCTCGAAGTAGTCCCAGGCCCCAGCCCGGATCCGAAGAAGCTCTTCCGCATCCGGGCGACGAACCAAGACCTTGCCCTCGGTCAGGATCTCCCGACACATTCGGAGTAGGCGAACCAGGTGCATCCCATGCTTCGTGTCGTAGCCGAACTTCTCTTCGAGCTTGGCCCGGTCCTGGTTCCGGTTCTTCTTCCACTCGTTGTACTGCTGCCACTCTCGAAGGCGAGCCGTGTACTGGCGCTCCTTGTCTAGTAACTCGATGAAGTTGGTAGACAGGCCCAGGCTGTTTGCTGCTGCCTGCCAGACCTTCTCATCAGTCTGCTCCCAGGACCACTGGGTGATCTCGGTCAGGCGACGGTAGAACTCATCCTGGATGGCCTGACGCATGGCGGGCTCGATGTTCTCCAGCTCATGCCAGTTCCACTCGTCCAGGCGCTTCTTGATGGCAGAGTTGGCAGCCGCAAGCTGGTCCCCAGGAATGACTGTCCGCTCGGGAAGTCCGAACTCTCCCCTCGAAGGGGCACCCGTAGGTGGGTTCTTCAGCCACCGGTAGTGGGTGTTGATCCTCTTGAGCTGAGAAACGGCGTACCCAGAGAAGGTGTGCTTGGCCTTCCGGCTCAAGAACAGGTGCCGATGGTCGATGAGTTTCTGACCCAGTTGGCTCGTCAGAAGGTGATCCTCAGGGTCCGTATGCAGCAACTCCAGCACGTTCGGGTTAGCATCCGAAGCCAACCGGAGGAACTTCCGGATCTCGAAGATGCAGAAGTCTGGCTCCTTCTGGTCCGCCTGCTCGAAAACCTGAGAGAATCCGAGGTAGTAGGTCTTCGGGGCGATGCAGATCCCTCGGATGTCCACATCCGAGGTTGGGAGACTCGTCCCGTAGGCATGGCTTCCGTGCCTCGTGAGATAGAGCGTCCTGTCAGGGAGCCAGGTGAGATTCCCCTTGTACTCGTTCCAATCGAAGTTCATGTGACCTCTTACACCGGAGGGCGGTATGGGAAACGTGTTGTCTCGACGGTTCTACCAAGTTTTGCTGGTAGCTAGCATGGACAGGGACAAAAGAGCCGAGGAAGTTCGGGATTCCGACGGCAATAAGGTCCCCGCCTGGGCCATTCACGAGAGGTCTCTTCTCCTGACCGAGGTCAACTTGGAGCGGGAAGCCAAAGGGCTTCAGCCGGTTGGGGCAGAGGACATCAAGAAGGGTGAGTCGGTGGGGCACCCCGAGTATGGTCGGGTCCTAGCCGATCACTGTGCCTGTCTGGCTTCGGGGTGAAGAAGGTAGAAGCACCCAGGTAGGTAGGGGTGCGGCTTGAATCCCAGCTTGTTCACGAGCATCGAAGGGAGTCGAGGGTTCAGGACACTCTCGACGTACAGCGATAGGTCCGGGTGATCGACCTTCAGACGGGCCACCAACCGGGTGAGGGTTCCGCTTCCCGGCTTCCGTGCCTCCATGTTCGCCAGGTCGAGGAAGGTACGCTCGACCCCATCGATCTTCCGTTGGCTGATCCTCACGTAGAGACCAGAGAACCCTGGCTCTCTGACCCATCCGTTGTGGGGCCAGGAGACCTTGGCCTGAGCGATAAAGGCATCAAGCGTTGGGAGTCGCATGAATCGACCTCTCAGCAGCCTCGACTTATTTGGTACCTAGGGAGGGAGTCCGGCCAGAGAAGGCTGCAACAAGGGCAGCGCCCTACCGAGGTCCTTCTGGTGCCGCAAGAACAGATGCCTGCCTCTGAGAGCACTTCGACTGCCAGTGGACGAAGCTCCCTCAACTTGGCGACACTCAACTCGTTGTTGAGTCCTGAGAGTATAACCAGGTCTGAGGCGTCAGGCAGACTGTCGATCACCAGGTCCGGGGTACTTGGCATGAGCGGGGTCCCTAGTCTCCCCTGAGCCTCATGGAGAGCCTGTTTCAGTTGATCCTTGTCACTGACCACTTGCCACCGCCTTCTCTGCTTCTCCGACTTGTTCGACCAGGTCCTCGTAAATGACCTCGTTGACCAGCAGGTCATCCCAAGTGAATTTGGAGTCGTAGTCGTTGACGTTCCAAAGCAAGGCCCCGATGGCCTTGACCAGGGTCCAGTGGTACCCGCTCCCCTGGTAGTGCTTGCCCTGAAGGGCAAAGACCCTCATCGCAAGGGCCGGGAGCTGGGCACCCAGCTCCTTGCGCTTAGCCTGGGTCTCGACTTGGAGAGCGTGAGCTTGAACTTGGTCCATGGTCCTACAACGTTCGAGGTCCGAGTCTTTCAACCAGGCGCCTAGTATTCCGAGGGGAGGAGGAACGTGGTCACGCTCCGGTCTGCTTCCGTGATGATCCAGAGGGTGTCCGAATCCTTCTTGTAGGACGACAGAAGACGGCCCCCGGAGGCCAGGGAAGAGTCGTTGGACGCCTTGTCCTCGTCATCGAGGTCGCCCCAGTCCCCGTTCAGGTGGCGGGCGAGGGAGAGGGTCATGAAGTCGGTAGAGAAGCGCTCACGGGCACCAGGGGTGGAAACGATCTGGCCGATAGCGAACATGGTTGGCTCCTTTCAAGAGGCACGATTGGCGAAGCGGGCTCGGGACTCCTTCACGAACTCAGTCCCACGGAGGTAGGCAATACGGGCACGCTCGATGATGCGGTCCAAAACCGCTTCCTCAGAACCCGTGCGAAGGATCTTCGGGAACTTGCCGATTCCGAAGGACTTTCCGTTGCCCTCGAACACGGTGCAGATCCGAATGGCGTCCTCGCCACAACCACGGGCAACCGAGGCCCCGTCCCGAAGGCTCGTGTAGACCTTCACCTTGACGCAGGGGTCGGCCTTGTGCGTGAACACATAGACCACCTCACGGTTCTGGACCGTGCGGACGAAGCCCTTCGAGCTGAGGAGGTTTTCAATCGCCTGGCTGCTGACTTCAACATATCGGGTTGCCATGTCTCTACAACGGGCCAGCCCCGAATCTTTCAACCAGGTTCGTAGAAAAAATCTAGCTGACCGAAGCAAGGACCTCGTTGACCTCCAGCTCCTCCTCGTAGGTCAACTCGTTGGGGTCCTCTTCATCGGGGTCGTACCCATCCCACCCGCCCCGGTCGTCATCGTCCCGAACGAGGTACCCAGGGTGAAGCCCGTCGTGGATCTCTCGGTGGCACCTACAGCAGACCAGAACGCATTTGTCCAGCTCTGGCCGGATGGTCTCGAACGCCACCACCCGCTTCGAGATGGTGAAGTCTTTGGTCCTAGGGTCAAAATGATGAAAGTCGAAGGCACTCGGGAATCCAGTGTAGCCACAGATGACACACTTGCCCCCCTTGTAGGCGACCGCTTGTTCCCGGAGGGTCTTTCGTCTCTGGTAGGCTTGCTGCCGTTTGACCCACTTCTTGTCTAGTTCGGAGACCACTCTGACCCGAACGCATAAGAGAATCCTGAGTGGTGTAGGAGACTTCAGTGTTGTTCGAGGATGACGGCAGTATCGAGGCGAGTTGGTACTTTGCCCTGGGAAGGCGGCAACCCCGTCCGCCTCCACCACCTCCGTACCGAGGGCTCCACTGGCAGGCGATCCAGGAGATACAAGCCGAGGAAGATGCTCGGGTTTTTGCCATTTTGGACGAGATAGCGGGTCCACCTCCGCCTCCTACCCCGCCACCCCCGACCCGGCTGGAAAGAATCGTCACCGAAAACTTGGCCTGCTGAAGGGACCCCATGTACCACGGGACCAAGCGGAATTTCCCGCTTGGAGGTCCACATGAACAACGAGTCCACGCTTCCCCGCCCCAGGTCCCTCTTTCATGTTATCCAGTCGGGGCCATGGGATCCCGCTACCTTCGGGGTCGTCGAAGTAGAGGTGAGGGATTCCCAGGATGGGCTTGAGGCCATCATAGACAGTCGAACCGAGCCCCAGATCCGATTCAAGATCGATGCCTACGAACTGAAGGGGGATGTCCTCTTCCTTCGCACCAATGCTGTCCGGAGGTGGATCTTCCGGGCACTCAACTAAGACAGGATGGGTGATGGACGAACAAGACCTTGAGGACATCCTGGTGATGGCCCTCAAAGAGTTTGCTGAGGCCAATGATCTATCGATCAAAGCTGTAACGGTGAAAGACAAGGGTTTCGGAACGGAGCCCGGCCTCATCGTCACAGTTGGTGCCGTAGAGTTCCACGTAGCCATCACCCAAACGGTGTTTGAGGATACATGACCCAGACCAAAGCCTCCCCCTTCGTGAAGTGGGCAGGTGGCAAGAGGCAACTCCTGGCCTCGATTCGCCGCCGTCTCCCAGCCCAGATGAACACCTACTACGAGCCCTTCGTGGGGGGAGGGGCGGTCTTCTTCGCTCTTGCCAACCGAGGGGCCTTCAAGCGGGCCGTCCTGAACGACATGAACTCGGAGCTGGCTGATACCTACCGAGCCCTCGCTACGGGAAAGGCCCAAGGGGTCATCGACATCCTGAAGACCTACCCCTACGACCGGGACTTCTTCAACGAGATGAGGACCAGGCTCCCCGCCGACCTCCCCCTGGAGGAGCGGGCAGCCCGGTTCATCTACTTGAACAAGGCTGGGTTCAACGGGCTCTACAGGGTCAACAAGAGCGGGGGCTTCAATGTCCCCTTCGGCAAGTACACGAACCCCACCATCTGTGACTCTGAGGGGATTCTGGAGGCCGCAAAGGTCCTTCAGGGGGTCACCATCGAGTGCCAGGACTTCGCCCTCTCGGTGGCTGGTGCCCAACCAGGGGACGTGGTCTACTTCGACCCCCCCTACCTCCCTAAGTCCGATACCGCCAACTTCGTCTCCTACACGGAGGACGGGTTCGGAATCGAGGACCACCAACGGCTGGCCCAACTCTACAAGGACCTGGCTGCCCGAGGAGTGTCCGTTCTCCTGTCCAATGCTGACGTGTCCACCACCAGGAAGCTCTTCCAGGGCTGCCGAATCGCCCGCATCGAGGCCAAGAGGAGCATCAACAGCGACGGGGACAAGCGTGGGATGGTCGGGGAAGTCCTCATCGGAGCCAACCTCTAGCCCCCGTTCTAGGTGGATTCCCATCCTATGTGGAGGGCATCCCCAAATCCCTCGCACCGAGATCACAAAAGACCAAGGGCCGGAATGGGACTACCACCCGGCCCTTGGAATTTTCCCCTATCACGCCTACGGCGTATACGCTTTGACGAGATTGAGGAGGTAGATGTATGGGTTGGGATCCTCCGGCTTCACGTTGAAGCTGAACCCTGCTGCCTTGGTGTGTCCGCCACCCCCGTGGGCCTTGGCGAATGCACCCACATCGAACCCGTTACGAGTCCGGCAAGAGACTGCGATCTTGGGTCCAACAGCGTTCCCAGCCCCAGGCCAGTTGACCAGGTCATCGTCCTTCTCTGAGAAGTAGCTGAACCCGAGGATCAAGTCAACGTTGCCCGTGGACATCTCAGCCACGTCACTTGTGGCCGAGACACCCTGGTGGATGAGCACCTTGAGCCCATTGGGAGTGGTACCCTTGTAGGCACCCTCCAGAACCTTGGCCGTCTTCCGATCCTGCTTCTCGACCAGGAAGTGGCCCATGCTCATTCGGATATTCCACTCCACTTCTTCCCCGTTGTTCGGGAAGATGGGGGTCTTCAGCCAGGTGTCCTTGGAGAAGAACTGAAGAGCCTCATGTGCCTCACGGGCAGCGTGCCATAGCTCGGACTGAGTCTGCCAGGTGTCCCGAGTGCTGATCAACCTGGCGAACCTCTCCACCGTATTGGAGAAGGTCCCCTTGGTCACAAGGTTCTCGATGAACTGGTTGAGTTGGACCACCTCGGGGTTCTGGTCGATTGACTGAACGGAGGGCTTCTCGCCAAGGCTCTTGAGTAGCTGGTCAGAAACAGAAGCCTTCAACTGTGAAAGCTGTAGCTGATACTGCTCGAAGGCCAAACGAGCACCACCATTCAGGTAGCTCTGGGGATCCGACTTCACGAGGGGAAGCCACACCTCTTGGTAGGCCAAGAGTGCTCCAGCGACCCCAGGATTGGTGGTCTCATCGGCAAAGACCCCGTTGGCACCGAACGCCTCGACCACGTCCTTCTGGTACTTGTGGTGGTCCAGAACGATGGCCCCAGCGTCGATGAACTCCTGGACTCGCTCCACATAGGGGCTGAAGTCGCAGAAGATCATCCCAGGGATGGCTGAAAGCTCCTTGTGAGCTGCCGAGTTGTAAGAGAGGAACACCACGTTGGCGCCAGGAAGAACGCTCTTCAGGATCATGGCCGACGCCAGACCATCAGAGCAGTTCTCATGTGTCACGATGGTTCTGATGGTTTGTAGCTTATCAGCATCGAGGGTCATCGGTGTTAACCTTCCTTGCGCTCAAGAGCGTCCTTCTTCTCTCGGATGCTATCTATCAAAACATTCCTAAGCGTTTGAGAGACCACCCGATCACGCTCTGGTTTGGTTTCAGCGTACCACTTGTTCAGCTCGTCCCTACTGACGATCCGCCCGAGTTCGCCCAGGAGCTTCTTTTGAATGTCATACTCCTGGAACTGGTTCGGGGGTTGGACGAACGGGTTCGAGGCGGTACCCCTGCTCTCTTCTGGTATTTCCTCGAACTTCTTGCTCAGCTCGGTAGAGGTTCGGACGGCCCCAATGGCCTTCTCGAAGGCATCCCTTGCGTCTGCTTCTCGGTTCCGGTCCCCAGAGAAGATCGAGTCACACAGAAGTCGGAAGGAGTCAAAGGCCAGCATGAAGCTGGTGAACTGGGCCTGGGTTTTCATCCCCGGCATCGACTGCCGGAGGGCCTCTGCCATCATCTGGGCAGCTTCAGGGGGCATTGGTTGGGTCATGGGTCTCTCACGAGCGAGGCTTAGGAGTCACAGCCAGGACCTTGTTCCCATACCGCTCCGCAATGGCCTCAGCATCCTGTACCGATACACCAGCAGAGCGGGCCTTGAACTGGACGATCCCCTTCATCAGGGGAATCGCCGTCTCTGGCTTGGAGAGCAGCCTAATACAAGCCCGACAGAAGGGGTACTTGTCGAGGGGCTTCTCCTCACCCATCTTCCGCATGGCTGCCTTCTCCTTGGTAGTCGGTGAGAAGATGGTCATCGCCTCCTCATCACGCTCTCGACCACATACAGAACATGTGAGTTTCATCCCTTTTCCCCGTATTCCTTGAGGAGAATGGAGTCGATGGTGTCTAGATCCACCTCCCCCAAGCAGACCCTCTCAGCCAGTAGCAAGGCTGACCCGATGGGCATCGTCATCATCTGGAGGTTGTGCTTTCGCAGAATCTTCTCCTGCTCCAGGTGGAAAGGATCCGCTATGTCGTCACGAGGAATGATCTGGGTGGAGTCGCCAAGTCGATGAGGGTGACAGTAGTATGGGTCTGAGATGGCGTAGTAAGCTCGACAGATCAGTGGCCTTGCGAGGTAGGCCATACAGCGCTTCTTCTCGTTCAAGAGGGGGCATGGGATCATCGAGAGGAGCCACATCTCGTAGGTCGTCCCGAACTGCTTGTCCGCTGTGGACCTCAACCTCTCCTTGAGTCCGAGGGTCCACTTTCGATGCTTCAGGAGCCACCGGTAGATGAGGATTCCCTCAAGGATCGAGATGGCTATTGGGTGGTAACAGCACCAAGCACATCCAGTGCTACAGGTGACCCTAGCCCCGTGCTTGGGGATCTCATCCTGGATTCTTCGCTCGAAGCTCGAAGCCATATCGTGCCGAAGAACTTCGACCTTTCCGACCGAGTTCTCGACCACTATGGGGAGCTTGCGCTTAGTCGTCATCGTCATTGAAGAGTCTGGTGAATCGGTTCTGTTCGGATGGCCTTGCGGCTGGCGCCCTGGCCTTGGAAACTGCCACCCGGTGAGCCACCGTGCCGAACGTCTTGGGCACGACGATCCGGATCAAGGACCCACTTCTATGGGTTGCCAACAAGAGCATACCGGGAAGGAGTCGGACCTCGGGTCGAACGAAGAAGGACCCGCCCTCTCTGGCAAAGTCGCTCGGGACCCAATCCACCCAAGGTTCCAGAACCCTCTCAGAGTCCCTGCCAGGGGGTCCAGGGACAACCAACCTGACGAAAGGACCCGCCCCGCTCTTGAAGGGAGCAGTCAGCATCGGCCATTGCTTCGGAGGGTTGGCAACAACCCCCAGCTCAGCCGTGTGGGTCCGGTCGAACTCCCGAGGAAGCTCTATCTTCGACCCATCCAGGCTGTAGAGTGTCATCAGGCGAGCTACCCGGTCGTAGCTCGTGACCAGCCACCGCTTGTCTTGGTACTGAACCAGATCGCCAAGCTCCATCAGTTGTTCCCTTGGAGGATGCAACACCGGCCAGAAGCGAGGAAGTCAGCTAAGATGCTGTCCACCTCCGGAACCCTCTCAGTAAGGGCTCGAACCACCCCCAACCGAGCCTCCTTGCACCCCTGCTGGACCAGGAAGTCAAGCTCCTCCTTGGACCCACCCTGGGACATCCATTGCTGGAGCACCTCCGTCCACTCCCCCTGAGCACCGATCAGGAAGTCCTGCTCTACTGTGAGAAAGGGTTCCCAGTAGTCACCTGCCCCCTCGGAACTCTTCCGCTCATAGACAAAGAGCCTCATTTGGGACTTCAGGAGTCGGGTAACCGCCAAGAGTGTTCGGTGGCTTGAGGTCACGATGATAATACACCAGAAAAAATCAGGGGTGTCGGGTAGTTACCCAACACCCCTGATTTTCTCCTTGGTCGGATCAGGAGAAGGACCCAACTCCGTGACTGCTGAGGATCGAGTCAACGATTGCCTCGGGGGACTCGGGGTCGAGGGGGTCAACCACCACAGGGGCAGCCTTCTTGGGCTCGGCCTTCTTGGCCTCCACCTTGGGGGCCTCCACCTTGGGCTCAGCCTTCTTGGGCTCAGCCTTCTTGGCCTCCACCTTGGGCTCAGCCTTCTTGGGCTCAGCCTTGGGGACCTCTGCTACCACTGGTTCAGGGGCAACCACAGCGGCCTTGGGGGCCGGGACAGACTCTTCCTTCGGTTCGTCGTGGGTCTTCTTCCCGGAAGCGTAGGGGTTCGACGGATCGAGGTAGTAGTGACCTCGGTCGCCCTCGACACGGAGGAACAGGTTCTTGTTGGCAGACAGGGTGTAGCGGATGTAACCAAGCGGGTCATCCGAGTTGGGCAGCCAATGCCGTCGCTTCAGCTCAGCATGGATCTCTGCCCCCGTTGCAGTGGACTTGCCCATCACGATCTGGATGGCTTCGATGAGCCTGGGGACCGACTTGGAGGCGGACTTCCTTCCACCTTTGACCTTGGGTGAAGCCTTCGCCTTGGGGGCGCTCTTGGCCTTCTTCTTGGCCTTCGCCTTTGGCTTTGACTTGGCCTTGGGGGTGCTCTTGGCCTTGGGGGCGCTCTTGGCCTTGGTGGGAGCTGCTGCCAACTTGACCTCAGGGAGAGACGCTACGGTCTCATCCATACCAAGAGCAGCCCTGAGCTTCTTGATCTGCTCTGCTGTCTCATTGTAGCCAGCAATAGCTTCCTCATGCTTGGCAGCCCAGTCAGCCAACTCGGCTTCCTTCGCCGTGAGCAACTGCTCCGCAAGGAGGTCGCTCTTGGATCTCTCTTTCATCTGTGTTGGTCCTTTCTCATCTGGTAGGCTCTAGCCTCAGTACACCGGGTACGGTACCGGTCATTCAATTTAGAAGGGTCGGAGGTATGATGTGGTGTCATCGGAATTTAGTCAACTTCTACTTGGAGGTCAACTTGTCGATGACACGGGCCTGATGTGGATCTTCGTCCCCCTCCTTGATGTTCTTGAAGTCACACCGCTGAATCTGGAAACAAGTGGCAGTGACACCTGGCCCTGCCTTGAGTCCCTCGCAGTTCTGACAGATACCCGTCCCGAAGTTCAGCTTGAATCTCACTTTCGAGGCTTCGGCCAGTGCTTCTCGATAGGCTACCTGTAGTTCAAGGGCTGCTGAGTAGGCTCGCTCAAAGTTACCATCGAGAAAAGCCTGAAGAAGTACCTCTGAGGGGTCACTCAACCTGGGAACTCTCGCTCCAGGTCCCGCTCGGAGATGATCCCGTACCTCCGGAGAATTGACTCCGACTTCCCCTCTCGGATGGCCTTCCGAAGACCTTCCAAACGTGGGTCCCCCTTGGCTTCGGCCCGCTTGATGGCCTTCGACAGGAGGGCGTCCCAAGCCAGAGGACCTATCGGAGCTATCTGCTTGGTCGGCTCGTGAGTTCTTGAGGTCTTCATCCTGGTTCATCTGCCTTGGTCGGGGTGAGTTGGGCTTCAAGGGCTTCCAGCTCGGATGGAATCAGAGAGCCTTCAGTGAAGAACTGCTTGAAGTAGTAGAGTATTCGGAGAACCGTCTTCCGGTGAAGCTCTTGCTGGGCCTCCATGGAAGTAAGGCGTTCCTGGACAGACTCTACCGCCGCTTGGGCGGTTTTCAAGGTCTCGATGATCTCGTCAAGACCTGCATACCCCTCGGCAAGCTCCTGCATCCGCTCTGAGGCTTCCACGAACCTGTCGATCTTCGAGGCCAGGTCTCCTACCTGAGCCAGCCCCTCAAGGGCCTTGGCTGGGTTAGGTACCTGACCCCCGCCCCCTGCCCTCCGGAGCTTGCGTGCCGGGCTACTGCTCATCGGTCCCCGCAGTTCCCACGAAACAGGTTGTAGAACGGGAGGCAGTCACCTTGATTCAGCCTCCGTTGCTGCTCATCGTCTTCCTGGACGGTGGGCAGCAACGGAACATCCCGAAGAAGTTCGTGTAGTTCTTCGCAGGTCGTGACCCTAGCCAGGTCCGTCCTGGCCTTGGGGTTCCTCTGGATCGTGTAGATGACCTGGTCCTTGGTCATGGTGTCGAGAAGGCACACGCCTTCCCCGAACCATTCGTTGTTCGAGGTGTCCCCATCACAGAGGGTGGGCTCGAAGCCGATGCCATGGGGCTGCTCATCACAGGGATCATTCGGGTCGCTCATGGTTTCCTCAGCCACTCGGCTTTGAAGTAGGTGGGGGACTCTCCGAGGGTGAGGCGTCCATAGAGGATCCCACCCTTTCTTTTCAGGCTGAACACCGGCTCGAATCCAGGAGACCCTAGGACCGCCTCCTTGGCCTTGGCAACGAAGTCCTCAAGAGAATAGGTCTCGATGGCACCCTGGACCTCCTCAGCGGTAACACCCTCTGAGTCTTCTTCGAGGTCAATCCCCAGGTCTTCTGGGGTCAGGAATGGGGCAGGCTTGAAGTTCATGAAACCACGGGGAGGCTTTGGGTTGTATTCCTACGCTTCGGACTCAGGCTCTTGTCGGCAGCGTAGCAGTAGGAGCACCCCATCGTACACGTTTCGTTGATCGTGAAGGGGTCCACCATGAGTACGCACCCACAACCCTCTGAGGGGGGCTTCTGAAGTCCCTGCATCGAAAAGTCCTCGGGAGGAGCACAGACCCCGGACCCGAGGTTCGGGTGCAGCTCAGGGTGACCCAAGAGGAACCGGTCTTCGTTGCAAAGAAGGACTCGAACCCCACGACGCTCCGCCCGTTCGGCAATCTGGACCAGCACGTTGATCCGCTCCTGGTCGGTCCTGGTCTCGGGCATCAGGTCGTTGTCTTGAAGGAACGAGAGGTAGACCCGCTGAAGACCGTGGTAGGCCGCCATCGCCAGGATGGTGTCGAACCTCTCTACCACGTCCGTGACCATCGGAACCGGAGAGAACCTCCAGAAGACGTTCTCCGGCTTGAAGACCGAGGCCGCCATCCCGAGGGTGTTGGCTCCCGCCCGAAGACTGGGCGCCCCCTTCTCTACTTCTTCCCAGCCGGTCACCGTGATGTGGACCTTGACCTTGTAGCCACGATCTTGGGGGTTCTCGAAGATGAGGTTGGTCGGGTCCTTCGTCCAGAATACCAGCCCGAGGGTATCATCCGGCCGAAGCGACCAGTGGGCTGGGACCCCGGTGGAGGGATCGAACCCGATCATCCGACCCTCTTTCAGGGCCTCTTTGAACCAGGCCCACTTGGCTACCGGCACATCTGTCCAGCGGGAAAGCGAATACGGAAATCCTGCTTCCTTGCCACTTCGGATCGCTCTAGGGGGTCGCACGATCATCTTTACACCGTCGGTCGGTTTCAAGTTGAAAAAATCGTGGCTGAGACGTTGTACCATCATGATGGCCTACATCGTTTGCCCCCGCTGCTCCGGAAAGGGTCTCCTCCCTCACTACAGCCACGTTCAAGGCGGAATCTGCTTCCGCTGCGTTGGAGCGGGCATCGTCCGGGCCGAGATCAGCCTACATGTAAACGAGGTTCAGGTCGGCTCCGAGCGCATCCCGGTCGGCCCCTACTTCAAGATGACCCGCAAGGAGCTGATCGAGGTGGCCTTCAACATCTTCGAGATGGGTGACAAGTGCAACGAGGGTTACGCTCTCGCCACCCTGGCCCTCGTCCTTGGCCTGGCCGACAAGACCCTCCGTGACCGTGGCTACCTAGCCTTCGACAAGCGGTGCTCGGTCGAAGAGGACCGGCTCACCCTTCGAGACCTCACCACTCAGGTCATTGCCCGGTGGGGTCGCTTCCGGAAGACCGAGTCGGTGTAGTCTCCCTCCATGCAAGTTCCCCGGTCCCTCAATCAACTCGCCCAGATAGCCAACAAGATCGCTCACGAGAAGGGCTGGTGGGAGAAGCCACGGTCCCGGTCTGCCATCACCCTTCTCATGCAATCCGAGGTTTCGGAAGTCATCGAGGAGCACCGGGAGCACCACGAACCAACCGAGATTTGGTACGAGAAGTCCTACTCAGAAGGGGGCATCAAGTACACAACCAAGGGTGAGAAGGGCGACAAGCCATGTGGAATCCCCATCGAGCTGGCTGACTTCGTGATCCGGGTGGCTGACTACGCCGAAGAGCAGAAGTACGACCTGGAGAGGTCTGTAGTCAAGCTCCCCATCATCTCCAATGCCGATGACATCGAGGAGTACCTGGCCCGTATGAACTGGGCCATCTCGATGGCCTGGAACGCTGACTCCCAGACCGCCCTGTCAGAGGAGTTCTTCCTGGCTCTATCGGTCAAGTACGCCTTCGACCTGGCTCAGGGTTTCGAGATTGACCTCTGGGCTGCCATCGACGAGAAGACCGAATACAACAAGACCCGACCGCATCGCCATGGAAACAAGAGAATCTGAGCCCCCCAAGCGGGATGACAAGGCGGAGTACGAAAAGCTCCGCCTCACGGCTCCCTTCATCCTCGGGGCCGATGAGTGTGGCTACGGATCCTGGGCAGGTCCCTTGGTCACCTGTGCCGTCGCTGTCCCGAGGGACTGGAGACCCCCGAAGGACCTGAACGACTCGAAGAAGCTCCGCCCTGACAAGCGTGAGTACCTGTTCGAGATGCTTCGGTCCAAGGTGACGTATGCCGTCGAGATGGCTCACTCGGACGAGATTGACCGGGACGGGGTCATCGCTGCCCTCCACAGGTGCTTCCGTACTTGCATCGAAAAGGTCTTGGAGGTCAAGCCAGAGGCCCTGGTGGTCCTCGACGGGGAGGTCAAGCTCCCAGGGGTCAAGCACCTCCACTTCCCCAAGGCCGATGGGATCGTTCCAGCCGTCATGGCTGCTAGCGTCATCGGCAAGGTCCTCCACGACCGCTACATGTGGACCCTGGCCGAGAAGTACCCTGGTTATGGGCTGCACAAGTCATCTGGGTATGGTACCCCGGATCACCATGCTGCAATCAAACGTCTTGGGCTCACACCTATCCACAGAAAAAGCTACATCCCCTCAGACAAGTCCGAAAGGTATGAAGAAGCGAGCGGCATCAGTATCGACACTGACTCCGACTGACGCTTCTTACTTGGCTGGGCTGTTCAAGTCCTGGTTGACATTGAAGCGCCAATCGGCATAGGTCAGTGAGGGGAGGGCCATCTACTCTCCCTCACGAGAAGCTGTCTTGATCGCCTCCAAGGAGAGGGTCCCAGTTGGACCCTCGATGATGTCCCCATCCAAGGGCCAGCCCTTCTGAATGGCAAGGCGAGCCACCTCACGCCCTCGGACGAAGGCGTCAGCAATGGCCTCTGAGACCCCCTTCGAGAGACCCGTAGCATCTCGAATCTTCTTGGAGATTCTCTCGACCTTGTGTTCCTTGGTTTCCTTCTGCTCGTACTTGAAGGATTCCTTGAATCTGGAGGCAACTCTCCTTGCCATCAGCACATCCTGGAAGTCCTGGAGTGGGTCTGAGGCAGACTTCCCCTTCAGGTACTCCGAGGGTGGTTTCTTGCAAGACTTCGAGCCTGGATTGACGTGCTTGCAGTAGATGCTCCAAGCCGTTGCCCAAGCCTGTTCCTCACTGTAGGAAGGGTTCTTGTCCTTTACTTCCTCGTAGTATTTGTCAACCGGAGTCGGCATGGAACTGCTCCTACTCAGTGAAGCCGAAGGGACTTCTTGATGTAGGCCAGTTCTTCCTTTCCGAGAGGCTTGCCGTCCTTGCGCTCGATCCAGAGGTGATAGGTGGTGTTGTTCCCCGAGCTGTAGTCTTCCTCAGCCTGGGAGATGATCCAGTCACGCTTCCCGTCCGGGCTGCTGGAGGACCACTCAAGCCAGGACTTGTCATCCACCGCCTTGAGGACCTCTTCCAGGGTGTCGTAGGGCTCCGAGCCCTCCTCTTCCCACCCACGATCCTCAGCGTCACCCTCTTCGGCCGACTCCGGGGAGACAACCTCATAGGTCATCTTGTAGGTGTAGCCCTTCCAAGCCTTCTTGGCCTTCTCATCAAGGCCCTCAAGGTCATCGTCATCCAGGACCACGATGTTCGTGGCTGCTTCCTTGGAATTCCCCTCACCAAGGTAATCTGGGTTGGCATAGAAGTGCTCTTGGGTCACCTTGCCACGGGTGAGGATCTGGGTCTTGTGCGCCACCTCGGTCCCACGGTCCTTGTAGTAGGCATCCATGGTCCGCTTCGTGTGGGCATATTCAGGGGAAGGCCAACCAGCGTTGGCGAGCGCCTGCTGGAACTCCTTGAAGGTCACTTCCTTCAACCCAGCAGTGCGGGTCGAGGCAGCGTAGCGGGACACTACGTTGGCGATGATCGAAAGGCTCATGAGCTGGGTCTCCTACCACTAGGTCTCTATCAAAAGATCCAGAGGTACTTCTACAACGACCCAGCTCAGAAAGTTTCAACCGTCAATCACGCCTCTGCTCGCTGCTCCCGAAGAGTGATAACCCCCTGCCCACCATTCACGGTGTCCTCAGTCACAAGGATCCGCTCGATAGTCTCGTTGCTGGGGGTGTCATAGGCAAAGGTCTTCAGGGTCTTCTCGACGATGCTCCGAAGTGCCCGTGCCCCAGTTGGGCGCTTCTTGGCTTCCCGAGCGATGGCCCTCAGAGCATCCTCCGTGAAGTCCAGGCAGACACCGTCCATCTGGAACAGGCTCTTCACCTGCTTGATGATGCTGTTCCGGGGCTCGGTGAGAACCCGAATCATCTCATCCTCGGAAAGCTCGATGGTCGTGGTGATGACCGGGAGACGGCCCATCATCTCGGGAATGATGCCGAACTCCATGATGTCGTCTTCGTTGGCAGCCAGGTAGGAGGCCGACAGGTCGAGCTTCTTCTTCTCTGTGTTGGCCCCAAACCCGAGACGAGCCGACCCCTTGTTCACCCTCTGGGCCACGATGGGTTCGATCCCAGCAAAGGAACCAGCACAGATGAACAGGATGTTGGTAGTGTCGATGGTGTCATATGCCATCATCATCCCAGCTTTTCCGCCACCACGGGGGACGTTGACCCTCGAACCTTCGAGGAGCTTGAGGAGGGACTGCTGGACCCCCTCTCCCGACACGTCTCGGTACCCAGCCCTGTCCCGGCCAGAACCTCGGGCGATCTTGTCCACCTCATCGAGGAAGATGATCCCCCACTGTGCCCGCTCGATGTCGCCCCCAGCATCCAGGACGAGCCCCTGAAGAAGGGTCTCCACGTCATCCCCGACGTAGCCAGCCTGGGTCAGCCGGGTGGCGTCACCAACATGGAAGGGGACCTGAAGCATCCGAGCGATGGTCCTGGCAATGTGAGTCTTGCCCGTATTATGGGTCACAGTGAAGTCGTCAAGCAGGTAACGGTGGTCCCCATCGAGGACAAACCCGAAGTATTCCTCCGGGGGTAGGTCACGGGTTTTGAACCCTGTCCGAAGCACATTCTTGATGGCTTTCCGAGCAAGGGCCTTCTTCCTCTCAACCTTGGTTGGAATCTCAGCCACGTCACCAGAAATGAACATCCGGTAGTAGATGCCCTCCACCCCAGTCTGGCACCCCTTCACACATGGCTGAGGATAGCAAGCAAAACCAAGGCTTCTAGCGATGAAGGCCAGGTCATCAACAAGCTCTTTGGACTTGTTGATGAAGTCGAAACCACACCCGTCCTCATCAAGGGATCCATCAGTGTCCAGGAGCCCCGCAAGGATTGCCAGTCGATCTGCTCTGGAGGATACCTTGTAGCAGTGAGGGATGAACTTGGACTCACCCGTCACTTCCAGAAGATCCAGACCCGCCAACCTCTGTGCAATAGGATTGCGAGAAGCCTCGTCTTGGAGACCACCTGGACCCTCTACCTTACACAGGGCATAGGAGGGGCACTTCTCCTCATTGTAGTCGTAGATAGAGACGACCAAACCGAAGTTGGCCGCCTGCCTACGAGTTTCCTCAAGGATTTCTGGGTCTTCGGTGGTGACTCGGGGAGTCACACCGAGTGACCCATCACCAAGCAAGACGCCCAGAAAGTATGGGTCCAGTGGTAGCTCCTCCTGTGCTTTGAACTCGACAGGTACACGAAACAGCTTGTGAACTGACTTCTGAGTCCTTGACCAACCAAGCCAATCACGAAGGGGTACATCCTTGACCTCGTTTACAGGACGGTACCCAGAACCACCGTTGTAGCAAGTACGAACCAGCGTCAGAATGTGCCCCCGGTTGACCACCCAGGGCTCACCCTTGAGGGGCACAATCTCAACCATTTCCTCCACCCCCCTATGAAGTTCCAGCACATTTCGAGGAGTGGAGTCAGGCCCCATGAGTTGGTCCCCAACTTGGACGTTCTCCACCGCTTTCAGGGTACCATCATACATCAAGACAAGCTGACCCTTACGATGGCAACCCGATGGCCCAAGGAGCAAGATGTTGCTCTTCTCGATCTCGACCAGATCGATGCCATCCTCAGGCTTGGCGTCCCGGAGCTTCCGACGCTTGAAGTGGTTGTACACTGCGATTGCAATGTCCACCTTGGCCTGGTCTTGCCCGATCACGTACTGGTCTAGGTAGTCCCGGATCTCCCTCGGCTTGCGAAGGGGATCCTCTTTCTTCTGCTCGAAGCCACCCCTCTTTGCCCCAGCCTTGATTTCGTTGGCTGCCGTCTCCACACAACGGTTGCAAATGAAGGGGCCAGCCTCAGAGTCGGCAGCAATGATGTTCTTGACCTCGTTCCGAGGACGGCCACAGAACGAGCACTTGATCGGGCTAGGCATGACCGATCATACACCGGAACGTCGAGAAACTAGAGGTCGATTCGACACTACTTGCCGAGAAGCCGCTTCAGGTGGTCTGGCAGCTCCACCGGCTCAGTCTCGGGAACCTTTCCAGTGGTCATGTAATCCTCGAACTTGTCGAGGACCGCCTGGTCCCCTTGCCCGGTGATCCCGAAGTTGGTCAGGGCGAACAACTCAGCGAAGCTCTCCCCCTCGGTTCGGCTGTACCTGCTGGTCCACCACTCGGGTCGGTCGAAGTCTATGCCCGGCTTCCGCTTGTAGTCGTACCGGTGACCCAGCTCATGTACGATGATGTAGTCGAAGGCTCCGTAGGAACCACGGGTCCGCTTGAGGACAGCGGGGGTTGCCCTGACATAGAGGGTGTCCTCGCTCGACTTGTATTTCCCGCCCGAGGTGCCTCGGAAGTCGGAGGGTCCCGCCAGGGCAACCTTGAGTCCCCCGGCCAGGGCCTTCTTCCTCCAGCCCTTCAGCTCAGCGAAGACCTGTTCGAGGCTCTTGATGTAGGTGGTGAGCTGGTCTTCGGAGAACCCCGAGATGTTCAGGTAGGTGTTGGCCCCAACCTTCATCTCCTTGGGCACGACCTTCCCGCCCTCCTCGGAGAAGAGCTTGACTAGGGTACCCAACTCTTTCTGGATGTCCGACCAGGCTGCTTCGATGGTAGGGCGAAGCCGCTCCGGATCCTGCTGCTGACCGAGGCCGAACTTCAGGAACCAGTGGAGCTTGTTCACCTGGTCCTTGAGCACCTTCCCGCCCTTGGGGGTCTTGGTCCCAAGGAAGTGGAAGTTGGCCTCCAGCCACTCAGCTACATCCTTGCCCTTCTTGGCCTCCAGGGTGCTCCCTAGAAGGTCGCCCATCATTCTCTGAAGCTGGTCAGCCAGACCAGCTACGAAGCGTCTGGCAACCCGTGTAGCCATCCCAGGGGGTGGGTACCCTAGGATGTAGCGCTCAAGGACGGTGAGGGTGATCGGGTCCATCAGAGAGGGAGCTTCCTCATCATCATGCGGAGCTGGTAGGACTCTTTCTGGGCCTTGATCACCACGTCCATGGCCTTCATCACCTGCTGGTAGTAAGGCTTCAGGGTGGCAGGGATCTCGTGCATGGCATCCATGCCCAGCTTGAAGTTCACGAGGGCCTGGTATGCTTTGGTGAGGGCCTCATCCGCCTCAGCAGGCTTGCCAACCATCTGGTTGAAGTTCACACCGGCAGTCGTAGTACGGTCGTAGTCGTGGGGCATCTCAAACCTCTGCGTAGACGATGCAATCAGAACTCCAGACAAGACCCTCACACAGGACCTCGCCGCTCTTGGTGACGACACAGACTCCACCCTCCCCAAAGTCGTTCGGACCTTCCTGTCCGTAGCGATTGGAGACGATGAGGGTCGCCTTGTTGTCCTCAACGAAGTCCATCCAGGAGACCGCTGGGAAACCCCCGTCACCCCAGTTGGTCGAGAGGCAAACCACATCGGCATCCCCAGGGGAGTAGAAGTTCTTCCAGTTCTCGTCCTTCTTGTCCCGGATGTCCCGACAGATGAGCATCCCCACCCGGAGACCCCCAAGACCCTCAGCCGTGATGACTGGAGGATTGGTCTGCCCAGGGGTCGCCCAGATGTAGTCGTTGCCCCAGCGGTTCACCTTGTCATAGAACTCGAAGTACCCGCTTGGTTCGAGGTATACCTGGCTGTTGAACACCTTGCCGGTCCCATAGTCCTTGCGGACCATGCCCCAAACCAAGTGGATGTCGTACTTGCTGGCTAGTGCCCACATGACGTTCATGGTGGAGGTAGGTCCACCCGAACCGGGCTTGAACTCCGTGATGACCTCAGCGTCAGCTTCCGCTTCCGCCTTGCTCATGTACGTGTAGCCTGTGGTCGCCAGCTCTGGGAGTACGATGAGTTTGGCCCCCGCCTCAGCCGCCTGAATGACCAGGGTGGCTAGGCGACGTAGATTCTCCGCCTTCTGGCGAAAAACTGGGGCAAACTGAATGGTTGCAACTTGCATTGAGTTGGCCTCAGCGGAAGGTAGACTTGGCCTTGGCGGTCAGCCTGGACTTGAGCTTCTCCCACATCGAGTTGGGGACTTCCTTCATCCGTCCCTTCATGGCGATCTGCCGCTGGATGTTGCCCATACGAGCTGGGCTCAGCTTGCTCAGGCGACCAGCTTCCCAATCACTCAGGATGGAGGTGCAGAAGTCAAGCTCGAAGGTAGGGGACTTCGAGTTGGGGTTCGGGGTCGCCGTGTAGAGCTTGAACGCACGTTCCACATCGAAGTCGAGCTGGTCACTCATCAGCTCGAAGACCCTCTGGTTGTTGGTGCTCTTCACCAAGAGGGCAACGTCCTCAACCTCTTTCTGGACGATCTCCAGGGCCTTGGGGTCCCTGGCCCGGATGAGCTTCCCGAAGTCGAGGATGGAATCGTCACCCATCACATCCGGGTCGATGACCCCATCATCTCCTGCTCGGAGAATGGAGACCTTCACCCCAACCCGGTCCTTGATGGCACCCTCCAAGGCATAGGTCCCCTGGATGGCATCCACGATAACGTCAACGGCACCCTTGCCCTTGTTCACCGACTGAACGAACTCGATGATCTTGTAGGCGTTCCGTTGAACGACATTGTCCGAGCTGGCAAGATCCGGGGAGAAGCTGAAGTTGAGGATCTTCGCCACCACCGAGGCTTCGGACTGGATCTTCTCAATGAAGTCAGGGTCCTCAACTGCCGCCCTGACCTTCTCCAGTTGGGCATCGAAGGTCTTTCGGAGAGCATCAATCCCCTGAGTGATCATGAAGCTCAGGTGCTCATGGGGCTTGGTGATGGCAATCTCGTTCCGATAGTCGGAGAGGAGTTCTGCCTTCCCGGTATCGCACTTCTTTGCCACGATATCGACCAGCTTGTTCTTGGCAAGACTGACCGAACCCCAGGCTCGGGAAAGGGTGTCCGAGGGGAGCCCACAGTCGAAGAGCCTGCTGATCGCAGAGAGAAGGATTTCCAGGTTGGCAGCCTTCTTCTCGGGGCTACGCTGGTTCATGATGGTGGTGGTGAGCACCCCGATGCCGAACCCAACGAACTTCTGCTTGGCCCGTGTCTTCTCCATGAAGGAGAGAACCGGCTTGATGAGAGTCATGGCACTTCGGGCAGCCGCTATCGAGGCGTCCTTCACCTCAAGGTGATTTGCCACCAGGATGACGCTGTTGAGCGACTCCTGGTACTCCTTGATGTCGAAGTCGGTGGCCCCTCCTGAGACCACCGCAATCCGCCTACGGATCTGGTGCTCGATCTCGAAGACCTTGGTAGCAGCTTCCACCTGCTCGTCCGTGGCCTCACCCTTCTCCTTCTTCCGAAGGATGTTGAGCTGAGCGACCAAGAGCTTCCGGAGGGCTTCCGGAGATTCGTACCCACCGATCTCAAGGTAGTTGTGGACGCATTCGCACCCGACAACGAGCCGGGACCCGTTCATCCGGTTCTTGAGCGGGAAGCAGAACTTGATGGGGGTCTTGCCACAGAGCTGGCAGGACTCACGGGAGATGTATGGGAGCCCATCTCGCCCCCATTCCTTGATGGCTTCGTCGATGTCCTGGGAGGAGGACTCTTCGAGCAACTTTGCCCTGATCTTGGGCCAGTAGGGTCCGCTCCTGGGGTTTTTCTCCCGACGAATAGCTTCGTCGATGTCAGCCAGACCCTCCTCCAGTTCATCAGCCTCATCCATAGCGGGGCTGATGAGGATGTCGTCTCCAAGAGAGGCGGTCAGAACACGGGCTCTCTTACCGGAAGCAGCTAGCAGTAGGAACATGAGAAGGTCTCCCTTGGCACCGTCGTCAGATGGGTCACCAAGGCAAGGCTGATAGAAACCTTCTCAGTCGAACTGACGCTCCCAGTAAGGGTCCCCAGGACCCCGGTAAACCTTCGGCTCCCTCGGGGCAGCAAGGAGTAGGGTAAACGGGACCTTTCCGTTTCTCGACTTCAAGCGCACCAGGCAGTCTGGGCTGATGGTGCCCCGGCCTTCCGAAAACAGGACCTCAAGAAGGGCTGTGGGGTCGGCACCCACTCTAAACCTCTGGAACTCGGTAGAGCCAACTTTGGTTCGGTCAAGTGACTCGATCCGAGAGAACGAGTATCCCGAACTGGCTGCTGCCCGAACGACTGCCTCGACCACACGGAGGCTTGTGTTCCCCAAGGTTTCAACTGCGAAGTGCTTCATGTGCGCCTATACCTACAGTGAGTAAGAGTAGTGTCGGCGGGGTTGATTGAGGTCTCCACCACCTTGAACCCTGGCATCCCACAAACGAAAGTGGGGAGCCGGATGACGTTTGGCTGACTCAACTCAACTACCGAATCCAGGACCAAGGTGAGGTCTACCTCATCAACCAACGGAAATGCCTGCTCATACACCTCCGCCCCACCTACGACCCAGACATCCCTCCCAGACCAGTCAACCTTCTCCCAAGTGCCATTGGCCCAATCCAGGTCACGAGCCTTCTTCAGCCCTTCTTCCAAGGAGGGTGCTGTCACCACGTCTGGCTGGTGGGTCCGACTGAGAACCAGGGTCCGCCTCCCCGGAAGGAACCTACGTCCAATCGAATCCCAAGTCTTTCGACCCATGATGATCGTTGACCCCATCGTGACCTTCTTGAAGCGCTTCAGGTCCTCGGGCTTCTTCCATGGCATCTGACCATTTACTGCGATGACACCCTGAGGGTTGATCGCAACGATGATACGAGGGGGATCAGTCTTCATTCAGAATCCTCTCGAACCTACTTGGGTGCGGCCCACTCGGGGGAAGGTACCTTGAGTCCAGCTCCCAGTCCTCAAGAGAGTCTCCCTCATCATAGGGGCTATCTACTTGAATCTGGTAGACCTTACCCCTGAAGCCTCGGAGCTTTTCCTCTTTGGTGTGGGCGAAGAATCGAATTTCTCCGCCAGACTTGAACCGCATGAAGTCCTGACCCTCCTGTTGGAGGAGGGCATTGGCTACCGCCTTGCGAGCCTCACCCTTGATCCAAAGGGCTCGGCTCGTGTGGTGAGCGGTCACAATCACCCGCTCACCACGATTGGCGGCCGAGATGGCTTCATGCAGCATCCTGGCTTGTTTCATGTGCCTCAGACGGCCACCTTGAAGTTGATGGCCGGGTGGGGTTCGTAGCCTTCCAGAGTGAAGTGGCTCATGATCTCCTCCGTCGTGACCTTGGGGTCCATCAGGGCTTCGATGTCCGTCAGGTCCTTGATGGCCGGATCGATAATGAGCTTTGGGAGCGCCTTGGGCTCCCTCTGAAGCTGTTGACGAAGGCCAGGAACGTGGTCGAACTCAGCCTTGGTCCCGTCTGGCTTGGCCGTGTAGATGTGAGCGTCGATGAGGGTGTGACCGAACGTCCCCACCTCGATCCCGCTCATCTGGGCAAAGAGCTGGAGCAAGAAGGCGTACCCAGCCAGGTTGTAGGGAACCCCGAGGGCGATGTCACAGCTTCTCTGGGTCAAGTGAAGGCAGAGCTTCTTGACTGGATCCTTGGGCTTGTCCCCACGCTCCTTCCGGTACCGCTCCTCGTTGTGAGCCATGGGCTTCCGGACCACCAGGGCATCAATGCTCTCCCCGTCAGGCATCCCCTCTGGCTGGGGGCCGAACTTCGCCAGGGCCTTCTCGTAGGCTTCGTTCTGAGACTTGGCCCAAACGACTCCGAGGTGCTCCGTCCCACAGTGGGAGCTAGCCACAGCCTCCCAGGGGTCCTCCCCATAGCCCGGCTCATCCATCTGGACGTTGAAGACGTACAGGCAGTGGCAGGGGGGCAGCTTCGAGGTCTGAGCGTTCCCTGGTGCCCAGGCAGAGACCACCATGCGTCGGCTCATCGGGTTCCGACGCATCTCTTCGAGGACCCACCGGATCTGGTCGTTGTAGCAACCCACCGGGACCTCCCTTGGGCCAGCCGGGTCGAAGTCCTGCTCGACCATATCCGAGCCGTGAACCGGGAAGTGCCTCCAGAAGTTCCCGTAGGCGCTCGGGACCTTGCCGTTCTCATCCGCCCAAGGGTCCCAGAACTTGCAGCCATGACGCTTGAGAATCGAAATATCGGTCTGCCCGGAAAGGAACCACAGGTTCTCGATGACGATGTTCTTCCACGAAATCGACTTGGTTGTGAGCAGGGGGAACCCCTGACTCATGTCGTGGGAGTAGTTGAAGTTGAAGCAACTGAGGGTGTCAACGCCTGTCCGGTTCTCCTTCCTGGTACCCAGGGCAAGGACGTGACGAACGAGGTCGAGGTACTGTTTCATAGGGGATCCTCTCGGTTGAAGCGGGTGGGGATTTTGGATCGGTCGATGGGCTTGGCCTTTGGGACGGCAATGACTTGACTCGGACCCCCATATCGGAACCCGAACTCCTCGTCCTGTACCGGCCAGGTCGCCTTGGCGATGTGTGCTGAGTACACCCCTTCGGTGAACCCACTAAGGTCGAGGATCAGCCGGGCATGGTGGGTCACAAGTTGGGAGTTGACTCCCCGATCCAAAGGACCACTCCTCGGGCTCTGGAAGACCATCACCAGGGCACAGTTCTCCAACCGCAACCCCTGAATAGCCGACCCGAGAAACCTAGACCTAGCCGCAATCTGTGGAGCCTGCCCTGGAGTTGGAGGCAACCCTAGAACGCTGACGGCATCCGCTATGATGAGGTCATACAGGTGAACTGAAGCTCGGATGGCATTGAATAGCCCCACCAGGTCACTTGGTTGTTGATAATCAAAAGGAGAAGTGTATGAACCTGGAACAACATCGACTGGACCATCAACCCCTACCTCACGGATGAGACTTGAATGTCGGCCTGGCGGGTTCCCCTCAGCATCACAGAAGAGCACCCGTTGGTGCCCTATGGTTGCTGCATAGTGGGCCAGATGCCGGACCAGAGTTGACTTCCCGGTTCCAACCCCGCCACAAATAAGGGTCAAGGCCCCCCGAGGGAACCCTGGACACTCGGTACCCAGGGCAACATCAAGCTCGGCAATGCCTGTTCTGATGTGGGGGAGTGGCATCAGGCAACCTTTGCCAGGACTTGGTCCCAGGAGAAGACCCGAAGATGGTCAAGCCCGAGAGTCCTGGTGTTGGGGGTGTGCCAGAGCATCGAGCAACCCTCTGGGTTCTCAGCCGCCCAAGAAGTGACGTGTTCTGGCTTGTCATCCAGGAAGAAGGCCCCCCGAACGAGGTACTTGGCCGAGGTGTGGACAACCTGGTTCTTGGCGAAGCCGAAGTGCCGCTTGAGACTGTTGCTCCGTTCGTAGACCCACAGAGGTCCGTGATACGGGCTCGTGACCGCAATCACCTCAGCGTGCCTTCGGACCCTTTCAAGTGCCGCTACAGCCTCGGGAAAGGGTTGAAGCGAGTCACAGAAACCAGGTGCATCCATCCGGTCAAAGACCCTAGCCTTCTCGACCTCTGTGAGAACGGAGAAGAGGTCCCAGACCTCGAAGTCTTCGGGTCGGTACTGACGCCCCGTCACCTCCGCCATGATGTCCAAAACAGGACCTTGGAGGTCGAACAGAACTTCGTCAGCATCCACAAGAAAACGGGGCTTTACCATGCCCCTCACCCTACACCGAAGCGGACCCTCGAACGCTCCAAAGCCTCCCTCAGCTCAGGCGGGTCCTCATCCTCGTCATCCCCCAGAACGTCATCACGAAGGACCTTCGAGAACCGGTCCTGCTCGGTCTTCCATCCGTGGAATCGGTGGTCGAGGGCTGCTCGAACCTGCTCCTGTTCCGCTGGGGTCCTGGCCCGTGCGTACATGAGCCGGAACCCCTCGGCCTCTTCAGCCGTCAGAAGGCCCACCCGTTGGTAGAGCTGAAGGGAAAGCGTGAGGACTTGCTTGTGCTTCCGGAGCCCCATACGGGGATCTACACCGTTTTCTTGGTGTACCCGTGCAAGTACCCCTTCACTTTCAGCTCAGGCTGGGTCAGGTACCTGATGTGCCCTTCTTCAACTAGCTGATCTAGGGCGTTTTCTGCTTCTTTGAGGGAACACTGAAGGTGGACTGCTACTGGACCAACCAAGACGTAGCTTGGCTCCCGGAAGAAAGTCTCAAGAAGGTTGGACTTCTGCTCTTCCCAGGAGGGCTTCTTCTTGTTGAACCAGTGCTCCATGGTCGCTCTCCTCGATCAAAGGGTCATAGCCTAGGGCTACAAGCTCTGGAGGGATTCTTCCTGAGAGGGCTGCCTGAACCGCTGGGTCTGGCGGTACCTGGTCCAAGGCATCGAGTTGGTTCACCTCAAGGACTTCAACCCCCTCTAAGAGGAGAGACTGTTTGAACTCATCAAGATCGTTGACTGTTGCGTTGAAAACGTCAACACCTTCACCCAGGGCTAGCATGTAGGTGGGTAGAACCACCTCCCCTTGGGACCGAACCTTGAAGGAGTAGAAGGGCATCAGTAGTCCATGGCTTTGAGTTGGTTCACCATGCACCCCCACCTTGGTCCAGTACACCAAGGATCCCCAGGGACTTGAACATCGCCCTTACTGGCTCTCCGATTCGAGCAAGTTGGTTCAATGGTACACTGACCTCATCCGACCACTCTACGTCTGTAGTTCCGTCTGGATTCTGAAACACCTGAGCAAATACTACCCCCATCGGGCCACCCCAGTTGAAGGTTTCGATTTTCCCGTAGGACCCATAGGTAGGGTAGTTGTAGCGAGGAGTGGACTGCGTACCCGTGGTTGTCACAAGGTTACCATAGAAAAACCCGTGCCTAGACTCGGGAGCGCTTGTCGAAAAGAGGGTCACCTCATGGATAGCTGTCTCACCTGAGGCGTTCACGATGATGAGCTGACCGGGGCTGCCTAGAGTCCCAAGGGTCGGAAAGGAGTCTGGGTTCCCGTGAATATCGGTTCCAGTCCAGGTCAGTCCAGTCACCTCCACCGTCCCTAGTTCGGAAGTGAGGTACATGTTCCCTGCCGTTAGGCCGGTCCCAGTAATTATGACAGTACCGTTTGGAACGATAGTGTTGTCCCCAGCGTTCGCCCGAATGGAGGTGATGGTGATCGCCATGTTACCCTAGCCCCTGTATCAAAGGCTTAGAGCACCTCAACGCTCACCCCTGAGTCGAAGACCCCACCAACCGGAAGAACCTCGATTCTACCCCAGTCCACCCAGAGGGTGGCCTCAACCATGGACTCCAACGTCCATCGGTCGTGCATCTCTCGGCTGTGAACCCCAGACTGGCCTTCTGGAAGCTCCAGGAAGCCCACAGGGCCTCGGAAGAAGAGAGCAAAGCTGCTCGGACCCTGAACGGGGAGAGCCCGGCACCCGAGGCGTTGGAGGGCCAGAGCAAGGCTTGACTCTGCAACCCAGAAACCCCTCTTGCGATTCTCCACGACCATGTCCAAGGTCATATACGGAACCACAGCATCCCCAAGACGGCTTCGGCCCCTGGTGAGAAGCTGCCCCGCCATGTCCCGAACCCACCCCGTTGCTACTGAGGCTAGGGTCGAGGCCAGGACATCGTGCTTGAGGTTGGAGGTCAGCGCATCCTGAACCGGGCGACGAACAGAGCTTCGAGCTTCGAGCTTGATGGGGTCCAGCCCCTCTCCCGAAGGAGGCTTGCCAGGAGCGAAGAAGACCAGAAAGTCCCCTGCAATACCCGTGGCACCCTGGAGGAGCTGGGGAAGGGCTTCTTGGACTTGAGCTGCAAGGTTTCGCCGCCCACCCCTGGAAAGAGACAAGACTCGACGGTCACCCTCCTCTCGAAGAAGCTCCGTTTGGTTGACACGAGAGAGCATTCTCTCTCGGACCTCCCTCTCCCGAGTTGTCTCGAACTGCCAGTGGACGATGAACCCCTCGATCTCGGGGCGGATCTTGACCCCAGGCTGGACCATGTTCCCGCTTTCCCTAGGTACCGGGGCGGGCATGTAGAAGTCCTCTTCAGTCAACCGGGCAATGGCTCGACCGGTCTCGGATGAAACCAGGAGAATCCCATCCCCGATTTGCTCGTACTCATCTGCCAGGTAGGAGGCAACCTCACCGATCCCCTCGTCCAAGGGGAAGTGATCCTTGAGGCGTTCGGTCAAGAGCTTCCGGTTGACCTGTCCCTTGCGCCCCATCGACTTGTCTTCTCTGGAGGCATCGAAGACAGCCCGGACCTCGGGGGACTGCTGGACGACAACCCGAGCCAAACGGAGGAGGGCCACTTCCGGATTGGCCCTGGAAAGGACCTCGACCTCGACCTTTCGGCTGAGGGCCTGGGCTTGATTCTCGGGTCGTACCAGTTCTGAAGGCATCTCAAGACCTTTTTGGGGTGTGCCGAAGGATTCGGCTACAAGCAAGACACCAAACTACCTGGTCCCCCTTCCGAACCAGGCCACGGTTCTTGGTCTCGGTGTCCTGAGCACAAGTACCAACCTTCTTGGACTCAGCAGGGTGGTCGCAATCCTGCTGGGATTGCTCGACCAACTCGGAAAGCCTCGCAACTTGCTCAGCGTTCCCAGCAGAACGAGCAATCTCCAGGTCTCGAATGATCTGCCAGTTTCGTGATCCCATGGGTTCCTCTCTGGGGACACCTGAGAAGAACCTTAGCCACCCTCTCCCGCCATCACCCGGAAGGACTCCGAACGGTTCTTGGAGGCCAGGCGAGCACGGATCCCGTCATCCACCTCGGGGTCGTACCCAACCCAGTCGATGATTTCCTTGATCTCATCACCCATGGTCTTGATGATCCGGGGCTTTCGGGTCAACTCTTCACCCAGAATTGTCTCATCCAAGGCAGGCTTCTTGGCGTTGAAGCTACGTGTCATGGCCGAAGCGATGGCTTGCTCGATCTCACGGCCGACCAAGAGCTTGGCCTTCTCTGCAAGCTCAGCCAAGCTGAAGTTCGACACATCCTGACTCACAGCCTTGGCCTGGATCTTGATGATGTCGATGCGAGCCTCCTCATCCGGAATGTCGAAGAAAAAGCGTTCCGGCATCCGGTTGACCATCTCAGCCGGAAGGGTCTTCAGGGAGTTGGCCGTCATGACCAGGCAGACGGGAGACTTGGACTCCTGTGCCCACGTCGAGAGAATCCCGAGGAGACGGGAGGTGGTACCCGCATCAGACTGGGCAGAGGACTGCCCACCGGAGAGGCTCTTCTCAGCCTCATCGATCCACATGATGCAAGGGGAGACCGACTCAACGATCCGGAGTGCCCGGTAGAGGTTGGCTTCGGAATCACCCACGCCAGAGGAACGGAGCTTGCCCATCTCGAACTGGACGAGGGGGAGCTTCCACTCAGCCGCCAGAGCCTTGGCCGAAAGGGACTTGCCGCACCCGTAGACCCCGACCAGGAGCACACCCTTGGGAGGCTTGAGGCCGAAGCGCTGGCCCTCTTCAGACCAGCAAGAGGTAGTCTCAGTGACCCACTCCTTGAAACGGTCGGCCCCACCCACAGACTCGAAGGTGGTTCCCTCAGTCTCGATGATCTGGACCAGGTCCGTCTTTCGGATCTGGTTGCGCTTGTACTCCGCCACGAAGGTGGGGTCCACACGCTTGGGGTTGACCGCATCCTTCTTGGTCTTGACCACCGACTGAGTGATGACTTGCTCGATTTCGTAGCTGGTCATCCCACGGAACAGGGTCTCCGGATTGTTGGGTACCTTGGTCTGGAGTTGCTTGCAGAAGCCCTCGACCAGTTCGGTAGTCTCTTGCTTGCTGAGACCAGAGCACTGTACCACCTCGAAGTATCGGGCGAGCTTCTCCGGAATCACCCGACGGGGACCCACGAAGATCATGCACTTGACGATCCGGAGGTCCTGGTGAAGCTGGTGGATGATGTTGAGCACCCGACGAATGACGTGTTCATCCTTGAACCAGCGTTCAGGATCCGTGAACAGGTAGAAGTGCTCCTTGTCCTTGGGGTCGTCTTGGTAGACCCGGATGAGGGCTTCGTTGATCTGGGCAGCCGAGGTCTCCACAGCATGGGCTCGACTCGACCAGTCCTTGATGAGGTCGGTGACTCGCTTCAGGCCCAGAGCTGCGTTGAACACCCAGATCCGGTCCTCATGCTTCTTCATCTGCTCGTGAAAATCCACGATGAAGCGGTCCTCTTCGTCCGTCACCACGTACACGAGACGAGTGAGGGAGCGCAAGTGGTGGATCATCTCAGGGGTCAACATGATTCAAGGGCTCCGTGTTTTAGCGTCTGGTGGATCATACACCGAAGGTGACTCACTCCCCACCCCAATAAAGCCGAAAGCCCGTCTTTCTTCGCAGAAGAAAGACGGGCTCCCAGGAGAGGCTAGCGGCGTAGATCAGGCCATTCGGCAGTGAAGAACGACGCACTCCTCACCGTTGATGACCCTGGTGGTCCGAGACTGGATCTCGATTCCCTGGATCATGGCTTCGTGTCGGTGGAGTGCCTCAGTGTAGTGCTGACGGAGAACACCGATCTCGGCTGCACTGACACGGACATGATCCGTGTCGCCGCTGGTCACTCGACCCGAGCGGGTGTCGATGACCGTGTCACGGTAGTTGCCGGAGGTCAGAAAGAGTTGATCCCCCTGCTCCCGGAACTCGACCTTGGCGGCCTGGAGTGCCTGCTTGGCGATCTCCTTGTTGGTGATCTGAGTGTTGATGGTGTGTCGATGGGACATGGGTTCCTCTCTCTCGTTCTGTAGTCCTACACCGGTCAGCCGTTGACCGTCTCGTGAACGGGCTGGCAGTCATCCCCGGTGCGTTCATCCGATTCGACGGTGCCCATCCGAGACACGATCTTCTCGATCTCGGAGCAGTTTCCGTCATGCTGGGTCACCTCGGTGACGAGCTTTCCGTTCGGGTAGATGATGGCATCGTATTCGAGACTCATGAGTGGTTCTCCGTTGCGCTCAGGGTTGCTTCCTACTTTACACCGGACCCACCGCCAAATCGAACGGTGGCCCCTCTTTTAACGATTACCTCGTTTGGCCCCACTGGTTCCGGGGCTGCCCATGGGTCTCTCTTCACTGGTTCTACCGCAGGCTTTGAGGGTGCCCCTGGAAGGTACGCCCCCTCGTGACCCACGGTATTCATTAGAAGAACCTCACGAGGCAGGTTCGACCCCACTTTACCGGTTGAGGCCGGTTGAACCTTGGGTACCTCGACTTCGACGGGAGGCCCAGAAGCAGGGGCTTCCTGGATGACGGGCTCTTCTGGTGGGGGCGGAATGAAGCCAGCGGGGACCACGATGCTGGTCTTCTCGGGCTTCAGATCCCGAGGGTCAAGCCAGGCTGAGCCCCCACCAGGGTCCTGGTTGGCAGCAAGATCGATGGTGCTGAACCCCTGCCCGGAGATTTCCTGGAACCGGGGGTCGGTCGGGTCCATCCTGGGTACCTGGGTGAAAAGCCTCTCCACCCAGGTCTGGGTCCGTTGGTCGAACTTGCTGGAGCCATAGGTACTTCGAGTACACTCTGGCTGCAAGCACCGAACGCAGAAGGCTAGGCGGAAGTCCTCCAGGGGTACCCCCTGGTTGTTGCACTCCCGAAGGCAGTCTCTCCGATTCGTAGGGTTCACAGGTTCTTACTCCTCATGAGAACCTTGAAAGTATCCGGATTTATTCGGATTCCTTGCGACGGGTCGATCAGGATCTCATTGTTGCTCTGGTCGTAGAGTTGAAGGAGCCGACCCTCTGGGTCATGGCTCTCGATGCACACAGATGCAACCTGCCTCACGGTATCTGAGGTGAGTAGGTTCAGGCCGTAGGAGAAAACATCAACCCTCTTCCCATTGCCGTTCGTCTTGGGTGGGACCTGTGAGGGTCGGGCTGGCTGGGCCTGTACTGGGGCTGAGGGAGCCACTGATGTCGGAGCTGGGGGGGCCTTCGGAGTCGCTTCCTTGGGGGTCTCTGGGGCCTGAGTTGGAACCTGGACCGGGGGGGCCACCGGGTCCGAGGGTAGTTGAGGGGCGGGCTTCTCACCAGACCGCATGTAGTCCGGCGTGATATGGCCCTCCAACCACTTGGGGATTGGCTGATACCACCGGTCCCCTACTTGGATGTCGTTCTTCCCTGGCTTCTTCCCCTTCTCAGGGATGTAGCCCTTCATGATCTTGTGGTAGTCGTACTTCGGGTCCCAGTGTAGGTCGAGAAGGGGCTCCACCTCCAGTTGGACATCCCACTTCGGAACCGCCATTCGACCAGGGGCGGTCATCAGGTGCTCGATGACTGGCATGACCTCCATGAGGGCTTCGTGCTTCACCTCGAAGACGATTTCGTCATGGACCGTGAGCATGAACCGAGCGGTAGCGTTCTGGACCCAACCCCGACGCCAGAACTCCTTGTACAGGAGAACCATGGCGATCTTCATGATATCGGCGCCTGAGCCCTGGATCGGGTAGTTCAGGGAGTAGCGCTCACAGGCAGCCGCAATAGCCTTGTCCGGGCTGTTTGCATCGGGTACCGCCATCCAGCGACCGAAGGCTGTGAAGACCCCGCAATCCTTCTTGACCTTCTGCTTCTGGGCCTTGACCCACTCGGCAAACTGGGGGAGGGACTTGTCGAAGTTGGCCTTACGGCGGGCAGCTTCTTGCTGGGTACACTTGGTAGCCCGCATGATTGCCATGGTTCCACCCCCGTACACGAGGGAGAAGTTGGCGCTCTTGCCCATCTGCCGTTGCTGCTTGGTGATCTCCGGCCCGAAGAAAGCCTTGGCCGTGATGGTGTGGAGGTCTCCGGTACCCTCGTTGAACTCCTTGATCCAGACGGGTTCCTTCGAGAGGTTGGTGACAATGCGAAGCTCTTCACCAGCAAAGTCCACCTTGACCATCGTGTAGCCATCTCGGGCTACGAAGGCCCGACGAAGGGCCGTTGCTACCTTGGGCTTCTTCTCGTCATAGGTGGCTGGGATCCCGTGGATGGGGATCCCTCCGTACCCATGCTCTGGGTCCCCAGCAGGGGCCGTGAAGCGTCCTGTCGGTGCCCCGGTCTGCTTGAACTGATACCTCAACTCTGAGTTGGAGTCACAGTTGTTCAGCATCCCTTCGAGATAGGTGCCGATGACTTTCTCGACCTGACGGTACTTGACGATAGTCAGGAGCACCGAGTTGATGTCAGGGTGGTCCTCAACCAGCTTTTCGAGGGTGTCAGCGTCAGTCTTGTATTGCCCAGACTTCTCGTTCTTGTCCGGTTTCGGCTCGATGTTGAGCCCAGAGGGGTGGTTGAACAAGAACTCACTGAGCTGCTGGGTCGAGTTCGGGTCGAAATTGGCCCAACCCATCTGGTTAGCCAGTTCGAGAATCTGCTGGCGATACCCATCAGCCTCAGCCCGAGCCTCTGTGAAGAGGCTCCGAACATACTCGTGATCGATCTTGATCCGGTGACGCTCCATCCACCGAAGCACCTGGGCCACCTGCTTTTCCAAGCGATAGGTGTTGGCGTACTTCTTGTCCCGAATCGTCGAGAGAAGCACCGGGTTGTCACAGTGAAGGAAGGTGCAGATGGCATCCGAACAGGCGTACCTTCTGGCCTCCTCTGGACTCAGGCTGGCAAAGTCGATCTTCCTCCCCCGAAGGAAAAGCTCCTTCAGCTCGATCATCTTGTAGGGGATGGTCCCGCCCTTGGGGTCCTCCTTGACGATCTCCTGAAGGGGGTTCTTGTGGTCCTTGAGGATGTGGCCTCGAACTGGGGTGCCATTCTTGTCGAGGACGACCAGCTTCTCTTCACTCTTGTGCTTGAGTCCAAGACCCTTGTCCCCAGTGAAGATGCAGTAGTAGATGAGAAGGGAGTCCTCGAAGGAGTCTGGGTGCCAGTAGTCAATGCCCGTAACCGGAAACAGGAACTCCTGGTCGAACTTCGCATGGTGGAAGTAAATCTTGACCCGAGGAGGCTTCTGGAAGATCGGGCTCGCAAGAGGGTCCACCTTGGCTCCCTCAGGGGATAGGACAGGTTGGGCAGCCAAGCACAGCTTCTTGATGATCTTCCCAGCTTCGATGGGGTCGATGTTCTCCTTGGCACTATCCTCCCCGCTGTGCCTGACAGGAACGTAGTACCCAGTGTGCCCATCGTAGCAAAGGCAGTAACCCACGATCTTGTGGACTGTCTGAGGCACTGAAGGGGGCCGGATGTCCTCCCAGTATTCCTCGATAGGCCCCCGGATCTCGTTCGGGTCACGGTAGTAGATTCGGTTGTCCAAGCCCTCTGTCTCAAGGTCGAGGGCGCATCGGCCAGCCTTGATGGCCTCCGTTACAATCTGGTCTAGCTGCTCAACGCTAGTTACCACGACAAACTCGTGGTAAAGCATCCAAGCTCGGACGATGTCCGCTGCTCCCCCCTCTTTCTGAGTCCCCTGTGACTCCATAATGGCCTCGGGGGTCATCACAGGCTCATCGTCATCATCCTCTTCGAGGTTCCGATAGGGGACGGCCTGAAGGACCTGAGGTTCATCCACGGGAAGGGGGAGGTCCTCTTCTGCTGTTGCTGGCTCTGTCTCCGGGGTTGGACTTTGAGCGGAAGGGTTCTCGATCTGCCCAAGGATAAGGGCCAGATCGTCATCATCTTCAGAAGGCGAGGGCAAGGTGGGTACCTGTTCCTGGAGTGGTAGCTTGGCGAGTACGGACGAGAGGGACAGGGGGACTATCTCTTCCCCCTGAAGCCACTCAGAGATCCCAAGGACCTCCCCAACTGAAAGAAAATCACTCAGCGGCATGGGTCACCACCACTACGTACACCCCTTCTCGCCACAGCCGAACCAACTCAGCAGCAAGACTTCTGGCGTTGGGATCCTCAATGGTTTCAGGCTCAAAGCACCACGGCATCTTGGGGTGCGTTGGTATGCAGGTCTTTTTCTGGTAGAAGGGGCAGGGATCCCTTCGGTAGCACAGTTGACTTGGGAGCTTCCGAATCGCCCCCTCAGGGGGGACCCCGAGGGACTTCACCAGGGGACTGGTCCACCCCCGAAGGGCATGGTCCATCGTCTCCTGGGTAACCACAGTCAGCAGGCCCGTGACTATCTGTCCTTGGAGGGGTAGCCAATCGGACTCCCACTTGTCCCCATACTGGTAGATGAGAAACAACTCTAGGTCCCCCAGCTCCACTGTTTTGAGCTTCAGTCTCCTAGCCACCTCTTGTCTTCTCCCCAATCTTGTTGAGGATGAGCTGTACGTTCCTGTCCGCCAGGTCTACGTCAATGAGCCCATGCTTCATCTGGTAATGGAGGTTGTCGAGGAGCTTCCCGATGGTGAGGAACCCCTTGAACTGGAAGCTGGGCTTCGCCAACTTCAGCCGTCGCTCACAGACCTCCAGCCGGTCCAGAACGGCCTGCTCCTCGTCTGTAGGCCCCCGAGGACCGTAGTCCCGGCTCATGTCCGGAGCCTCGGGGGTGATGATTCCGAAAGCCTTTTCCAAGCCGAGGAGGACCGCTGTGAACTTCATCTCCGAGTCCCCGTGGAACTCCTTCCACAGACCGAAGATGTCCCACCTCTTCCGACACACCCAGCAGTAGACCCCCGAGGGACTGTCCCCCTGGGCCGTGTAGATTCGGGCAGAAGGGTCCTTGTCACCGTGGAAGGGGCAACAAATCTGCTCCTCTCGCTCCCCACTGAACTTCAGGTCAACCCCGAAGTGCCGGAGAACGTCATGAGCAGAGACGCTAGACTTCAGGGTCTCCTTCCGTTGGTTGACCCAGATGAGGTAGGTCCCCTTCTGCTGGCTATCCTCGTAAGCCTTTCGGAAGTCCTCTTTCTTCATGCACGGTCCACTACCCTCTCGAACCTGGTTGGGGCTGGAACCTCAAGGCTCGGTGAAATGGGGCCTAGACGAACAATGCGGCAGTCGCAAGTCACGTAGGTAGTCGAAGCAAAGACCGTTCGGGTGTGTCCGTTCTGAGGGTATCCAGGCACGGGGTCACCGGCCCGAGATACAACCCTCAGGCCGGTCCCCCCACATAGAAGGCAGCTCATTCCCTCTACTACACCTGGATCTGGAACATCATGTCCTGAACAGCTCGACTTTCATCCATCGAGAGGCCCTTGTCGTTGGCCCCATGGAACGTCTCGTGATTCAGGATGCGTTGTGTCGGCCAGTGGACGGCTGCCAGGAAGGGTGCGAAAAACGCTCCGTCTCGACGCTTGAGGCAGTCGAAGAGCACGGTACCTGCTTTTCGGTGGTCCTCGTTCAGGTAGGTGGTGGTGATCACGTCCGCTGAGCGCTCAGCTTCGTTGGCATAGGAGAGAGCCCTGAGCTTGTAGCGGCCCTCCATCTTGTCAGCGTAGTCCTTGCCGTCTCGGTTGATCTGGAAGAGCAACAAGACTGGGACCTTCTCACCGTGGTTGAAGTGAAGGGCGAGCTTCTTGGCATCCCGTAGGACTGAGTTCAGCTCGATGGTGTAGTCCTTACCCCTCTTGCGCTTCCTGGCCTCAACCAGGCCACCGTGGTCGATGACCAGGAGGTGGATCTCCTCCTGCTGGTGCCGGAGTTCCGCCTGCATCTTGATGTCATCGGTGGTGACATCCTCATCCGGACCCCAGACATCGAAGGAGCCATACTCCGGGTTGTTGCAGAAGTCCTTGATGACGATCTGGTAGAACGCCTCCTCTTCAGGAGTCAGAGTTCCAGCACAGACCTTGTCGTAGTCGAGAGGCTTGTAGCCCATCTCCTCGAAGATGGGGTTCTCCGAGTGGATGACGTAGATTTTCTTGCGGACCTGCTCGTAGGGCATCTCCAACGTGACGTAGTAGACGTTGGAACGGTACCGAGTAACGAGGTTGTAGCACCAGTTCATGGCAAACGTGGTGTTGTGACTCACGATGTCATTCACCACGAAAGAGTGATGTTTCGGAACAGATAGATCGTAGGTCATCTCCATTCCACGACGGGTGACTGACTTGACCTGCTCCCAATCCAAGTCCCCATCAAGGGCATGATTGAGGAGGGTGTCCCCCGGTTGAGAGAACTTTCTAGCCCACTCAAGAGTAACTGTTGGACGGTCCTTAGCGAACTTGGAGTAGCGATAGTACCCCCGTGACATGGGTACTTTGCGGTCATCTGGAAGAAATACCGACGGAACTACCCTCCCGTCGGTATCTGGAAGCCGACCCCACAAGACTGCAAACCTGGAGTCTTTGCCCACCACATGGATGGTCTCCACGAACTTTCGCTTTGAGTGGTTGGTGACTACCCGCACCGTGTAGAACGTGTAGGGCTCACCTTTGTAGGTAGTATCTACCTGGGTGACTGAAGACTGGATACCCAATCGCAAAAGGAGGGACTGGATGTCTGAGCACAGAGTCAAGCTCTTGGAGGCATAGGTGATGTCATTTCGACGACACGGGGTAGCTCGATCACCCATCTCGTAATCTCCGGTGCAGCATGACCCATCTGTTGACCACAAGGCCCCCACTAGGAGGGCTACTTGATTCTCCGGTAAGCCAAACAACTCATTGGGGACTCGCTTGTCCCCAGCACCAAGACCCCAAAGTCCCAGTGAGTCCAGGAGCAATCTGACAGGGGACACCATCTCCGAGTTCCCAACTCCCGTGCTGTGGCTCACACGAATGCAAGGAGCCCGGTCGTTTGAAAACTCATCTCTGAACGAAGCTGTGACGTAGTCCGCAGAACCCTCCTGGAGGCCCATCTCAACGAGGCACTCCTTGAAGTCATCTCGAATGTGCTCATTGGATGCCGTGAACGAGATGTACTCCTTGAAGGAGCCGTCACCGAGAAGATAGCCGACGACCTTCACCTCTGCATCTGTGAAGAGTGATGTCTTTGCGGCCACCCGCATCTGACGAGGTACCGCTACGAAGTCACCTTCATGCAAGTCACCAAGTTCTTTCCACCCAGAGGGGGTGAAGAACTTGTGGTTGCTTGTAGCCCCAACCCTCCGACCGGACGAGAGATTGAGGTCAAACACCTCACGAACCCCATTCTGGACCAGATGGGAAGCAGGGGCAGGGAGAAGGTTGAAAGTCTCACCTTCTCGGTCCAAGGCAGTCACAACGGGGAGGTCACCAGAAGCGTACAGCTCGGAAAGGCAACGCCTGGTACCTGTCCGGTGGTCAAAGACAGTGGCATCTCCAGGAAGGCACTTCAGCTCACCTGTGAAGGCAGCGTGAAGCCAGAGTTCACCCTTCTTGATGCCTCGAATGACCTTGTCGATGTTGTTGAGTCCGCAGAACTTGCCCCAGGCGAGAGCCTTGTTCGACTTGGCGTCCAGGTACTCATCCCAGACAGCCTGCCCGTCTTCCCGGATGTTCCCCTGGAGACGGGAGTTGTGCTCGTACACGAGAAGCTGATGGGCACTCTGGGTAAAGTGCAGGATCCCATCCCGAAGGCCCTGCTTCTTCTCATCCCCGATCACGAGGCCCTTGGCGATGATCTCCTGGGCCTCTTTGAGGATGGCTAGAGCCTTGATCTTGTTCTGTTCCTCGACCGTCGTGCTGAGAAGGTGGGCGTAGTTCGTCCGGATGTACGCCGTGACCCCATCAAAGTCCTTGAGTCTCTCCTGAGCCTCGTAGTCCTTCTTGGCTTCAAAATAGTCCGCTACCGTCTGCCGGGCAGGAAGTTCGAGCCTTTGATGGAAGTAGACCTTGGCAAAGTCGAAGATCCTCTGATCGGCAGGTTGGGTCCACTCAACCTTGGAGGCCAAGAGCTTCTGGAAGTTGGAGACCAGGTTCTCTTGGGTGATGCCCCCATCAATGTCGAGAACACTTCGCAGAAGGCCCTTCATTGGTCACCCCCAAAGCCACGACCACCCTTGTACTTCTTCTTGGCTCCCGACCCTGTACCCAGGACAGGATCGTTGTTGAGGTCAACCGTTGAAGAGGGGGTCAGGTCTACAGGTGGACCCTTGGGTATCTTCATGCGCTGGGGGACCTGGCGAGGTGGGGGAGGGTCACCAGCATCATCCAAAGCAAGCCCCTCTTCGTCCCCTGTTGAAATGGGAGCCCCCTGGTAGCCGGTCTCGATTCGCTTCGGCAAGGGGACCTCTCTCTCGATCTTGAGGTCCAACTCCAGGTAGCGTAGGGCAAGGTACTCGGCCAAGTCCTGGCTATAGGCATGGTGCCCCGGTTGGAACCTGCCCGCTTCTTCGTTTGGGTCAACAATCCAGGTGGGCTTGTTGGCAGCCTGTCGGATGAGAAGGGCCTCTTTCAAAGCCCCTGGGGCAGCCACGTTCTTGTGTCCAAGATACCCAAGCTGAATGACCACCAAGTCAAAGTCCCCACCGATCAGATCGGCCAGGCTGTTGAAGGTGACAACGTCATCTCGCTTCTTCCTCGCCCGAGCATTGTAGGCTTCGTTCCCGACGTAGACCGACTTGATTCGCTCATCGGTGACGATCTGGAAGTACCACTGAAAGCTGGTCCTCGACAGAAGGTTGGTTGCCGCCAACTTGAAGTGGGGGAGGAAATCCTCCCACCTGGCACGGATGAACAAGTTCTCGGTCGTCCGGTCTACAGTTGGCAGACCACCGTCTTTGGCGGGCTCGTACAGCGGAGAGGAGTAGACCGCTGGGTGAGCGTTCATGATGTCCTTCCCAAGCCGACGCTTCACATTCTTGACGAACGCACAACGGCACTGGAAGGTGTCGAGGCCCTTTCGGATCATACCCAAACCCCCACAAAGAGTGCAGTTTGGGTCCCCTGGCGAGTAGACAGGTTGGTCTTCGCTCATAGCTACCCCCTATACACCGAGGTCAGCCCCGAGCGTCTTCTTTGATGGAATGCAGCAGTTCCTTGAGGTCACCTTCACCACGCTCGAACTTCAAGGCCCCAACGGCTGCCTCACCGATGATTTGGTCGATGAGCCCCTTCTTCCGGCGGAGCTTTTGGACGACCTTGTGGTCGATGGTCTCACTCTTCTTGCCCTTCTGACCGGGCCTTCGAGCGATGAGGTGAATTGCCAGAACGTTCTGGTGGGGAGACCCGATTCGGATCATTCGGCCAAGGAGTTGGACGTAGTTCCCCCAGCTCCAAGGGGTATCGAAGAAGACCATGGCGGAGGCCGCCTGAAGGTTGATGGCCTCACTCCCGGCGTCAGTGATGAAGATGACCGAGACCTTGCTGTTGAGGTCCTGGAACTGGTCCTGGGCCTTCTTTCGGTCAGCCGCCTTGTTCACCTTGCCGGTGATGGCAACACTCCTGATCCCTTCCTTGGCTAGGATCTTCTGAAGGCGTCCCACCAGCTTCTCGAAGCGGGTGTAGATGATGACCTTCTCACCGTCGAACTCCTCGGTGATGAGGTCCACCAAGGCAGACTCTTTCGAGCTTCGACCCTCGAAGGCATGGTCCCCAACCTCGTCACCATCTTCAAACTTGAGAAGCCCGAGAGAGTCACAGACCTCCTGGGCGTAGATGAGGCTCGTGAGTTGCTTGGTATCAGTGTAGTCCCGAAGCTCTCCGTCACCCATCTCCAGGATTCCGGCAAGAGCCTCAGCGTACTTCTTATCCTCAACTGGGGACAGTTCGCAGGTGATCTCTCGGGTGGTGAGAGCCGGGAGTTCAGTAGAGACAGCGTGCTTGGGTCTCCCGTAGAAGAAAGGGTCGATGGTCTTTCGGAAGTGCTCCAGGTTTCGGTACCCGACCACGATGGGAATCTTGCCCCCTCCCTTGACCCGCTGAAGCTCGGTGACGCAATAGGTGTCGAGGAAGGCACTCTTGGTGCTGAAGGTCTCCGGTCGGATGACCTTGTAGATGCCGAAGCCCTCCATCAAGTTGTTTTTGAGGAGGGTTGCCGTGAGACCCCAGACCTTCTTGGCCCTCTGGGAGAGGAACTTGCAGGTCTGGTGGGTCTTCGTGCTCGGGTTCTTGAATGCCGTGGCCTCATCGAAGATGACCGTGAGCTTCGGGAATCGAAACGTCATGGCATCGAGAAGACCTCGACCCAAGGTCGGCTGGGTACCTGGCTTCGACCCAGGAGGGGGAGCCTCCTTCTTGATCCCATGGTCCCAGTCTCGGACCAGGCCGTGGTAGTTCACGATCAAGACTGCTGGGCCTACATGCTTCTCCCACGCCTGGTAAGCAGCAATCCGTTGCTGAACAGTACCCGAGGCAATGAACCACTTCACCCCAAGGGTGAACTTGTCGATCTCCGAAGCCCACTGCCCGATGGCGGACTTGGGACAGACCACCATGACCTTGTACTCTGGGTCCCGATCCCAGACGTAGCAGAGGGCTCCAAGAGCCTGGACGGTCTTCCCTAGGCCGGTCCCATCCCCCAGAACCATCCGGGAGACCACCAAGAGGTGGTAGATTCCTTGGGCCTGGTAGTACCTGAGCTTGAGTGGCTGGAGGGTTCCGTCGAAACCCGTGATGGTCTCACGGAGCATCTTGGTCGGCTTCAGCTCTACGGTCTTGCTCGCTCGAACCTTCTGGAGCTGCTCGTAGACCTGCTTGAACCGTTCGGCGGGCGAAACAGTGGGTGTAGCTTCGGGCATCAGGCCACTTGATACACCGGATCCTGAGCCTTTACCGACCCTGTGAGCCGCAACCCGGATTCTGTTGGAGATGCCTCGCTCAGGGTGGTGACTACTTCATGGAGGTCTTCGACGGCCTTCCGGAACTGCTCTGCCTCTACTTTCAGCTCAGATAGCTGCTGCTTTTCATTAGCACCCATGATGACCCTCCGAGTTCACCAGAAAGCGAAGTACAGCCCGGCCTGAGGGTTGTGCTTCAGAGTCCACCAAGAAAAGGCGTAACCCCCATAGACACCGAAGTTCTTGGTCACATCGAAGCCGACCCCAGCACCAGCCGACCTGAATCCGGTGGCAAGGTTGAGGTTCAGGGACTTCCAGTAGAGAAATTCCCAAAGAAAACCGACATCAACAGCTTCAGCAGCGGTAGGGCGCTCGAAAGCGTCTACGAAGAGGAAGCTCCCAGCAAACTTGGGCCGGAATCGGAACCCCCAAGTGGGGGGCTCTTTCTTGGCAACTACGAGGTCCACCTTCCCAGTGGCGGTCACCTCGTAGTTGCACCAGCTCATCCGAAGAGTGTAGGGGTGGGGCTCAGCCCCGGAGTAGTAGACCCGGCCATCCTGGTCCACCACGATGTTGACTGGGTCCAGTTTGAAGGTGGGTTGGGTGGTCTGCTGGCACTTCTTGTCCTTGAGGAGCTGGACGAAGACCTTCAGGTCCTCAGGAGGGACACAGGTTGACCCTGCATCACAGGTCCCCTGGGCCATGACCGGGGAAGCCCCGAGCAAGAACCCAAGGACCGTCAAGAGTGCCAGGATCCGAGCCATCACCCCTCCGATCTGGCGAACAAGGAGCGCTGACCTGTGGTCTCCTTGTCTTGGAGCTTGGACCGGAAGTCACCCCACTCCTTGCCGAACTTCTCGTGGAGCTTGAGGAGGTCCGTACAAGCCTTGCCCATGGTCTTGAGGCACACGTCCACATCCACGCAATCCTCGAACGAGGAGGCTGCCAGGGGGAGCCCGATGGCATTGTGGCGGACGATGTCTGCCAGGTCGTGAGCTTCCTTGGCAAACTCCCTCTGGGCCTTGGCATACTTCTCCCACTCTGGATCTGGTCCGAACCCAGAACGGGTTGGCTCAGCAGCAAGCCAACCACCGGCTGAAATGGATCGCTCGATCTCATGAGAGGCGTTGCTTGCCGACTCGTACCAGTCATCACAGGCACTCTTGAGGGCATCAAGAGACGGAGCCACGTCCGTCTTGAAGAGGTGCTGGACCATGACCGGCTTGAGAATCTTGGTCCCAACCCCCGAAGACTTCAAGGCTGCACTCCCGAGCGTGACCAGGACCTTCTGGAGCTTGCTGATCGGAGCATCACTCTTGTAGGTGCTGTAGGCCCGTAGTGGGTGGCCCTTCTGAGCAGCCTTGATCAAGTTCACTGCCTGGGTCTGGTACCTCTGAAGGCCCTTGGGGCTGACCCCGAGCTTCTCCAGACCAGCCGGGATGCCGTCCACCGCCTTGGCGAGGTCCGCCAGGGCCGACTTGGCTGCACTCTCATACCGCTTGGAGGTGGTGATGAGCCCAGCAATAGCAGCATCAGCCGACTTGGTGGCGTTGTAGGCTGCCGGGTAGTCGTTGACATCAGCCACCTTGGTTGAGGAGGCAAACCTGTCCTTGACTCGGGCGGCAATGAACTGATCGAGAGGATTGAGTTCAGGTTTCATGACGATCCTTCAGGCCCCGACGGCCTTGGCTGCTTTCTTCAGCTCTTCCATCGAAAGCTCTTCGAGGACGACGCTAGTGTAGTTGTCTACCCCGTATTCCTTGGCAGACGAGCCAGAGAACATGATGGTGTGCTTGCCACCACGAAGATGCTTGTTCCCGATGGGCATCCGCTTGTAGATAGCCATCAGGAGCTTCTTCTTGTCCTTCTCCTCGGTATCCTTGGCTGCAAACCGGGCTTTGACTCGGGAGGCGATGAACTGATCGAGGGGGCTGGAGCTGGGCATCATCCACCATACTTCTTCAGAAGATCATCAACCTTCTGAGCAGGTACACCAGAGTTGTCTTTGACCGTAACCGCAATCACGCTTGGAGTGACCACGATGACCTGGTCCACGTCCTTGTTGGTGACCCCATCTGGGAGAACCACCTCGATGGGCTTGGTCTCTCCGGGAGGGGTGAAGACCACCGTCTTGGGGTCCGAGAACAACCCAGGCTCCTGGATTGGAACGACCACTGCCTGAGTATCACCCTTCGAGTCTGGCTTCCCGATGGGGATGAGATTCCCATCCTTGTCCACCCTCTTGGGGTCCACTGTGTTGGCAATCTCAATGGTCTTGGACCCGTCAGCGGGCTTCTTGCCCAGGAGCCAACCAAGGAGCCCACCAACCTGAAGCTCCTTGAAGCCCATCGAGATGAGAAGGATGGCCCCCACCACGACCACCACAGCCAGGATCACCCCAAGGGTCTTGGGACTGAGCCAGCGGATGAAGTCCCAGAGCTTGCCCATGGTAGCCTTGAAGGCTTCCCAGGTGCGTTCTCCGAAGGACTTCTCGGTCGGGGCAGGGGTCGGATCAACCATGGAGCACCATGAACAGGTCGTACATCGGGATCCCAGTGATCACCGACGCCTGCTTCAGTGTCATTGAACACCGAATCTCAGCCAACGAGGCCGACTTGTTGTTCGAGTCGTACTCCTCCGACGCCTTGATGAGCGCCAGGTGAAGCCAGGAAGGCTCATTGGTCAGAGCATCGGCCAGGGCTTGGATGGCTTCCGAGGCCGGGTACTTCAGACCACCACCACGCATCCGGGTCAGGTTCTTCGGGCGACCCTCGGAAATCTCCCAGTTGAGAACCCACGGGATGAACCGCTTCTTGAGGTTCTCCACCGTGGAATCTGACAACTGACAGTCTTTCCCGTTGACACGGACGAAGAAGTCGTAGCTGTCCGCCCCGTCCTTGAAGGCCCCCTCCGCCTTCCGACGCTGGATCTTCTCCTTGCTGTACTTGGTGTAAATCTCAACAACGCTCTTCCTCCCTGCGATGGAGGGATCCTCGTCATTGAGAAGGCCGGTTCCAACCAAGATGTCCTTGAGAGCGGCCCCCCCAGAACGAGGGAGCTTCTTGATGATCTGATCGGTTGGGCGTCCACCAGGCCAAGCGATGAACTTCTTGGGGGGCTTGGGCTTGGAGCCATCAGCCCAGCCGGTACTCACCGACTTGAGATACTTCGTAGCGATCTTGGAGATGTTCTGGGACAGAGGAACGTCCACCCAGGAGACCTGCCAGTCCTCCATCATCTTGGTGAACATCCCCTTGTCGGTAGGGATGGTTCCAGCGCTCTCCCCACGCTCCTTGATTGCGAGGAAGATGTGCTTGGAGTCGGTCTGCCCGTAGAGGGTCCAGATCCGGTGCCCTGGGTAGTAGGTCTTCTCCCAGTAGTATTCAGGAACCGAGACGAACTTCCACTCAACCCCAGCGGGGGGCGAGTTGCCAGACCAAGCCTGATCGAAGGTCTGACCCTCCATCACGAAGTCTGGCTCAGGTGCCTTCGGAGGCTCCCTACGAGGGGGTCGAGGGGCTGGTTCGGGAGTCCAGGTGGCCCGACCCTTCCCCTCCAAGATGTCCTTGGCAACATTGATCTCCACCATCTTCGTGTGGTCACCCCCACGATCCGGGTGGTTCTCCAAAGCCTTTGCTCGATACGCCTTGGTGATCTCCGTTGGAGTTGGGTTGGACCCAGGAGGGAACCCCAGGATGCTCTTGGCCTGCTCCAAGGACATCGAGAGGAGAAGGCGTGCGTACCGGTCTTCAAAGGAAAGTCTTGCCCAACTACGGGCGACCTTCTGAATCAGAGGGAGATCATTGTGCATGGCTCAACTCACGCTCAGGGCTTGGGGGTCTCGTCCTTCTTGGTGGTCACTACAACAGGAGTAGTGGCCCCATCAGCAGCCGGAGGCTCCGAAGCACTTGGGGGGAGAGCCTTGTCATCCTCAGCCGCATTGGCACCCTTCGACGGGGCACTCTTGAGCCAGGCCCGGACACGATTGTACACGAAAGACGAGAACATACCGCAAATGGCACCATAGAGGATGCGTCCACCACGGGTACCATTCGTGATCTCAGGCCAGATAAAAGTCTTCGCCATGAGCCCCATGAGCCCACCCACAAGGACGGGAAACACGGGCAGGAAGACCTCGTTCCAGAGCCGGTCGAGGGTCACTGTCTGCTTGAAAGTCCCGTTGGCTACGAGAATCTTCCAGGTGCCCTCAATCACCTTCCTACCGAAGTAGGTGATGACGTAGACAGCCATGCAGATGAAGAGGGTTTGTGGGTTGAATACCGCCTGAGCCAGAGCGTCAAGGTTCATGGTGCCTCCATCCAAAGTGGGCTCATAGAATGAACCTCACCCGACAAAGGCCACCTTGATTCAGTGCTCGGTCACAGAGAGTGATTCAGTGACTTCTATCGTGTGATGTTGAGGCTCTCGCTGTGCCTCGGCCTGAGCTGGTGGGGCGGGAGGAGGGGCTGCTAGAACGGGTTCAACTGGCTTTGCAAACCGTGGAACCACGTTCTCGATATCAAGCCTCTCCCAGCGAGAGATCCACTTGAGCTGGTCCTGAAGCTCTCTCCGCTGTTCCGAAGTGAGCTGTGGGTTGTTCAAAAGGAGTTGGAGCTGCCGCCTTGCACTAGCAGCCCCAACAGCCCGAATCTCCTTCGGAACTTCGTACAGGGTGATGGTTCGGATGCCCATCTCAGTAGCCCTCGGTCCTGTTCGGGAGCTGAATCGAGTTGGGGTCCACCTCGTACTTCGTTCGGTTCGACACGAGGGGGTGCCCTTCGATTCGGTAGAGGTCTGCCGCTGCTGACCCTTCGCTTGTCCCGTTCGTCCCGATGACGACGGTGGCACCCTCAGCGTCCACCCCAAGGGTGACCACACGAGTCACCACTGCCATCATCAGCTCGTCTCCGGCACTAGCCTTGTTGGCACCAACGCTGGTTGGTGCATTCCGGACCAGGTAAGCCCGACCAACGAGGGCCTTGGTTCCACGTCCAGTCCCCTGGATGTTGGAGTAAGTGGCAAAGACCTCTCCACCAGGACGGTCCCCAGACCCAACAAACATCGACCCACCCCGGTTGACCCGGAAGTTGGTCAGGAGTTCGTAGAGACCCGGCTCACCATCCACATGAATCAGAACATCGCTCGGAAGACCCGAGGAGACCGAAGCAGGCATGAGGGTGATCTCGTCCTGCTCGAACACCTTGGTGCGAGCCAAGCTGCCTGTGCCCGAACCCAGGCCCGTGTCATCGAGGTAGATGAGGGGAGAGGGGTTCACGTTCGAGAACCGGCCACCGTGGAAGTCCTTGTCCCGGTAGAGTGCCCCCAGGGGAAGCCTCTCGGTGCAACCCAGGTACTCAGGGCTGGCTTCGAGGTCGAACCCAAGTCCACCAGGGTTCAGGGCTCCCGTCATGAGGCCAGGTCGGCTGTCAATCGAGGAGGTTGGAGGGTATGCCGTCGGGTCCTCGTAGCCAACGTTCCGGAAGTCGTTCCAGTTCGGTGGGACCAAGTCCCCTGAGAGGCGACCCGTTCCAAGGGTCGTGATGAAACCGGTCGATGCCAGCACCTCCAGGGCCTTCTGGTTGGGCCGAGTGAGGGAGGCCAGGTCCAGGAACGAGGAGCTGAGCTGGTACGCTGTAGCGCTCGTCAGAGGCCCTGGCGTGTACCCCAAGTCCAGGTAGGTGGACTGAGACCCCCAGGGGTCACCCTGGTAGGGGGTTCGGCTGTAGTTGATGAGAGCCGAGTCGAAGCTGGTCAACGGACCAGGGAGAATCGCCCAAGGAGCATGAAGGGGTGCGGTCAAGTTAGCCGTTCGGGTTGCCGCAATGACCTCCGTCCGCTTTCGGGACAGAACCATCTTGAAGGGCTTGTTCAGGTCGAAGGACCCACGGTCGAACCCGAAGATGCTTGCCGTGATGACATAGTGCTTCGACCGGAACGTGCTGATCGGGGTAGGCGACTTGCTGAGATCCAAAGCATCTGCATTCAGAATGAAGACGCTGTCTCCGTCATCATCGATCTCGATCCAGAAGACCGGCCCGTCGAAGTTCTGCCGAAGCAGGTTCTTGGCTCCGGACCCCTTAGGCTCCCTAGTCACTGAATCGAAAGCACTGCCATTTGCCTTGAAGTCTGCCGCCTCATAGACTGCCCAAAGACGAGCAATCCCGTAGAACGGTGGGAGCTGGAGCCCCTGACGACCCAAGCCTCGGGTGTCATCGAAGAACTTGATTCCAGCGTAGGTATCCCCGCTAAACGAGAAGGTGGAGTTGTAGGTGGCTTCTGTGATCGAGGGAAGAGACAGGTTTCCTGTGGAGAAGACCGCAAAGGAGAAGTTCCCCCCAGGCTCATAGTTGATGTACTGCTTGTTGTGGTCAGAGTCCGTAACCTCCGTGGGGCCACCCTCATGCGACTGAAGCATGAAGTTGATACCACGATGGAACACAGTCCCATTGGCAGGGAGAATGGGGAGGTAGACCGCACCCCATCCTGGGACCAGGTGCCTTGGGAGGGTGACACAGAAGTTCTTGAGATTTGCCTCTGACTGAGTAGAGCCTGAGAAGTGACCTAGTGGATCGGTAGTCGCCCACTTGGAGGTCACCCCGTCCACCTTCTTCAAGGGCATGAGACCCTGGGCGTGACGGATGACGTACTCAACAGTCCCAGAAACAGAAGGAAAGTCTTGGTAGGTCTCAAGCTGATGATTGTCGTCAACCCCCAGGGCCTTGATCACGTAGATCCCCATCGCAGGGCCAGATGTGATCTCGATCACATCACTCTCTAGGAGAAGACCAAGTCCGGTGAACGTAGCTCCGGAGTCAGTCAGCGTAGACCCCGATAGGGTAGCAGTTCTTGTCCCGGTAATTGGAAAGACAGAACCGTAGGTATTCTCGCCTGCCCCATTGACTGGGGAAGAGGTGGCTGGGAAGCCCATCCTCTGGAATGGGGTCAGGATGACTGTCTTCGACCCCAGGTCAGCATAGGCTTCAGCCGTCACTGGGATGAGATTCTTGTAGGGCTGGTTCCGGTACTTGGACCAGAGCATCGCCCAGGCAGTTCTCAGCGGGAAGTTGGTCTGAGGGACCCCAGAGGGCTGAATCATCAGCTCTGCATAGGGGTTGTAGAGCGCCAAGTTGTGGATCGAGTCTGGACGCCTTGAGAGTCCACGCCCCCCGCCATACTGAACGTTGACAGTGACGTAGATATTGGGGTTCTCGCTCTTCGCAATCGGGAAGGGTGCTCCTGACCCAACGAACTGGAGGGTCAGGTCAGAGGTGGACGTGGCATTGTAGGGTTGAACGATGAACCGGTGCTGGGGAAGAGGAACAGAAGACCCGTCAATCCGGATCTGAACCGACCCACGACCCTTGCGAACCTCATAGTAGCACCCAGCGGTCGCTGGGATTGTACGATCAACGGTGATGGTTCCTGCTGCAACTGCCTTGATCTCGTAGGTGCCCTTCGCAGCCCCGTAGTAGATCACCAGGGAATCCCCCGGCTCCACCCCAGATGCGATGAAGTCGGCAATACCTGGGTCAGAGAAAGAAGTGCCTACGGTTGAGACCCCTGTTGAGCTGGAGAGGGGGACCTCGTTGAGCAAACGAACCTGGTCTGCATCTGCCCCAGGAGTCGTGTTCTTGAAGGGGGCGACTGGGATGCGAATCCGATCTCCAGACCTACCAGTTGGATCGGTGTTATCCGCTGGTTCTGAAGTATCTGCTGACCAGTTGTCCCCCAGTGCTTGACGAGTGGTCGTGGCACTGATGACGTTCAGGGACCAGTTGGAGGCCACTGGCTGAGACCCGCTGACCACCACCCCTGTGTAGGGTGTGCAGATGATCTCGACAGGCTGTTGGGCAGACGCATCCGAGTAGATCATCCTGATCCGGTCAGGAGCATCGATCTTGGTGATCCCCAAGCCTGCTGGGGTGGCACTGATCTTGTCCTCATACAGAACGAAAGTTCCCTGGGTACCGCTCCCGGACCTCTTCCAGTTGGCTCGGAGTTGCCCCTTGAGGAGCTTGTCGAGGTTCGACTGAAGAGTGGCCCTGTAGTCCACCCCATTGGGCGTGACAACGTGCCGAAGGTCAAGGATGTCCGTCAGGGCCACCTGATCTGAGAAGAGGCCGTCAGGGCGTCCTGAGAGCACCTTGACCACGGACCCTGCCGGGTGAGCCTCGGCAACGGTTCCGTTCTTGGCCCGGACGACTCCACCGATGGTGTTCCCAGAGATGGTGTTGTAGGAGAGAATCTCCTCCCCAATCTGGATGAGGACGGATGAGGCCGGGTTGGCAGGGAGAGGGATGTCCGCTGCTGAGACCACGGTGATCGAAGAAGCCGTGTCCGTGATGGCCGTGGCAAGGACTGGCAAGGGGGCGAAGGTCTTGGCCCCAGTTCGGTCGATGGCGGTAGGATTCCGATTCAGACCTCCGTTGAGGTTCTGAGAGGGGTCCCCCGCCCAAGCCACACCGTTCCTACGGAAGACGACGCACAGAGGGATAGCATAAACGTAGCCATCAACCGTCCCGAGGTCGTTGACCGTCCCATCCCCAGCACGCCAGAGGCCGGGGTCTCCCAGTTCCTCCTGCATGTTGACGAAGGGATAGCCCCCAGTGGAAGGAGGGGTAGCCATGGTCCCCTGGGCCTTGACTGCCGTAGCGTCGAAGCCGTCGGGGTAGTTCGCCAGGCCGATGAGCCCCTTGATGACCCGGATCCGGTACTGGAGCTGGGTTCGCTGAGAGGTCTCGAACCCGATGGCTGGGTCCTGGATGTCGTCAGGAAGGTAGCTGGCGCCTCCCTCGACGTTTCCGTAGCGGTAGACGGCCGAGGAGCTGGGCTTGTTCAGGCTGGATGGTCCGGGCGGTACACGGGCCTTCCAGACCTCAAGGAACACGAAGTCCGACCGGAAGTCCCCGCTGTTGGACGGAGGGGGGTCCAGCGTGATCTTGTTCCACACATCCGTGTTGTTGGGGGCGCCAGGAGGGGTTCCGGTCTTCGTCCCGGCAACCGGAACGAGCCACCCGTTGACCACCGCCCACATGATGGACTTCTTCTCGCCCGAGCGCTGACGACCGAACTGGAACCAGTTCGACCAGCTTGAGCTGGTGACGTAGTCCTTCGAGGGGTTGGTATCGTTGCCCAGCCACCCTGAAGGGGTCCCCCGGAGAACAAGCTGCTGCCTCCAGTCGTTCTCAAGCTGCTGGATGAGGTTCAACTCCGAGTCCAGCGGGGGCTTGCCCTGCTGCCAGACGACCTCCAGGTACGCAGAGTTCTTAGGATCCAGGACCCGGCTAACGCCAATTCCGAAGTTATCCGCCATTGGGCTTCTCCGATTTCATCCGTTCTTGGTCAGGTCCAGGGCATCAGTAGAGAACCGCCCAAGATCCAATGAGCACCTTAGCCACCGAATCCACATAGGAAGTCCTAGTGAACTTGAGTAGTAGCTGAGTCCCCCTCGACGAAATCGGGATGGACACGAGTGCCTTGTCTTGAACAGGTAGGAATGTAGCTCCACCATCGAAGCTGACCTCCACCATCACATCGGTATCTGGGGGGAGTTCCTGGTAGTGTCGCTGAAAAGCGGCATCCGCTGGGTCCTCGTCCACGTAGGCGAAAACCTCATAGGTAACAAGGGCCTGTGAGGGACCTGCCCCAGGTCCTCCCCAGGTAATCCCATAGGGGTCTGTCTGAAGAATCGGAGCCGGGTTGGTCATGTCCACGGGATACAACCCAACATGACCCTTCAGGCCGGTGAAGATACCCCTACTGCTAGAGAGGTTGACGTTGTCTGGGTCAAACATCGGGTCATAGGTGACTTGAGTGAACAACCCGTGGGTGCCCAGAATGGCCTGATACTTCTTGTTGAGAAGGTCTGACAGGTCAATCGGGTTCCGAACTGCCACGTCATCCGCCACTCGAACCACATAGTTCCCAGTGATGACCGTAGATGGTGGGATATTCTGTGGGGTCACCACATCGTTGATGTCGTCGTTGAACAGGTCAACCAGGTAGTGCGTGCTCACGGATCAGGCTCCCTTCTTGCCTTTGGTTGTGGCCGCCTCGGTTGGGTTGTACCCGTACCTACCTCTCGACTTCGACTTCACATTGGTGAATCGGAGAACCTCGACTTTTCCGAGTGGGGTCGGGGTAACAGGTGCGACGTGCGGCTTCTGTCCCATCTTGGCCCCAGCCAAGGTCGTTGAGGTCATGCCGTAAGGAACCCCACCAGTCTTCCAGAAGGGTCGAGACATCCTTGGGTAGAACTCGCTCACATCGGAGTTTCCACCTTGGAACTGGACACCCTCGATGTTGACGCCATCAGCATCCTCAAGCTGAACCAATGGGTTCCAGTCCCCGAGAGTGAAGAGGAACACATCCTCCCGTGGTATCGAGTACAGGACGTGATTGGCCCAAGTGTTGGGTGTGTTGGTCAACTCCGACACAGAAGGGTTGACAACCAGAGAAGACCCAGAGGGTGTCTGGAGGGTGTGGAACACAAACTCCTTGCATACCCGATCAACGTAGATCCCAGAGGCACCTGGGTAGCTTGCCTTGTTCTGGAAGTCCAGAGGATACAAGGCCCCCTCTAGCTCAATGTAGTCGATGTTCCCTCGTCCAGGCCAGAGGTACCGGTACCCATCGCTGGCCGCATGGGTCATCATGATGTCAGAGTTGTCCACCCCAGCCATCCGCACCAAGTCCCCAGCAGCAGTGGAGAGTAGGCTCGAAGGAACAGAGGCCAGGGTGGATCCACCCAAGTAGCCCTTGTTACCACTGTACAAGGGCTCTACTCGGACAGTGTAGTTAGCTGAGTAGCTTCCTGCAATCGTGCCTTTTTGGGCACGTTCCAAGTAGAGGGTACTTCCAGAGTGACCGGTAACCAGCGCAATCTCAGATCCGAACCTCACATAATAGGTCGGACTCGGAAGTAGGCTTATGTCTGCAACTGTAACCGACGTTGAAGCCGGGGTCATGCTTGCAGTGGTTTTTGTATTCGTGTCATCAGTTGTGACATTAAGGCTGGGTCCAACTGAAAGTGAGTGCTGACCAAACGTTGGAGGGGAAGTGTCCACCAACGTATCGGTGGAGTTCACCGTGTGTACGGTGGAATAGCGTGTTGCTAGGATCCTCACCCCAGGCTGACGATACGAGGTTGACGCACTCAAAGTGAGTGAGTTCCCGGAATAGGTTGAGATGGTAGAAGCAGACCTATGGGCTACCTCCAAGGATCCGTACTTGCTCCGGTCTGTAGCCTCCTCCCACCACCCAACGGAGGCTGCCACCTGCCACTTGCAGAGCTTGTCGTTCCAAACGACTGAGGCTGCCCGGAAGGCATAAGTGGGCTGGTAGCTTGTGGACACTGCACCATACCCAGGCCCAGGGATGTACGACCGATCACTGTTCCCGATCAGGTTGTTGATCGAGTTCACGAGGTACCCTCGACTCATCACCCCAAGGTCGGGAGACACAGCCCAGTAAGCGATGTTGGTGTCGCTCACCCCTACAACCAGGAAGTAGGTCCCATTCCAACCAACCGAGAAGCTCAGGAACAAGTCTGGGTTTGGTCCACTGGAGGAGAGCTTGACCTCCGCCGTGCGGATACCATCCCTATTGAAGGAAGTGACCCCGAGACGTGTGCCACGGTTGTAGAACAAAACGAACTTGTCCTGGCTCTCTACGTAGAAGCTGCCCCACAGGTCCGTGAACGCATTGTTGTAGAAAATCCCAGGGATGGAGTGGGCCGTCTTGAGGATGGAACCCTCCCGAACCGTTCCAGAACTGGTCGAGTAGTCCACACTCTTGGCGTCCATGGCACTAGGACTAATCCCGTCTCCGGAGAGAACCATGCCATAAACATCGCACCCTGCGTCAACCTGCACACCATGACGCCTCAGATCGACGCCAAGGTCGGCCTCACCGGTTCCAGAATCAAAGTGTACTACAGTGTAGGCACCTGCGAGGTTACTATCACCAGCACTGTTGTTGTTCCTCTGATTTAGAACATCAATGGTGTCTCCAACAGAGATGTACCTGGACGTTCTGGTGATGAGGATGATGTCCCCGGCTCGTACCGGTTGCCGGGTCTGGAGCTTCCCTGTACTGGTAATCCCTCCGATTGCCTGGTCCGAGAAGTACCCCCGTGGGGACTCCCTGTTCATTGGGCCAAAGGCAGAAACAATCTGGAAGTTCGACTTGAGACCTTCTTTCGGGAAGGTGAAGGTCTTCAGCTCCAAGGCGGTAGATACCCCAGCGTCCTCCATCTTGAAGAGATAGGTGACCGTGAACCCATCACCATTCCAAGTGATCTTCGGGTCACGAATGTTCCCGTTTCGGAGCGGACTGTTGTCGGAGGGGCTTACCGGAGTAGTGTCAATGATGTACGAGGTACAGTTGAAGGCCGAGTTGTACCTCCCTTGTTTGGCGGCAATAGTCCCACCCTGACCCCTACGGAACAAGGTTACTCCGAGCAGAGGACGGCCCAATTCCTGGAGGGTCACCTCTGCTGATGGGTTCCCCCACTTATCATTGAGGGTAGAACCGTTCAACCCTGCGAGCCAAACCACTGCCAGGGTATCCTCTGCCCAGCAGGTATCAACCTGAACGACATCAACGATCTCAAGAGACCTGGTGTCCCCGACACACTCGTTGAGGAATCGTTCGACGTTTGTCTTCGGCCCTGGGGGTGTCCCCCCGCCATTCCCGATGTAGGCAAAAGCCTTGATCTTAGGAAGCTCGAACTGCTTGTAGGTAGAGGTGTCTCGAACAACGAACCCACCCACAACTGCCTCGTCGAGGAACTCATCCTCTTCACTGGAACCAAGGTCGAAAAGGAGTAGGCCCCGAGGAACCACAAGGAGTCCTAGGAATGTTGAGCCGGTCCAGATTGCCCGAGCACCATAGGTGGGCTTTCGCTTACTTGGGTACTTGGCAAGGAGGATGTCCTGAGGAAGTGACCCGATCAGGTAATCCCTTTGCCACTCGGGTATCCCGGTCTTGTAGTCAGAATCATTCTCATCGTAGACGACAGGGGGCTGAAGTCTACTGATGTTCGGGAAGGTAATGAGCCTCTTCCTGAGGGTGTACTTCCCGGTGATGTCCGTGAAGACTGCACAGAGGCTAGTGTTGTAACCAGCAACCGTCCTTGGGTCGTGGTTGGTCAAGACTGGGGGATTCAGGACCTTGTTCTCACCCCAAGACTGCCCGTAGGACCAGACCCCGATGTGAAGAAACACGTTCCGATAACCGTCCGTCGCAAAGAACGGGTTGGGGCACCCAGACCCACCATGACGTGTGTACACATGGTTGCGACTCAGTAGAGTCATGTCCCCAGTGTCAATGTCCGAACGAACAGTGAGGTTCTTGATCTCACTGTTGTAGGGTCCGAAGCTCTGCCGGAAGGATCGAACCCTTACATTCTGCCCGTCAACTCGCTCACGGTCCAGGAACCCGTACATGTTGTCGCCCCAGGCGATTGCAACATGACTCTGCTCAGTGGGGTGGAGGATCCCACTTCCAGTCCTCCTAGGAGCCCCCACGACAACACCACGGAAGCCGAGGTCAGCCTCAAGACGAGAACCCTCAATCAGGTCGTTCCAGACCATCCCCTTCTGACCGTACTTGGAGTCAGCATAGGTGTAAAGGTCGCCAACAGCAGAGGAGAAGGTCAGCACATCGGTTCCGACCACATCATTTGGGGCTGTGTTGGTAACCGTCCAGGTTCTATTGTAGAGGGTATCACCCTCTGTTACGTAGATGTGAGTCCCAGCTACATGGGAACCACCAGCGAACTCAGTGGCCCTAACCCAATCGTGCTCAGAGACAATGTAGACCCCATTGATCGCACCCACTGACTGAGCCGCAAGGAGGACCTTGTCCCCTGGGGTTTTTAGGGCCACTCCGTCAATAGTAACTCCAAGTCCAGTGAGGTTGGGCACGTTGGTGTTCGCCACCACCCTCACCTGAATCTTGTTGAATAGAGTGTTCCCAAAGAGGTTCCGGCTTAGGACCTCCTGCTTGGGCTTCTCGTACCCATAGATGTTGATCTCATCAGCAAACGTAGTGTAGGACGAGCTGACGATGATCTCCCCGTCAAGCCCAACCCTGAATCCAGGGCACTTTGGACGGCACTCATTGGACTGCTGGGTCTCGTACCCAGCCCCCTGTTGCACCAGCACCCACTCTACGTTGTTTGCGAAGGTTCCGGCACCAATGAGGGAATCGAGGGCCACAACGTGCTCGCTGTAGCTGTCGTTTACCGTCCGGTACACCCCGTAGGCCGGGAAGTACAGTAGGTCACCCACTGAGATAGTCTTCCGGTAGGTCCTTCCTTGGGGGTCTGCCGTATCAGTTGAGAAGAGGAAGGTGGCATCGTAGAGATACTGGGTTGTGCCGCTCTGAACGAAAAGCGTACCCGTGTCAGACCGAATGAGGTCCACCGTCGGGCTGACAATGACCCAATCAGACCCGTTCCAGGTAACCCCCGGAATGAAGGATGGCACGACACCACCCTTGATCGGCATCGAGTAGTTCCTGAGGGAGACATCATCATAGGGGTGATTGGTATTCCCCTGAGTGTTGGGGTACACATCCAACGGGTCTCGGCTTCCGAGAGACCTGCGAATCAACTCCAAGTCATTGGATCTACGCAGCTCACCCAGGTTGGACGGATAGGTGCTCTGATACCCGTCAGCGGTCGAGACAGTCATCGAGACACTACTCTCGTACCCCTCGGTCATAGAAGGGGCGATGACCGCCTGATAGGTATAGTCACCAGTAAAACCCTCAGTCAGGTTCTTGTGCGAGACAATGACGAAACTGGTCGAGAGATGAACTCTTACCGGGTACGGGGACTTTCCTGGGACCCCAGCGTTGTCCAGGTAGTTGGTGTCCTTCCCGTTGTCGAAGTTCGGGATCCAGGCCCGACTCGCTGCCGCCCTAGTGTCGAAGTTCTGATAAACGATGATGGCTCGGTCCTTGGACGAACCAGAGATCCGAACGAAGTCCGGCTCACGCTCTTGGAAGTGGAACCTGGTGCTGCTGGGTACTGGGGAGTCGGGACCCGCAACCTTCACCGAGGCATAAATCTGATTCTCGCTCGTACCTGCTCGGCAATAGACCCGACTGACAGGGAAGATGGCGTACCTCAAGGAGGAGCCTGAGTTGAACACCTCCGCCTGGTCTCCCTCAGCACCCTCAAACTGGGGGTACAGGGCGGAACCACTGACTGAACGAACTATCCCAGTTCGCCCCTTGTAGTTGTCTGCCCCAGCGGTTTGATGGAGGAGAAGGAACCGGTCCCCATCCCGTACCCCAGCCGTGCTCCAATTGGGATATGCTGAGTCACTGAGGTACCCGCCACCACTGAAGTACCCAGTTGTTCCGGTAATGATAGCGTGGAGCCTCTCAGACCAGCACCAAATGAAGTCACACTGGACCCCACCAGCAGACCGCCTCCTGACAAGAGATACATCGGTCGAGCTTGTGATCGTCCCAGCATTGTAGCTACTGGTCCCATACGTAGTCAGACCGGAGACTGAGTCATAGATAATCTGAAGTGCAGCCGTGTTGCTGAAGGCGAGGTCATTGTAGCCCCAGCACCCAATAGCAATGCTGTATGAGTTGTAACTCTGAATATCCCCAACAGCAATGGAAGGGTGAACCGTGTACTGTTGGAACCCATACGGAGAGATCACCCTTGGGGATCCGTACCGAATAGAGTACCTCTGGGCAACAGGCTGATGGGTGTCCTGGGCACGATAGGTTAGGGCATCGTAGTAGCTTCGTGGGCCAACCCCAGAAGACCCGGAGAACTCCTCAGTCCAAGTGAAGACATACTCATCCAACACCGGATGGTGAGCCGCCCTCGGGTAGTGCCCTGAGGTCAGGTTTGACGAGTTTGGAGAGGTCAACGTGAAGAACTTCCCAGCGGAGTTCTTCACGTTGATCCCTAGCCCAGGAAGAACTCTGGTGCCATCCAACCGGATCTCGTTGAACCAGATTGAGTTGGAGGTGGCATCCGCAACGAAAGTGCCCCAGACCCTTCGAGCACTGTTCCAGACGATGCAGTAGCCCTCAACCTTGAAGGACTCAGGGAACTCGTACCCAGAAATCGGGATGTACGGAGTCCCATTGACATCTACAGTTGTGGGATCGTAGGTCCCATAGCGGTTGTTAGGACCGATCTTCAACGAACATGAGTTCAGGTCGAGGACGGTCCCATACCCCTCACCCTCTAGGGTGACACCCGGTGGAATGAAGATGTGGTCAGCCGTATTCCGGTAGACACCCCGACGAAGGTGAACGGTGGAATACTGCCCCTGCTGAAAAGCCTCAAGAAGGGCATTCTGGAGCGGGATATAGGTGTTTGGGAGACCCGATGAGGCGGCAGACCCGTCGTGGGAGTTGTTGTAGTCTCCGCTAGGGTGAGTCATCCCACCAACGGTAATCTTGGTCTTCTCCTCAATCCGGGTCTCAAAGGGGTAGTCATAGCCCGGATACTGAATCATCCGGATCTTGCCGTCTTGTCGGATTCGGAAACCCCTGAAAGGATCGCCACTAGACCAAAGAACAGCGTTACTAGCCCCGAAGTCTACCTTGGGGGTGATGTCCTCATTAGGACTGGACCCCCACCCAGATGCCTCAGCGTCCAAGGCACGGACGTAGAAGTCGTTCCCCTGGGAAGTCGTTCCAAGGAGGAGGGCTCCAGGATTGAAGCCATTCGCATCACTTGAAAGCTCAAGTCGGACCCTAGCCGGTGTCTGATACTTGTTCTGGTTGCTCCGACTGACATAGACAGAAGAAGCGGACCCTTTGGTCAAGGTCTTGTCTGCTGCCCAGTAGACCGCCCAGAGTTGGAGACGGCCAGTCGTGGTGTTCACCCCTCCGTTGCCCCCAGTGGGCTTCACATCGTTGCCCGCAAGGGGTGGAGTCGAGAACCGGAAGACACCCGCCTTGTAGTCGATAGTCATCCGCTGATCGGCATCAGGGATCGTACCGTCGATACGGGGGTTCTTCGGGAGGGGGGCGTTCCAGTCTGGACCCGAACCATCCGGCAAGCTCCGGTAGATGATGGGACGGTAGCCCACCAGGTCCAGAGAGCTACCAGGACCCGCTGGGGGCTGGTAGATTGCGTCCGCCCTGTCGATTGCCTCACCCCCTGAGAACGAGGGTGAGACCAGGTCCGTGACCCGGTCGATGTTGATCTGATCGAGGGTGGGGGCGGAGATGGTATGCAGCAGAGAATCAGGGCTGACTGCAAGGAAAGTCTGCTCCCGACCCAACGGACCAGAACCAGGAACCGCAAAGAGCTGGACAGCACCCTGCCTAACCACTGCATAGGAGTAGGGCTCAGCGCTTACCTCAAGAGCTGTGGTTGGAGAGTTGTTGGGGGCCTGTACGCTCGACAGGACCAAGCTATAGATCGGCCAGGACCCCGGAGTGTTGCCCACATAGGAAATAACGCCAGTGGCATTGGCGTTCCCATCACTCCCATCCAGACGGCTCTTGATGAGAAGAAGGTCCCCACTCTGAACCAGACTGAAGTCAGTATCAATGCTGGAGTCCTGGAGTTCCAAGGTTCCGATGGCAATACCAGTAGACCCGCTGGTGATGAACTTGGGGCCGTACCACCTGACCGACTCGGCTACGAAACTGCTCGGCTGAGTGGAAGAGAGGAGGAACGGTACGGGAGTCGTGGGTGGGCGGATAGCCCACACGTCGTCCAGGAAAACTGCTGGCCCGGAGTAGAACCTCTCATCGTTGATCGAACCAGCGTTCGACTCGTCACCAACGGTCAGAGCCTTCCCGCCAGCAAAGAAGTCAGCCTTGCGAAGCTGCTCCAGCTCACGGCGAGTCAGGTTCGAGTAAGTTGCCCCGGTCGAGGTGTGGGAAGTAGCCATGCGGTCCTTGCGTCCTTGCGTTAGGCCGTAGCCATAAAAGGTTCCGGGAACAATGCGAAGAGGCCGATCACGTAGGTGCCGCCCAATCGATCCCCTGGAGAGTCAGGCTCTCCCCTGTGCCGTTCTTGATGAGTGTAACCCGAACGAACAAGAGGTACTTGCCCTCTGAGTTCGGAGCAGTCATCGACCCGCCTGTGCTGTAGGTGACCGTTGTGACCCCCCCAGCCTCAACCACTCCAACCTTACACCCACGAAAGTCCTGGGTCTTGTCGTTGTCCGGAGTTCCGTCAGACCGGCCAAGGTCGAGCCACCCGGTAACCCCAGGGATCTTGATCTGGACTACAGCCCCGCCCGTGTGGTCCGTGATTTCATTGGGGTCCGGAGTGTTGGCAGCATTGAAGGCGGCTGCTGAAAGTCCGGTGAGCAGGATCTTCCCACTGTTCCTTGAGATCCCCGTATTGAACGCACGAACGTACCGACGCTTCGTGTTGGCCGCATCAGCCCCATAGATTGCAGAGTAGTCCCTTCCGGCTTGCGTTGGCTTGTACTGGGAGGCCGAGAAGTTGGTGGTCGGGTAGACCAGACGACCAGAGTACACTTGAAGAGCCCCTGAAGCTATGGCCCCAGCCGAGTCAAAGACGTTTCCACCCGCTGGCTGGATCGGAGCACTCCCCAGTGGAGCGTTGTAGCTGCTGATGTAGCGATATGACTCACTGACGAAGGACTCTTTCACCTCGGTGGTGAGGGTGGCCTCGTTGTAGGCAGGGTTGACAAGGTATCGCTCAGTGCTGGTCACATCCACAGCAGAACTGAATGAACCCCTCCAACGAACCGTCACCTGAGCGTTGGGGTAAACCGGCTTCGGAAGCGGGCTGACCACCGTGAGGGCTGCTTGAGTTGCATTGGAGAGTCGGGCAACAGAGGCCGGGTCCGGAGGGTTGGAGAGGGAGAACGGGGTCCCCCCAGAGTTGTCGGAGACGTTGGACCCATCAAACAATGGGTAAGTCCAGGTAGTCCCATTGAAGTTGGACATGATGGCCTGGACCACGGGGAGGGCCGACACATACTCAAGGGGAACCGAGACTGAAGGGGACGTGTTGGTGAGGAACGAGTTGCTGAAGACGTTGGCTGCTGTGGACAGCAAGTTCACCTGGAATGCCGTACTGTTGTAGTAGGCGATCCCGGAGAGATTCATCGTGGTAGTGGTCCCAGCAGGGGACGTGGTGAGGGTGGCACCAGTAGGCCCAGACCCACTCAATGTGTCGGTAAACACGTTGGCCCTGATCACATTGTCGTAGGCGGCTGCATCCGAGGGGACTGCCGAGTAACACTTGGAAGTGACCAGATTCCCCGCTGTGAGGCTTGCAGGCTGGATGGAGGCAAGCGTTGTGGCGTAGGTCTCCTTCCAGTGAACCAGGAGGTAGCTCCCAGAGTTCCCAGCCGTGATAGACACTGGGAAGCGATACTTCCCAAGCTGGTAGGCATAGAAGTTGGACCCGAAGGCTGTGTACTGCCCGCCTGGGTAGCTGTTTTGGTAGGGGAGCCTGTCGATCAGGGTGATGGCATCAAGCCCTGACCCGGAGGGGGTGTAGTTAGTCTGCCCAGAGGACCTGGTGGCCTCAATGAAGTTGGCACTTGCGACCCCCGCTGGAGCCGAAGCACTTGACCCCAACCAAAGGGCCGAGATCAAGGTGGTCTCTGCCGGGTTGAAGAAGTCGCTGTTGGTCGTTCGGTAGACAGCAAGGACCCCTCGGTCGGCCGGGAAGACCATTCCCCCAATAGTCTGAGTGCCGATGCTCCCGACAGGGGTCAGGTACTTCGTCACGATAGCGGCTGTCCCAGACTTGAACCCTCCACGGATGGCCGATCCACCCACCGTCAAGGCTGGCGTCCAGTTGGTGAGGCCGGAGTTCGGGATGGCTCCCGAGTCGTAGCCGATCTTGTCTGGCTTCACTGGGAGGAGGTCAGACAGGGCCGTGAGGGCGTCCATGACGCTCTCCCCGTCATAGGGTCCACCAGCCGAAGCCAAGAGAGCCTGCCCCGTATTCGGGTTGACCTCGGGGATGCCAACCGCCCAAGACATGTGGGCATCCACGGGGTCGTTGATGTGGGCCTCAAGGTCGCCAGCACCCCCTACCGGGAAGGATAGCGCCGAAGCTGGAACCTGACCGGCTGAGAGCTTTCCAGGTCCAGGATTGACGAAAGAGGGTGACTTGTTGGACGGCATCTCTCAGCTTCTCCGGTTGAGGAGGTTCCCGGAAACCCGGTAGACACTCGCAATGGTCGTGTTGTCGGTGTCGAGGACCTTGATGCTGTTCTCCGCATCAAACTCCGCCCATCGAACGAAGTTCACAAGAAGGAGCGTCCCCTTCCTCCCCAGGGTCGTGTCCGAGGCGGTCTCCATCAAGGTCGGTAGGATGACCTTGTGGACACGAGCATCCGAGAGTGGTGGCCCGAAGGCATTGGGCTTGTACCCAGCAGAGAAGGTCGGGAAGTAGGTTCGGTCCTCGATGTCAGCATCGCTCAGGCTCCGGGTGAAGGACACCGACTCCGAGTCAGGGACGTAAGGGATGTAGGTCGGTACCTTCAGGAAGCCCGTCGAAGCGTTGAACTCAGCTACGTAGATGTTCTCCGAGCCGTCAAGCTCGTACTCCCCACCGAAGGTACCCACGCTCTTGATGATGCCGCCGGTCTGAACGTAGGCTTGGGGGTAGGGGTAGCCCTCCCCCTGAGACCCAGACCCAGTCGTGATGGAGTACAGGTTAGGGGAAATCCACCTCGGGATCAGGGCCAGCTCCGTTCCAAGGATAGTCCCTCGAATCGTCTGGGGCGCCCTGGTCTCATAGTAGATCGTGAACTGCACCCCAGGGGTAACCATCGACGTAGACTGGGGGATAGGGCGAAGGGCCTCGTAGTCTACCTCAATCACATCGAACGGAGTTGCAGCAGAGCTGAGCTGGACCTTCCGACGGTCATCCCCCACCAAGAGTGCCCCCGGATCAGGGGTACTGTTGACCCTTACCTCAACCAGAGTCTTCACTCGTTCCGGCAAGATGAGCTGGTCCATCGGATTGGTGGACTCAGCCGTGGTAGTGAACGTCAGTTGGCTTGTCCGATACTGGAGCTGAACCTGACGATGGGTGTAGTCGAGAACCTGGGTGTCGATGGCAGCGTAAGATATCGGGGCAGAAGCCGACAACGCCGAGGGGTTGTTGATCGAGAAAGAGGCACTATCGTAGTCGTTCGTTGGTGTCTTCGCCAAACCCTGACCTGGCGGGTAGGCAATCAAGAGGTCGATGTACATCGGCTCTGTGGTTGCTGAGTCTGGCGGGATCCCCAGCGTGATGACGATGTTCCCCGGAGGATAGCTGCAAAGCCCCTGGATGTTGGTGACAGGGAAGGGGACCACTGAGGTATTCCCCAAGGCGGAGAACCCAATGTCGAGACCCTTCTGGGTCCCCAGTGGTCCTTGAATCCTTGCCCGAAGGATGTCGATGATCCGTGTCCCAGAAGGCGCCCTTGTCAGGAACCCGATGGTTGCAGGGAACGGGTACTGGGAGATCAGGGAGGGGCTGATCGTCACCTGGGTCCCAACCTGCCAAGTCGGAGTCGAGACGTTGGGATCACCAGGAGTGATCTTGAACGTCATGACCTCATAGTTGGGCCGGTCGGTGAAGAACCTACGGGTACAGTCGAACTGACCGATGAACTCAGCCCCAGGGGTGTCCCCTGTGATGGTCCCGTCCCCAGGAAGGGTCCCAACCTCATCCGCCCAAAGGTAGGTGTGCCCAGAGATCCCTCCGCCATTCGGAGTTGTCCCCCACTCGGTCTTCAACTTATTGTCAAGTAGAATCCCAAAGTTCTTCTCAAGGACCTCTCGATAGTCCCACCCGCTGGTGGAGACTGCCTGGCGAAGATCCGCCAAGTCAGTGCCAACAAAGATGTCGCTGAGAAGGCCATCTGGACGATCTGACGGTCCAGGAGAGACCACTCCCCCGTTATGATTCAGGTTCTTCTTGAAGGATGTCGTATTCCGCCTGAATACTGCGCACAGTGGGATGGCATACATGTAACCATCCACAGTACCAAGGGCATTGCTTGGAATACCGTCCCCAGCCACCCATAGACCAGGGTCTCCATAGGCACTCTGGTTGTAGTAGACGAAGGTCGAGGCCACTCCATCTGGTGCAGAGGAGGAGGCTGGGACCGAATGTGCCACCACAACAGGGTCATCAATCCCGTAGGGGTAGCCAAAGAGGTCCACTCCAGCAATGACCCGAAGACGGTACTGAATCTGGACCCTCTTGGTGGTCTCGGCCCCAACTACGGAGTCGAGCATCTGGTCCTGATAGTTCAGGGTGGCATCATCGACAGAGGACACCCCGACGTTGCCGTTCCTCCAAATACGACCGGTAGGGCTCTTCCCATCCCCAGTAGAGGGGCCAATGAGCCTACGCCAGACCTCCAGAATGACCAGGTCCGTTCGCTTGGCCCCGTTCCCTGTTGGGCCAACGGGAAGCGTCAACTGATTGGAGCTGGCATTCCCGGTGTAAGCCACCAAGACGGGCCAGCCATTCACCAGAGCCTTCAGGTTGTTCGCAAGGAGCAACGTGTTTGCGATAGGGCTCGGGATGAAGATCGACCCAGACCCACCCATAGGGTCTGAGGAGTTGATGTGTACGTCGGTGAGCCACCCAGAAGGAGCAATCGACCTTGCTAGGTCAAGAGCGTACCCACTGTCTATGTCTTGGGCAAGGTTGAGTTCCTTGTCCAAGACTGGCTTACCAGCTTGAAAGACCGTTGTCTCAAAGGCCCTTCCATCTGGAAGTAGGTAGCCACTGACTGCCGGTCCAAAGTTTCGTCCGTTCCCACCTGAAGGCATCTCGTGATCTCCTCAATCAGAAGGTGAGGCGCCAGACGATTTCCAGCGTAGAAGTGGCAGGTTTGTTGATCACCGGGAAAGTGAGGTAGTTCACCATGGTCTCCCTCTCCCGGAGGTCAACCAGAGGATCATAGGGTCCGTTGGGGGGCGTCACCGGGTTCCGAACCGAAAGGTTCGTTGAGATGTACCCTCCAAGCAATCCCATCTCCACCAGTGGCCCAACCGCCTCAGACTCGGTAAAGATCGTCGTGTAGTCCACCACGTTGGTTGGAATCGCCGTAGGAATGCCTCCAGCGTCAATGAACTGGGTCTGGGAAAAGGTCTTCCGAGTCAGCTCCGAGTAGAGCGCCCGCTGAGTGTTCGTAGGAGCCGGAGGGGATAGAGGGTTCCACCCAGAGTCCCCTGTACCCATCGCCAGAACGAAGACGCTCTTGGCTGGCTCCTGGTTGTCCTTCATGAGGCGGGCAACCAGGATGCTGGCATCCTTGACGATGAGGTTCCTGTGCTCCCGCTTGGCCTGGATTTCTCCAGACTGCCCATCCCGGAGCGTCATGAACACGTCTCCACGGACGATGCAGCCAACCCGCTCTTCGTACTTGGGCCGTAGGGCTCCGAAGACTGCTGACCCCACTCGTGCAAACGCTTCTTTGAGCTGCATGTTCATCTGCTCCGGTCTGTTCGTCTAGCCCACCCTCAGAGAGGGCTCCGAGCTTCAAACGGCCAGAGCTATAAGAAAAACCACCAAGGTCCGTTACGAAGTCAGGGACAAGCCCTCGGACAAGGTGATCGACTCAAAGAGCCGTATGCCAATGCTTGAAGTCAGTGCTTCCGAATGGGTCATCGACTCGACCAAGTTGACCTGAACCACCGTTGACCCAGGTACAAGGTCGAAGTCGTCTTGTCGGGTCACCGTCTCATCCACACCTACCAGGACGCTCCGATCCGGGTGGACCTCTTCGACCAATCCGAGGACCTCCATCGGGCTGACGAAGTGTTGAGTTGGCTCTACCACGGGATCGGGCAACGGAGACAGGTTGTTCACGGTGATGAACGGATAGGGCGTCGCCGCTGAGGCATCAAACTGAGGCCAACCTCTGGAAGTGTGGTCATCCAAAGGGATAAAGTCCCCGACCGGTGGCATCGGGCTCTTGAACATGAGCCAACCAGGGCTGTTCAGCTTCGCCGTCCTTGTCGGGTCCTCCTCACGGAGCGTCAACCCAGCAATGATGTCCCCAAACAAGGGGACAGTTTCTTGAGGACGATTGGTAAGGTTGAACTTTGCCTCTCCTAGACGATAGAACTCGACGAAGAGAGAGGCGTTGTTCAGGGTTGAGGACGGAGAGGGGGTGGCAACAATACCACCCCCATGCGTATAGAGGGGCTTTGGGTCGGCTGGCTGTGGGAACCTGTAGGTGTCGTGTGCCTCGGTACAGGTCTTGACCCTGTCTACCTGAAGGATCGAGTTCGGGGATCCACCTGGAATGAGGGACGGGCTGAAAAATACAAGTCCCTGTGGGTTTCCGAACAGGTCCCCCAAACCTGCGTCCACAGCTTCAGTCTGGCTCTCAAGCCTTGGTAGGATCTCAAGGGCCTCGGACAGGTACACTCGATCAGACAGGCTCAACTCCACCGAGGATCTGGTGTCAACCCTCTTGGTGAAGTTGGCGAACTCATCAAGGCCGAAGCTCTCAGACACCGTGACGGCCTGAAGAGACTCGGTAAATCGTGTTCCGCTGGTTACAACAAGGGACTCTGTGAAGCTCAGAATCTCTTGGAACGCATCGAATATGACCGTTGGTTCAATCCGGTACGGAACCAGCTCTACCGCAAGGGACTCCTCAAGACGGAAGACTTCCGAGGCGGTTCGGTTGGGGTCCGGGGGTTGAGCCTGAACTTCCCCCGTGAACTTGGCTAGTGAAATCCTGGCAGTACGCTGAGGATTGTACCAGGTAATCTTCGAGGTGGCCGGGACCACTGTCATCTCGAAGGTCGTAAGCACCTTGTCCGAGACAGTGAGGGAGTAAGCAATCCCAGCGACCAAGGGGGATGCAAGCTGAAGGGTAACCCGAGTTGGGTTCACCATGAGGTTCGGCTGAACCTCCGTGACCTCCACTGGAACCCCGTCCGGGTCCAAAACAGCATAGCTCAGAGGCGAGAGGAAGTTCTCGTCTCCGATCATCTCCTGGTTGAAGACGATGAGAACCCCGTCCGGCCGGACTGCTTGAGCCCGAAGGCGCCCAACCTGAGGGAAACCAGTGAACTCCTTGGAGCTTACAAGGGGGTTGAGTGTAGATCCAAAGATGCTCTCAACAACCTCGTTGACCCGGACACGATATAGTGTGTAGAACTGCTCGCTCGTGATGAGGCGTAGGGACAGTGGATTCGGGTCTGGTACGATCTTCTTGACTGGAAGGACCGTGGACTCACCAAGGACCCGCTCGATGTAGTAGTTGGAGGGGTCCTTGGTATCCGGAGAGTCAAGGTTGGGCTCCTCCGAGAAGGTCAGGGCGAGGGTGTACGGGTTGATCGCTGTGGCATCGACCAGTTGGAAGAGCGCAATTCCGCCCCCGTAGGGCGTCATTCCGAATGGCTTGCTACCGTAGGACATTGGGCTCCGTCATGGGTCGATCAGGAAGTCAACGACCCCCTCGTCCACATTCTTGACCAGGCGATAGACATGAAAATCACCGTCAAGGTAGTCGAACGAGATTGACCCCAGGACAGCGTTTGAGTTCAAGTCAACCAGCCGCACCTCTCGCTCGCCATAAGGCGTAGAAACGAACGCCAGGGCCGCTGTCATGCCAAGGGCACTGAACCCGAAGCGAACCCCTGAGTCCCCAGTCCCGAGCGTTGAGTCACTCAAGAGCCGAAGCCGGAAGTCCACCCTGGTCGAGAGGCCCTTGGGGTCCGTGATGGGGGTTGCGTTCCTGTAGACCGTCCGTGTCGTGGAGCCAGGAGCCACCCCATAGGTGAGAACCCCTCCAGCAACCGTGGTAGTCACCTCGGATTCGATCTCCGAAGCCAGAACCCATGGGGTCCCGTAGCCAGGGTCCTGCTCGGGAAGCACGTCCCCCTCATAGACGGCACACACCGTCTTCTGCCAGGATAGCTTCCCGATCCGAACTAGGCCGCTTTCATCGGAGAATGGCGCCACCAGGTCAGGCTCCCCAGACTTCTGCTCAAGAACCTGTAGGCTGTTGTAGAGAACGTTGTCTGGAACAACGATCTTCACCTCAGTGGAGGCGTCATTCAACTGGAAACCCTCTGTGTTCAAGACATCCGAGGGGTTGTTGAGCGTCGATAGGAACGTAACCTGTGGCCTGGGGCGACGGACCTCATAGGTCTGCGTTTGAGGGACAAGGGGGGTACCCTCGTTGAGCCTGGTAAACGCTACAATGTCAGGGCTGCTGGAGTATTCCTCCCACGGATAGGGCACACCTGTAGAAGAGGAGGTGTACTGGGTGTGGTTGTGCTTCACTTTCCCGAACAAGTGCTCGGGGGAGGACATGACGTTCCGCTGATTCAAGAACTGATGGTGCGGAGCAATCTTCAGCTCACTTGGAGAACGAGTGACCCCGTACCTGACGAAGTCCCAAGCGGTCTGGGAGAGGTTCTCAGGGTCAAAGGCCCCCCATGAGACAGAGGGCAGCCCACGGTTGATCGTGTAGGGCAGTCCCACCGAGCTGTGAGGAAGATTGACCTCGCTGTAGTCCACCTGAAGAAGTGGCTCGGGGATCGCATCCTGGAAGAGGGCCACAAACCCTGCTGGGTCCCGGACCAGCCGGAACTTGTGAGTTGTCCCACCCCCTTCAGCCGATATCTTGTAGAAAGACCAAGTAGGGACTGTTAGGAAAGTGGCCGCAATCGTGAGTGTGGTTGTATCCACAGAGACAATCGGGAACGACCCCTGGTTTGGACCAACCTCGATCACTATGCTGTCACCAGGCTGAACACCAAGAGCAACGAAGTCCTTGGTGTTGTCCGTCAGGTAGTTTGCAACCGCTAGGCCCCCACCGCTTGCCTTCAAGGCCATCGGACTTGAAGACCGCCAATCAGTCTGAGCAGGGATCCGGTACCCCTGAGTCAGGGACCCAGGCTGAGGGAAGGACCCAGTGATGGTGAGCGTGCCCCCAGACCTTGAGGCAATCGAGTAGACTCCTCGGTTGACCCCATAGTCGATGATCAGGTCGTCCCCAACCTGAACCCCAGCCGCTACGAAGTCGGCTGCTGCATCCGTGAGCTGGTTGCCTGCTGTTGCTCCGTTCCCCTGAATCCGGATCGGCAAGTGATAACCCAGAAGAGAGTTCGGGTCCGAACCCTTCCAGATCCCAAGGTAGTGCTGAACCCCAGAAGCCGGTTGTGCTCGCCAGACGTTGGCGTAGTGCCACTCCACAACCGAGCGAGCCACCCTGCTGGTCAACGTGGAGGACCCAAAGGAGTAGGTCGGGTCCCCGTTCGCTGTATCGAACAAGGAGTAGGCAATGGATCCCATGAACTTGTTGTCGATGAACAAGCTCACGAGGTCTCCGCTGGTATTCTTCACCAAACGGTAGATGTGGGCCTTCCCATCGAACCAGTTGAACTTGATCAGGGCCGTCAAAACGGGTCTGATCTGACCGTCTGAGTGGAATGCTATCTGAAGTTCCCCCGTGGTGGGGTCCACTCGGGTCATGATCCCAAGGGTGTGGGTCCCATCGAAGACATCCAGAGTGGCCCCACAGAAGTTGTTGTCGGGGGACCCGTCAGGCGTGTATGAGACGACCTGGAACTTGGCCTCAGCGTACCAGTCCAGGCTCTCCTCAAGGATTCGCTCGTCCGAACCCATGGGTGCCAGGTCGTTGATGGAGAAGACCCGACCATCAACGACTGTGGTGTCCTCGATGCGTAGGATCCTCCCAACCATCGTTGCAGGGGCCGTCCCGTGGGAGGACCAGGGGTTCGGAGTTGCATCCTGTGGAAGCGATCTCCCAGGGTAGCTGAGCTTTGGTTGAGGCTTCGAGGGGAAGAAGCATAGCTGGACCAGACGAGTCCCATCGTCGATGGCCGCCATGACTGAGTTGGCCGAGACCCCATGAGTGTAGGTGCGAAGGCTAACCCCAAGGTCGAGGGTCACATCAGAAGAGGCTCCCAGAAGAGGCTCGATCCTGGTGAAGCCCCGGAAGTCCCCACCCATGAGACCGACGGCACTTGAGGTCGAGGCATCCGTTGCCGAAGTGGAGTCAAGAAGAAGTAGCCCGTTGGAAAGGGACTCGTTCCCATGGTACCCGACAGGGGTCCAGGGGGTCAGGGCCGTCTCCGGGTAGATGTCACCCTCGTAGGACACGAAGATCGAGGGTGCGCTCTGTTCGGGGTTGACTGGAAGGACAACGTACCGAACGAAGTCCCAAGTGCTCAAGTTCTGAGCCTCCCGGCTCAGTGACCCAAAGTAGGCATTCTGGACTTCATTGAAGGGGTCATCCAGCTCCTCAAGGAAAGGAAGCTCCTCTTCCGTGATCCGAAGGCTCTCAACCACCTCCCCATCCACGTAGAAACGGGTCACCCCATCTCGGTCCCGGAAGAACCGGTAGGAGTGGAGAACAGACCAGTCAAAGTCGAACGGTAGCTGGGTGGGGTTGCCGTTGGAGTCTACCCCACCCGTCCAGGCTTCTAGGCTAGCTTGACGGTTCCCGAATCCATTCTTGAGGAACCCGATCTTCCGCACCCCATTCTCGATGAGGTAGCCCAGAACAACCACTCGGTTGGTGTCAGACCAGCCTACAGAGATGCCCGTGTAGACCCCATCTGGTGTCGTGGAGTTGATCTTGAGGCGCCAGGTTGCAGCGTAGACACAGGGGAAGGTGAGGTCTACCTCCCGTGTCCAGAATAGAGGCTCCCCTGTAGGGAATGGACCAGAGGAGGTCTTCTCGACCAGGAGAGCCCCCTCAACAGCAACAGCCGTCCCAGTCCCCCTACGAACCCAAGGGGCAACCGGGTCCACCTCAGGAAGGGTGTCCGCTGAATAGGAGACGGATACCTCCTCCACCTGCCTCGAAAGAGGAGGGTACCCGATCCGATGGATCGGGGTATTCAGGACAAAGAGGTTGGGGTCGTTCAGAGCAACCGAGTAGGCCCGCTCAAAAGCTCGGTAGTGGAGTTCCCGAAGCAGTGGTTGGGCCTGGTTGGCGAGGATGCCCTCAGTCTGGAAGGAAGCTGGGGAGACCAGCACGTTCCGGTATCGGTAGGTGTGCTGAGATGTAGACTGACCGCCCACATTGTTGAGCCAGTTGTTGAGCCTGAACTCCTTGGAGTTGAGCTTCCGGACCTCAACAGTCGGGTCCGGGATCCAGGAGTAGTCGATCTTCACATCGGCTTCGGGGGCAGGGGGGGAGTCCAGGATCACCTGCCCAAGCAGCCCCACAACGGCCTGGACGGCTACACGATGGCCGTCAATCTTGACCGTGACATCGGAGGGGCTGTCCGCAATCTCCCCTGTCCTAGGGTCGTACAGGCGCCAAGAAAGGGCACCGTTGGCAGGGTCCGGGAGGTGGAAGCTGGCCTGGAGCTTGAGCCGGGTCTGGTTGACCACACCAACCACCCGATAGGAGCCCCCATTCACGGTGGACCCACTTAGCTCCAGGTACAGACCAACGTGGCTTGAGGTGAACGAACCACCAGGAAGGACCACCTCGCTCAGGGTCAGGTTCCCGAAGTGCAAAGAGGGGGCCGTCTGAATCGCCCCTCCGGTCCCAGTCTGAATGTCCAGGGCAGGTTTCGAGATTGGTCCCCGGTCAGTGAAGAGAGACCTGGTAAGAAGGGGGACCGTACCGACGAAGGTGTGCTGGTTGAAGGAGGGATCAACAGGGTTTCCAGCCTCATCCTTGGGAGTCCCAAGGGCGTTGACCGTAAGGTATTGGAGCCCCTCACCCATCCCAGAAGTGAAGAGAACGACTGTCTTGGGGTCGATAGCCCGAACCTCACGAATCCTGACGGGTTCCGAGGTTGGCCCGAGGAGAAGGTACTCACTCGGGTTGAGAAGATCCGGGTCAACCCGCATGTCCTTGTCAAAGGACACGATGACCGAACCATCATCCACTACGGTGAAGGCGGTCACCACCTTGGGCTTCGACCCAAAGGCAACGAACTCGACCCCTCCTGAGTAGGGGGTGTGAGAAGCCTTCTTAGTCAGCAAGAAGACTTGCCCGAAGTAGGTTCTACCCAGAGAGGTCTCAGTGACCTTCAGGATGGCCCCTCGTGCCCCATCCCGGTGAGACCACTTCAGGGTGCCTGTCCCAGGCACAAAAGTACCTGGGGACCATGAAGAGCCAGGGGGAATGTAGGTCCCGTTGTCTGGCCCTGTGTAGGGAACCTCTCGGTCCAGGACCACCTTGGACCCAGAGTAGGAAAGAATCCTGTAGGGCATCGAGGAGTTGAACATCACCCCCTCGATGTAGAAGTAGTCCCCGATATTCTTAGGGGTGAACGACCCGGTTACTGTGTCAAAGACGAAAGAACGAGCGGCCCTGCTGGAGTCGAACGTCTCGGGGGGCACCACTTGTCCAGAGGATCCCTCCTGAAAGACATCCTGGACGGGGATGGCTGAACTGATGAGGGTCGGAAAAGCTCTCGATTCCCTTGGCGTGATGAGGTAAGCAATAGGGTCCGAGACCCCCTCGATATCCATTACCTCTGGGAACTCTACGCCAACCGTGGTTTCGTTGATGCTGTAGAACCGAAGAGAGCCGATCTGAAGGCTCTCGAAGAGGTGTAGGACGGTTTCGACCTGGAACGTGACATTGAAGTCAAACGAGGTCTGGACGGTCTGGGTGAGGGTTTCAGTTGCGTTGGCGATGAAGGGGGAGATCCCCTCTTCGACAACCAGGGCCTCCTCCACCCTAGCGTGCTGACCGAACCGAAGGTCCTCCCCGATGGAGAAGTTCTCAGCCCCGTCGAAGACTGCCCCACCAGTGTGGAAGACGTAGCTGAGATTCGCAGTTTCCTCAGCCAGAGTCATGACGGAGATGTCCACCTGTACGGTGTTCCCGTCAGCGAAGTCTGGGTGCCCAGTTACGTTGATGGTGAGGTCTTGCCCCTCGTTGATGACTGTCCCAGAGAACGGGGACAGGAACGAGGCATCCTGGATGACCTGGATTCCGTTCAGGAAGAACTGGAGAGTGTACGCCTCGAACTCGGAGATGCTGTGGAGGACGACCTGGACAGGGGTGTTGACCGGCGCACCCGTCCCATCAATGGCCGGGGTGGCCGACGTGATGGAGACGCCCCCGGACTCAAGGGACAGCCCACCAAAGGGTGTCGTACCGAAGGGGCTACTGCCGTAAGACATTGGTCACCTCACACCTGCCACAGTTCTGCAATGATGGTGTCCACAAGAGGGCCACCGTATGGAGGCGTGAACGGGTAGGGTTGAGTGATGACGTTCGTGACCCAAGTGACGTAGACAACCCCTGGAGCCCCGGAATCTCTGGCCCTCTTCTTGACGTAGGTGATGTATCCAGAGCCAGAAGCGTAGGCAGTTCCGATGGTTCTCATGGGATGCTGCACACCGATCCTCGACACAGTACGGTCGCAGAACTCCTCAACCACAAAAGCACCGTCATGGTGGGAGGTCCCAACCTGTCGAAGGGTCATCAAGACGTTGAAGAACGTGTTGAGAGCCCTCAAGTCCTGAGCGAAAGTAGGGACCACCCTATCAACCATGGATGTGTTGAACCCGGTGTTTGCAGCAGGAGGGTCCGCCGGGTACTTGGCATCCACCCTTACAGCATCAGTGTACCACCTGGTTGTGACACATTGTCCGTCAGTTGCGACCGTCATGGATCACCTCAACCACAGGCCCCTGTGACTCCAAGTCGATACGTCCCAGAGAGCGGATTCACCGAAGAGATCCAGGGCACCAGCAGCTTGTAGTTCGTGACCGTGGGCGTCCCGATGATGAGCTTGCTCTTGTCCAGGTTGAACTGAAGGTTGGCACTGTTCTGGACCACCCGGAAGAAGTCAATCTCCCCGGCAAACCCGTCGTAGTATTCACCAACCCCAATGAGACAAGGCATGTCATCATAGGTGGGTGGGGAGAAAAGCCTATTCGGCTGCATCTGGTTGCCGCTGTACCCCATGAACTCATCAAGGTACGAGGTTTTCATGTTACGAACCTCGTAAGAGCCATAGGTGTTGAAGGCTATGCCCCCGTTATCGGTGGAAGTGCCGGAAGCACCTCCAAAGTACACACCGGACCCCTGCATAGAGGTTGTCAGGCCACCCATCATGCAGTAAGGGTCCTGGGTCGTCAGGTTGTCTCGACGCTTGTAGGCCCCTGTGTAGCAGAAATGGTAGTTGATGTTGTTTGCGTCATCCACCAAGAGCAAGAGGCCATCGTGGTCTGCGAGGTAGTGATACCTGGTTGGGGTGGCCGTGTAGGCTGTCGTGAACACCAGGTTCATGTTCTGCTTGGAAGTGTAGTGGGTGCCCCCAAGGTTGTTGCTTCTGGGGAAGACGTAGAGGCCCGTTCCTCCTGTAGGGACCTTCCAGACCGGGTTTCCCTTGGCCTGGCTCCCGAACGATCCTGAGTCCCCGTAGGTCCCCAGCGTGCCGTTCCAGGGCATCTGGTCCCCTCCGATGCCAACCCCCATCTGGATCGCTACCCAGTGTTCGTACTGGTTGTTGTTGGCCTGACCAATACACAGTCCAGGGTTGGAGTTCCCAAGGCTCCAGGTGTTGTTGTACTGAACCCACTGGACCAAAACGTAGAACGGCTCGTTTCGAGGTCCAGCATAGCTGGGGTTTGCTGGGGTTGTAGAGGCAGTACGCCACTCAAACAAGTACCAAGCGTTCGAGGTGAAGGGGCCACTCTCATCCCAGTAGCCAACGGCTGCCGCCGAAGCCGCCCCAGAACCAGCATACCGAGCCCGAAGGGTCACAACTCCTTGAGTCTCAAGGTACATGAGGAAGTCGTAGAGGCCCTTGAAGAACTCCTGGGCGTTCTGATAGACGTTGTTCCCTGTATACAGGGAGACACATTCGAGCTTTCCGTAGGCTTGCCCCGACATGAACTAGACCTCCTAGAAGACGATCAGGGGAATGCCCCGGTTGTCCCCACCCGAGTCGTCCCAGAGAGGGGGACCACAGCAGAGTTCCACGGGACAATGAACTTGAGAGCCGATACAGTTGGGGTCCCGATGATGAGCTTGTTGCCCGCCGTGTTCCTCTCCAAGTTGGCTACGTTCTGGACGATGCGGAAGAACTCGATGCTCCCCGCAAATCCAGCATAGTATTCATACGGTTGAATGAGGTATGGCATCTCATCGTAGGTACTTGAGGCAAAAAGTCGATTCGGTTGAGTGTAGTTGGTTGACCACCCAAGAACTTCCTGAAGAAGGGAGGTGCCTACCAACCGAACATCACAAACCCCATCACGTTTGAAGGCAATACCACCGTTGGTGCCATTGGTTCCCAATGTATCCCCGAAGTACGTTCCTGAATCTGGGGCAATCACAGTCCTGCCACCCATCATGAGGTAGGGATCCTGGTCAGTTAGACCATCTCTCAGCTTGTAGACCCCCGAGTACAGGTAGTGGTAGTTCACGTCATTGGCGTCGTCATTCAGAATGAGTAGACCATCGTGGTCGGCAATGAAGTGGTATCTAACTGGAATGTTCGGGGTCCACTGATTGAAGAACACGTAGTTCATGTTCTGCTTGGAGGTGTTATGGGACCCTCCGGAGTTGTTGCTTCGAGGGAAGACATAGAGGCCGGTCCCGCCGGTAGGGACCTTCCAGACCGGGTTTCCCTTGGCTTGGTTCCCGAACGACCCTGAGTCCCCATAGGTCCCCAGCGTGCCGTTCCAGGGCATCTGGTCCCCTCCAATGCCAACGGCCATTGAGAGGGCTACAGCTCCAGATTGACCCCCATCAGGCCCATTGACACCCAAAATCAAAGACGGGGCCGCTGGGGTGCCCGATTGGGAGAACCATCCATCTGGGGAAGTGGCAAACTGGATGAGAATGTAGAACGGCTCATTCCTGGTCCCGGCATAGCTCGGATTCGACGGAGTTGTCGAACCGGTCCTCCACTCGAACAAGGCCCAAGCGTTGTGGGTGAAGGGATTCGCCTGGTCCCAGTAGGCCACTGAGGCTGCTGAGGCTGCTCCAATCCCAGCATACCGAGCCCGAAGGGTCACAACCCCCTGGGTCTCAAGGTACATGAGGAAGTCGTAGAGCCCCTTGAACACCTCGTAGGTGTTGTACTTGTTGTTGCCGGTGTTCGAGACACACTCAATCTTGCCGTAGACCTGACCTGCCATGACTGGTTCCTCCTAGAAGACGATTCCCTCTCGGGTCAGGCCGATCCCTGGGTTCACGCTGGCAGGCCAGGGAACAGAGAGCTTGACGACGTTGGTGAGACTGGTGGAACCGCCAACGACGTAGCGAGTACCTGTCCCAGTGGTTCGACACCTGGTCTCAGACCCAGAAGTCTCCTTGATGAAGTCGATCTGCCCTGCATACCCGTACCAGTTGGGGTACTCATACATGGCAATAGGGATCGGGTACTCGTCAAACACTGGAGTGTCGAAGTATTTGTTGGGGTTCATGAACACATAGGGAGATGAACTGTCGAAGAGGAGTTGATACCTCTCCATGAAAAGCCCCCTAACCCCGTTGACGGCTGGATTAGGGGCTGGAATCCCACCACCGTTGTTTGGGCTCTCATTACACCACCCCTGTCCGTTGGTGCTCCCGTAGACATTGCCTCTCAGGATCGGCAGATACCCCGTGATGGTGTTGAGCATCACGTAGGGGTATTCAAAAGTCAGGTCCGGCCGTGGAACGAAGACACCAAAGTAGCACAAAGACCACTGATCTATGTAGGTTGGATCTGCAAGGAAGACGAAGTTGTCGTCATCCATGATGATGTGGACCTTGCTTGGACTGGTTGTGTTCCCACTATCACGATAGAAAATGTGGCTGGTGTTCTCCTTGTTCGTCACATGGGCTCCACCCACGTTGTTCGAGCGAGGATACACGATAACCCCAGTCCCGCCGGTTGGAGTCTTCCAGACAGGGGAACCCTTCACGTTCTGACCAAGTGTCCCCGTGCCGTTCCAGGGGTTCTGATCCCCCCCGATGCCAATGGCAAACTGAATGCCTATGCGGCTGTTGTTGCCGCTGTAGTTGGCGTTGTTTTCGCACTTCCCTGGGTTCCCTGGGGAAGAGCCAAAGCTGGCCTGGTCATCTCGGTTCCACTGGACTAGAACGTACCAAGGGAACGTCCTGGTCCCAATGTAGAGAGGGTTTTCGGTGACCGTGTTCATCTTGAACACGAACCAGGCGTTGTTGGTGAAGGGGAAAGACTCGTCCCAGTAGTTGACTGAGGAAGCTGTGCTACCGATCCCCCCATGACGAGCCACCTCGGTCATGTTCGGATGGACCTTGAAATATTTGTAGATCGCAGTGAACACCTCTTGGACGATGTCTCTGTACCCAGCCCCAGTACCCGTAGGGGTATTCCTGAACCCGAAGTAGCACTCGACCTTTCCTCGAATCGTACCGGACATCAGCGACCTCTCACGGGAAGGTGACCCCGGCTCGGGTGAAGGTTGACCTTGGGGAAGTGACCCCATTCCAAGGAGTGGTCAGCTTGATCCCAAAGGGAGTGTTGGTCCCCCAAGCTGCCCGTAGCCTTCCCGTAGTCATGTCATTCGGGGACCAGTTGTAGACCTCTCGAATGAAGTCGATGTCACCGGCATACCCAAAGAAGGTCGGGGACTCATACACGATGACCGGGATCCGGAACTCATCGTACTTCTCGGTGGCGAACATCTTGTTCGGGCTGGAATACTGGTTGAAGAACTCATTATACCGGGAGATGATCACCTGGCGAACACCGTCAGTGGCAACAGCATTCAGAGGGATCCCCCCTCCTGGGTAGGCTCCTCCAGTAGACCCATAGACCGTGTTCCCTACCGCAAGTGGGAGGGTCCACTGCAAGTAGACCATCGGGTAGTTGATGGTCAGGCCGGTCCTGGGAGTGTACAACCCAAAGTAGTTCATGGTCCAGGTGTTGGCATCATCTCCTACATTGGTGAGGATGACCAAACTATCGTCATCAGCAATGAAACTGTACCTAACTGGACCCCCGTATCCGTTGATGTTCACGATATTGGAGCAGTTTTGCCGAGCAGATGAGTGGGACCCTCCAGGACTGTTGGACCGAGGGAAAACAAAGGACCCTTGGAACCCTGTAGGGGTCCCTGCTGTGGTTCTCCAAACTGGGGAACCCTTGGTGTTCGTCCCGAGGGTTCCACCACCGTTCCAAGGAGCCTCACTCGTTCCAGCTATCGTCCCCACTGGGATGCAGAACTGAACCCCCACAATCCCTGCGTTCCAGTAGGTTCCAGTTTGAGCCTCATAGTATGAAGGGTTGGCTGGGGAGGCGTTCCAGTCCTGCCCCACGTCTCCTCGACTGAACTGGACGTAGATGTACCAAGGGAAGGTCCTCGGGCCGCTGTACCCGGTAGGGTTAGCCGCCCCCGACTCCAACGTGGCGTCGTTCATCCGGAACACGTACCAGGCTTGGTGGTTGAACGGATTGGCCTCATCGTAGTAGTTGATGTTCGAGGCTGACCCTCCACTCCCACCATGACGAGCGATCTCGGTCATGTTCGGGTGAGACTTCAGGAAGTCGTAGAGTCCCTTGAATACCGCCTGAGGGTTGGTGTACTGGGACCCCGAGTTGGAGTAGCAGTCAATCTTGCCTCTGAGTGTTCCGCCCATGTCAGCCTCTCAAGGGAAGGTGATCCCAGCTCGGGTGAAGTTCGACCTTGGGATCGTCGAACCATTCCAGGGGATCGTCAGCTTGACACCCTGAGGGGTGTTCGTTCCAATTGCCAGCCTTGTGCGTCCAATGTTGGCATCATTCGGAGACCAGTTGTAGACCTCCCTCAGGAGGTCTATCTCCCCAGCATACCCATAGTAGCTAGGGTACTCATAGAGCCCAACAGGGATCTTCCACTCATCGTACTGCTCCGAAGCAAACATCTTGTTCGGGCTGGAATACTGATTGAAGAACTCATCGTACCGGGAGACAATCAGCCCACGAACACCATCAGTGGCAACAGCATTCACGGGGAACCCACCTCCTGGATAGGCCCCACCTGTTGGCCCAAAAGTCGTGTTAGCTACCCCAAGGGGTAGCCCGCTTTGGATGTGAACCATCGGGTAGTTGATGGTGATCCCAGGGCGAACGTTGTAGAGCCCGAAGTAGTTGAGAGTCCAGTCGTTGGCGTTGTCCCCGACGTTGGTCAGAATGATCAGGCTGTCATCATCGGCCAGGAAGTGACATCGACCAGGTGTTGTTCCAGTGTTGTTGAAGTAAACGACATTCGAGCAACTCTGCCTGGAGCTAGCGAAGGAACCACCCACGTTGTTTGTCCTGGGGAAGACGAAGGAGCCTTGGAAGCCTGTGGGAGTCCCCGCTGTTGACCTCCAAACCGGAGTCCCCTTGGTGTTTGCCCCAAAGGTCCCGCCTCCGTTCCAGGGCATCTCGCTCGTTCCAGCTATTGTACCCACAGGGATGCAGAACTGGACCCCTACCACCCCTCCCGAATAGGCGATATTGTTGTAGTTCTCGAAGTAAGATGGAGTGGCCGGGGAGGCATTCCAGTCCTGAGTGTAGTCACCACGAAGCCACTGGACGTAGATGTACCAAGGGAAGGTCCTCGGGCCGCTGTACCCGGTAGGGTTAGCCGCCCCAGACTCTAGGGTGGCATCGTTCATCCGGAACACGTACCAGGCGTTGTACCTGAATGGGTTGGACCCATCCCAGAAATCAACGCTTGCAGCCGACCCTCCACCCCCACCGTTCCGAGCGATCTCGGTCATGTTCGGGTGAGACTTCAGGAAGTCGTAGAGGCACTTGAAGACCTCTTGGGCGTTCGTGAAGTGATTCAACGAGTTGTTGTAGCAGTCAATCTTGCCTCTGAGTGTTCCGCCCATATCAGCCCCACTTTGCTACAATCTTGGCACTGGTACACGTTACCCTGTCAGCGGGGCCACCAGGGGAACCTTGCCAGAGCAGGACCTCATAGTCCCTCGTGCCAGAAGGGAGTGAAAGGACCTGCTCCAGTTGAGTTGGAGTCTCGATGTTCGTAGTCAGGGACGTGCCAACGTAGTCCCCTCCGGTCAGGTCGTACACCTGAATGTAGGCTCTTCGGCCCACAGTGACCTCAATCTGAACAACGAAGCGGAACTCCGTGTTGTCAGGGAAGTCACTGGTGTTGATCCGAGCGGAACCTATTCGGGTCGGGATCGTCTGATCGGTCGTCTTGAGGCCAGCCACGAAGTCGATGTCCCGGCTACGAAACTGAGACTTCTGACCAACAACCGTGCTTCGGGAGAGGTTCCAGTTGGTCCCATCGGAGACGAACTCAGCCTCATAGGTGACTGTCCCCGAAGGAGGGGCCGGGAGGTCCAGGACTATGGACCCACCAACCCCGTTCAGCATCCTGACCCCACCCGCTCCCGTTGTGAGGCTCACAAGATAGCGGATCCGCTGCCCCTCGGTAGCTGGGATCACCAGCTCCTCAGTGTAGAGCCCAGAGCCTCCCGAGGCCGTGATGATCCGGAAGGGCTTACTCACCCCATCCTGGACCTGAACCGTCGTGTGGGTTCCAGTGTGCGGGATGACTAGAGTGTGCCCTACATACCTTCCAACCCGAGACTTGAGGAACCGGAGGTAAGCATCGAGTTGGAAGTTCGTAGTGGCATTGGCCCTACCAGCCCACCCAGTCTTCTGTGTCTCCGTGGTCTGGTTGGTCATGTGCCCGGACTGACCCGCTGAGGGCAGAGTCAGTCCGTCTTCGTCAGCCACCCCGAAGAACTTGTAGTCGGTGGTGACCGTGGCACCTTCGGTCCTTGTCAGCTTGACGATGTAGACCCCATCCAGGGTTGGCGTGATGGTCGCCACCTGAAGGGTTTCGTCAGTGATGACTGGGGGGACAGCGAGTGGAGCAGGCCACGAAAGGAGTTCCCACTGGTACGAGGTCGCACCTGGGCCACCGTCATCCGTCATGGTGACGGAAACGCCAGACTGGAAGCCGAAAACTGATTTCCCGCTCCCGCCTACACTACTCCCTTGTGTGAACTGGCAAGTCGCTACGCCCATTTAGCACTCCATTCATCCAGAAGTGCCCTCACGCTAGGGTGATGGCGAACGTGACAGTCAGGGTGTCGTTGGTGAAGAGAGTCCTCGGGGCGAACTGGATCTCATGAGCCATCGCACCAGTAGTGGCATCATCAAAGAGGGCCGTCTTCTGGACTCCCTGAGGGCCTGGAACGCCAGTGTACGTGAAAATCTTCTGAATCACGGTCTGGGTTCCCGAGCCCGTTGGCAGGGTCACGGTTGCCAGAGAGCGAGCCAGACCTGCTGTTGCGACCCCTTCCAGGATCTCCCCAGCGAGGACAGTGTCGTTCGCTGCTGGGGCCGTGGCATCGTTCGAGAGGGCGATGTAGTTGAGCCCGCCACCGAGACCAGAGCGCTGAGACCCAACACCATAGAGGTAGGTGTGGATCCTGCGTCGGCCAGCATCCGTGACGATGTTGTGGGATTCCTGCTCGTCAATGACCTTCGTGAGCCAGATGCCCCGCTTCTCGTCATAGTCGTAGGCACGAGCATGAGTGATGGTGGCCCGAGCCCTGGGACCGGTGATATCGCTGACCTGGATGAGCATGAGTGGTTCCTCCGTAGGGGTGCTGGGGATAAGTAGTTCCCCAGCTAGAAATCCATCGAATGATCCTCGCCGGAGACCGGCTGGTTCGTCTTCACACCGAGGCGGTCCTTGTCTTTCAGGCCACGGACGTACCCTCGGAAGTCCTCGTAGTAGTAGTTCGACAACCTCCAACGAAGAGCGTCAAGAACCCTGCCACCCTGGTCCTTGTTCGGCTCGTACTTGTCTCGAAACACGTACCTGATCGTGAACAAGGTGTGGGCGGGCCGAATGATGTTGAGGATCAAACGGATGTTGGAGTCAACAGCGAAGATGTCTGGAGGAAACGTGTTCTCCAGGCTGTCGATTGAGATTTGAAAACCGAACTGGTCCGAGATGTCGTAGCCAGAAGCACCCTCTCGGACCAAGAGAAAGTTCTCTGTCACTGTAACAGTACCAGAGACGAAGAGCTGAACTCCCTCTCGAATAGAGGCTGGGACGGATCCCTGGAAGTAGATCCGGATGACGTTCAACAGGAAGGTCTTGAACTCCTGGTCATCAAACGTGGTGGACGGCAGCTTGCCGTTCAAGAACACCATGTAGCCAATGAGGCTATAGATGAAGTCAGAGCGTGTACCCTTGAAATCACTATCAAATTCAACATCTTCTAGGGCAAGCTCCAGCTTGGCAAGTTCAACTGCCACAGCTTTCAGCTCAAGCGTGTAGCTAGGCCCCTGGACCGTCGAGATGTAGTTCGACGGGAGAAGGTTCATCAAGTTGGTGAAGATGACCTGGGAGCGGTTGGCAAGGCGGATGTTGTACTCCTTGCCAGACTGCTGGATCGTGTAGTTGAGGCGATCCACCTCCTTGACGAACCTAGGCATTTACTTCGCCTCCCTGAAAGTGATCGTGAAGTTCCCCAGCTCAATGAACTCCACCCCAGAGGAGGAGATGTCCTTGGAGCCAGAATCACCTCGAACGATATAGGACACGGCGTAGATGTGGTTGGTCGGGATGTCGATGGGGCTACCAGACCCAGAGATGGAGATGACGACATGGTTGGCCGTCCTTCGGAGAAGCTCTGCTTGCTGGTCGGCTGGGGTCACGAAGCCCTCGGAGATGAGCGTGGTGGGGTCCGAGTAGCCCGGAATGACCGCCCCAGCGGCTCCAATGATGAACGCCTGGTTGGGCAGCGTAGCCACCCCGAGGAGCGTTGTGCTCAGGGTCATGGGCTCATCATCCTGGAAGACCCCCTTGTGCTCAGTTGCCAACCCACCCCCATCGGTTGTAGGTGACTGTAGGCCAGTGGTCAGGATGTAGGCCAGGTTCCCGCCTATCCCCAAGGAGGGCAAATCCTTGTAGGCCGAGGTGAGGCTCTCCCGGAGCTTCCTGGACCCATCGGCATAGGCCATCTTCGCCAACGGGATGACCTGGTAGTCCACCCCCTCGGTGGCGTCGATAGCGTGAATGGCGTCGGACTGGGCAATCCCTTGCCCGATGAGGCGCTTGTTCGTCTCCAGGCTCAGCCCAGACCGGATGGCAGGGTCAACCTTGTCCTTGGTGGCTCCTGAGAGGAGCTGGACCGTGGTTTCGATGTCCAGGGAGTTCTGGATAGCCTGCTTGGCAACCACGTCAGCCGTGGCGTGCTTGCGGGAGTCGATGGTCCGCTGAAGCTGCTGGAGAAGGTCGTTGATAACGTAAGTGACCGTGAAGTTCTCGTCATGCGAGTAGTCCACGGACACTGTTGAGCCGTTCGAGATGTCCGAGGTGGAGGTCCTGACAATCCGGACGGGAGTGGTTGGGGTCCCCTCGATGACCTCATAGTCAGGGAGGGTAGCGTCCGGGCCGTCATACTCGATGGAACGATCCTCGTTGAAAACCCTGATGGTCTTCGTGTTGATCCCGATACTCCCCAAAGGCTCCTCCTGGAACCCAATGAGGACGTGAACCTCATGGTTGACCAGGAGGCTCTCCCCGGAGGGAATACCCCCAACCTGATTGATCGAGAGGTAGTCTGTGGAGATGGTGCTCTCACCCTCAAGAAGAGGATCGGCCGTCTTGTAGAGGTCGTAGCCCCCAACGGAGTTTAGGGCACCCGAGACCTCACCCACCACAGAGACCACCCGTCGAACGGGCTGGAAGGAGAACCGGAACTGGTTGAACACTCGGAAGCGGTAATCCGCTGCCACCACATCATCCACGTTCGTTTCGACCTGCCCCGAGATGGTAGGGTCGAGCTTGAACGTCTGGTAGTCGAGGATCTGAGCCCCAGTGAGGGTGTAGTCGAGGCCCTGGGTTACGTTACGAACTCCAAGGCCCTGGGTTACGTTGTCCAGAAGCTCAGTGAGGGGGGTGTTTACCGTCACCCGGCTGTCCTGAACCCGGAAGATGAGGTTTGTAGCGTCCAAGATGAGACACTGAACGTCTCGGGCCACCTCGAAGGTGAATGCGAACTTCTCCGAGACCTGACGTTCCCGAAGGCCCTGGACCCAGATGTCCACCTTCCCACCGATGTGCTTGTGCCGCACCGGGTCGTAGTCCCTCATCATCAGAGGGTCCCCACCCTTGACGACCTTGGCCTTGATGACCCCGATCTGCTCGGCTGAGGTGGAGGCGTAACCACCCTCCGTGCCAGTATCGACTGAGACGAACCCTAGGAGAGCCCTGGCTGCCAGGTCTGCGTTGCTCTCCTGGTCGGCACCATAGACCGTGGCTTCAGTGTTGGTAACCTGGAAGCCAGAGACACCCGAGGAGGTCTTGATCTGCCCCGCCGGTCGGTTCCCGTCTGCCCCGATGGTCTCGGCTACAATGTCAACCACAAGCTCGTAGCGCTTGGTATCGAAGTTGTAGTAGGCGTCTGCCTGAGAAGCAGGGAGGACGTAGGTCCCACCAACCCGGAACCGAACGGAGGGGATCCCAAGGCTGGAATCGGCACTCGTGCTGACAATGGTCCCAGAGGGCACCGTCAGGTTGAAGGTCGGCCGAGTCGAGGTGTAGAAGACAGCCTGGCCCACAGCAGGACGGCCTGGGAGCCTCTTCTTGTTGACGTTGCTGGCTAGCTTGTCGAAGGCTGCATCAATGAGGGCCTGGACAGCTTGGTTGGTGCTGTATCCGAGGGCAGCCTTGAGAGCGTTCTTGTAGGCAGAGCTGGCAACCGGGTCTGACACCCCATTCCCGCTAGCATTGTCGAGCTGAAGAAGAGTCAGAAAGCTCTGGCACTTGTGGACGAAGTCCAAGAGGAAGTACAGACGCTCGGCTTCAGAACTGAATGGGTCGATACTCACGTCACGGGTCGTGGACCCTGGGACAAGGCTCACTTCCTGGTTGACCCGCTGGATGGCGGTCACGTAGTCGGTGACAATCTGAAACTGGTTCCTCCCAGGGAGTTCCCGAAGGTTCGTGTCGATGACCAACGGAGCCCCGAGGACCTCCTGGGAGTAGGCGCTCTCCACCTCTTGTCCAGTAGCAGGATCGTAGTAGACCGAGGTAACTACATAGTAGATCGGCAGTGTATCCGGGACGCTGGCAAACTGATCGTCATTGATGCTGTAGGCGGTCCCAGTTCTGACGTGAGTGAACGAGATGAACTCGATGAGATGGTAGTCCTCAAGGCTGGCCTTGAAGCGTAGGCTCTCATTGTAGAGGGAGACATCGTAGGTCTGGTCGAGGCGGACGGTGATGTCATTCCCGAACTCATCCTGGTCTACCAGACGGAGGGAGAGCTGCTTCTTGTTGCTGTTGCCGAACGTTGTGCTCTCAGCAGAGATGAGCTGAGCACTCTCTTCGTAGATCGTTGACTTTGCGGAGACCAGCTTGGCATTGATCTTGTAGTACCCGTTGGTTCCACCGGGGGTAGTAGAGGCGTAGAAGTTGAAACCCCTGAAGTTGCTGTCGAGGGGTGCCCCGGTGGTGCTGAACCTCTGAGCTGGGAGGGCAGCGAGAATGTCCACCGAGTTCCTACGCCTACGAACCCTGAGGCCCGAGGGGGTAACCACCTGAAGAACATCTGACTGCCTGACTCTGGTGATGTTGGCTGAAGAGGCACCACTCACCCCGCCAATCGTGTCGATGGTTCGGATGAGGATGAGGTTGACCCCTGGCTCCAGAGTGAGTCCATCCGGGTAGTTGTCGGGGTTGGGGATGACGAAGTTGGGGAGGTCGAACTTCACCAGGGTCGGGTCTGAGACGAAGCCCCCTCCGTTGACAGAGACCTGGATGTCGGCGGCCGACACATCCACCTTGCCCTCGATGGTGACAGCCTCTTGATTGGTGGTGAAGACTAGGTTCTGGGTGTATCCAGAACCGTCACGGAGCTTGATCTGGGGTGCCGTCGCCATGTCTTACCTAGCCCAATCAGTAGTTTCGGACGGCCTTCGTGATGGCGTCCTGTTGGGTTGACCCAAGCAAGTCCTGAGGGAGTGGGATCCGAAGACCTCGGGAGAACTGGATCGGTCGAAAGGACCGATTTCGCACGGTAACATTCACGAAGAGCACCGTGGGGTCCTTCTGGCTCTGTTCGAGGGTGACACTCTGAAGCTGAAAGGGGAACTCTTCGTCCGAGACGGGCTGCCCTACGTTGTCCTCCTGCTGCTTCTTGATGCTCTGCCACCGACTGAAGGTGGTCTGAATGTCGGAGACGATCTTGTTCTGGATGAGACCCCCGACGATGAGCTTCTGCCCGATCTGCTCGATGATGGTGGTCCCATACCAAGGGTGGAACGGGTTTGACCCTCGAACGGTGTACAGAACCTTCTGAAGCTCCTGCATGAGCAGGTCTTCTTTGGAGGACTTGACAACATCCCCACCATTTGTGTAGCGCCAGTCGTTCTCGATCCCAAGACCGCCACACCTACGGCACTCCTCACGGACTGTCGTGTAGTTCACCTCAACAAAGTGGGTGTCAGCAGCGAGGGGCTCATCGAAGATAATCATCCGAAGAGGGCGAGTGCTCACCGTATTCGGGTAGTTCACCAGGGACCATCCAGGGAAGGTCCTCTTCCCTCGGTACTCTCGGTTGACCTTGATGCCCAGGGCAGTCGCAAGGGTGCTGTCTTGGTGGATGAAAACAGTGCTGTCCCGCCCACTCAGGTTGGTCTTGAACTTGACGAGGTTCCCGTCAGCAAAGAAGCTGAGTCCAGACACCTGAGCTGAGATCAGGTCCGCCAGTCTTTTTGCTGACAAACGAACTGACGGGGGGATCACAACACTCTGCCACTCTCCGCTATTCACCCGAAGCCGCATCAGGTCATTCACCCCCAACTTGATGGTGAATGGACCTTCTCTCGTCCCCCCTGAGCTTGCAGGGATGTCCACCCCATAGGAAGGGACCTCGGTCATGCCATCGACCCGCAAGACCACTGAGTTTGAGGCAGAGATGGGACGCATGGGGATAACCCGCATCCGGTCTGTCGGATAGAGGAACTCCTCGACAACGAGGTGGGGGCACAACTGGTCAATCTGACGGTCGTAGCTCATGCGACTTCCCCTTCACCAGAGATGACCACCCCAGCTCCGGTTCGTTCGACAACCAGGCCATCGGCTCCAGACCGGTCACCACCAGAGTCGTAGGAGGACATTGGGGCATAGATCAACTTCCCGAATGGGTCGGCACCCTTGTCGTCCGAGATAGCTCGGTAGCTTGGGTCGGTGAACAAACTCCCCACTGAAGCAATCAAGTTCTCCAGGGACCCTTCGGTCTCAACCGACTGTTTGATCTTCTTCAGAAGATCGATCTCTTCTTGGAGCTGGTCGGAGTAGTCCACAGCCCTTCGGACCTTGCGCTCAAGACGGTCAAGACGGTCGATCCCATCCTCCATCCAGGCTCGGATGCCCCTGACTGCATTCCCCGAGGGGGCATCGGAGAGCCCCTGCTGAGGGATAGGCTCCCCGTTGGACATGACCTTGGAGGTCGCTACCTCGTCCCCCTTCAAGTAGTACACAGGGTCAGACTTGGACCTCATCTGAAGGTCGTAGAACGGGTCCCCACCCATGACCTCGTAGGCAGCCATGAGCTTTCCGATGTAGGTGTTGAACCCAGGTGATCCGGTAAGATAGGAGGTCGGCTTTCCGGCTGGGTCAAAGGCGAACTTCAGGAAACCGACCCTCTGCTGTTCCATGGTCAGGTGCAGGATGCGGGCATCCACGTATGCAAGGCGATCCCTTGCATACGCAGCAAGCCTCTCAAACTGGCTTTTGTTGAAAGTCCCTAGAAAATCGAATGGCATCCTAGCTACCCGCCCCCCATTAGAAGATCAGGCTGAATGCAGCAGCGAAGGCGTCCACGTTCGTCCCTGAGTAGGCGAGGGCAATTCCAGCCGAATAGCCTCCTGGACCAGACGGAGGTGGTGTGCCCCCAGCATTATCCACCGCCTCAATCCACCCTGGGATGCCCTTGTCCGTGTTTGGGACGTTCAGGAAGTAGAAGCCAGCAGAAAACGAGTCCAGATAGTTCAACAGCTCGATCAGGTACTTGATGAACCGCTCAAGAGTGTCGATCTTCCGGATGAGAGTGTCGATGAATGCCTTGATCTCGTCAATGGCTGACTTGAAAGCGTCAACTAGAGCCTCAATCCGGTTGAGCAGGTCGTAGATGAACTGCCCGCTCCACGGGATGATGTCTCGTAGGAGACTGATCGAGATCCAGTCAGGAGGGGTCCCACCAAGAGTGAAGCTCTTGATGAAGCGAACGGCCGACAACAAGTCGAGTCGAGTGTTCTGGTCGGAGAAGGCTGCCGCATAGGTGATGTAGACTTCCTGGTGATACTGCTTGGGGAAGTCGTCTGGGATCTTGTTGAAGGCGTAGACCACGTCCTTGAGGGTCGAGCATCCTGCAAGGTTGCCCTCAGATGGGACTGGAAGAGCCAACGTGGTGGTGAAAAGGTCTCGTAGGGGGACCAGCATGTTGCTGTTCTCAAGGAGAGAAGAGCCAACTGCATCTGCCAACCTTGCGGAGTGAGCCTTCACCGAGAAGAAGTTGTGTGTGACATCTGGGTACTCCCCAGATGTTGGGTCTGGTGTGACTTCAGAGATGCCCTTGTCACTGAAAGCCACACCTCCAACGGTACCTGCTGCCATCGAGGTGGACTTCGGGTTCACGAAGCCCAAAGTGACCGCCGGGATGATCTGAGACAATGGACCCCCGAGTCCAGACAAGGTACCCTTTCCAATCTCGGTGGCCGGGGTGTCCCCCGTGTTCTTCCCGTTCTCGTCAAAGGTCGAGGTCGGGGCCAGCTCCAGGTGGAACCCCAGGGCGAAAGCCATCCGGAAGGTGTACTGGAGGACCGTGATGACATCGAAATCCGGAGGGATGTTCGGAATCCGGCCCGTGACCGTTGGGCTCGGCTTGCCCATCACCACCGGGTCGTTGGGGTCCTTGGTGGGCCACCTCTGGATCCACTCGTTCTTCGAGGTGTCAAAGATCGGGTCGTCCAGCTCGATGGTGCCGTCAGACCCTACCTTCAACGGGCCGCTGAAGGCTCGAACCCGATACTGATAGGTCTTGTTCTTCTCCACCTCTTTGTCGATGTAGCGGAACGTGCCAAGCTGACCCAGAAGGAACGTAGCGGTAGCCGTTGAGGGGTCGATGACGATGTACTTCTCAAACTTCCGGAAGTAGTCACCATTCTCGTCACGGACCTTGATCTTCCTCTTGACCGGCTTGCCCTTCTTGGTCTCGAAGTTGGTCTGAGCGTCCAGAGTCACCGTAACTGGCCCAGCAGGATTGCTGGTCTTTTCGATGATCCACTTCTGGGGGATCATCTCGCTTGCCACCGTGCCTACAAGGTCATGGAACCCAGGGTCAGGGGGGAACTGGTTGGTAGCCAGCGTCCACTCGATGGCGATACCGTTCAGGGTGGCACCAAAGACCGAGGCCACCTGGAGGATTGGGTCGTAGTCCGTCCCGCCCATGGCCTTGGGCTTCTTGCCAGCAGGGAAGGCTTTCACGTTGGCTGGGGCCGTGTACTTGGCCGAGAGAAGCTCCTTCCCGAAGAACCGAAGGAGGATCTTGATGAGCCGAAGAAGACCGAAGACGGCTTGAGCGTCCGCAACGATGAGAACGAACCCGCTCTGGTTGATGTTCGGAAGAGGTTGAGGGCGGAATGGGTCTTTGGGGTCGAAGAGGCTTGCCTTGAACCGGTTCACGAAGGCTTGGTAGCCCCCCTTCCACCGGTCGAAGTTCGGGTCCTGAGCCGGGTTCGGGATGTCGAACCACCCGAAGAGCCCAGTCCTCTTCAAGCTCTCGAAGAGCTGCATGATGAGCTTCAGGAGGGCTTCGACGATTGGACGGATCGGGTTCCCGAAGTCGATGAGAAACAGGCTGATCGTCTCAAGGAGGGCCTTGATGATCTCCATAAAGGTGACAAGCGCTTCCAGGGCGCTCCTCACCTGTTCGAGCAAGTCCTTGCCCGGAATCTTGATCTCTAGGGCCTTCCACTCTGACGCCATGTTTCAGCTCCCGTAGGTCAAACGTTCGAGCTTGCGGCGTAGGCCCTCAAGCTCCAACTCCGTTGCCTGCTTGGTCAGGTTCACAACCTTCTTCATCTCTCGGACGATGCCGAACTCTTCCTTGTACTCCCAAGAGGCTTTGACCGGTTCTTCCGGGGTAGCGGTGTCGGTCCCAGGTGTCGATTCATCTGATTTGGTCTCATCCGTCATGATGACCTCATTGAACTGCCAAGAGCTTGATGAGCTGGTTGAGGGTGTCGGTCTGAGCCTTGACTCGCTCTGCTGCCGCCCGCTGTTGCTTTACCAGAAGCCCCTTCTCCAAGTTGATCCGAGCATCAATCCAGGTGTACCTCTTGTCATAGAGGCGATCCCCAGAAGCCAGGATGGTCTCTAGGTCGGTGATTGCCGTAGGGATGCTGGATTGACGAAGGGTCACGTCTGAATACCAGCTCGTGATGCTGTCAGGAAGGAACCCTCGGGCGAAGTAGCTGGAATCTGAACTACCCGAAGGGCCGAGAACAGGGATGCTTGTGGCGGCAAGGGCCTGCCAGGCTATGGGCTTCTGGACGAAGTCGTAGGCTGCCTTCCGAATCTCGTAGACGGTCCTCAGAGACTTCTCGACCACACCAAAGGCACTGGCAACCCGGAAGGTCACGCCACCTGGAGAAGGGGGATCCTTGACCTTCAGGACAGACGAGCTGACTACCGAAGTGACCAGGAACAACCCGGCACTCCCCTGAGGGTAGGGGGCATAGACGTAGTCCCCGGCCTGGACGTTGTGGGTGACGAAGTCTACCCCACCAGCCCCCGTGAGGGTGTCCCCCGAGAAGGTCCCCGCAACTGAGCCAGGGAATCGGTCGGTGAACACGCTGTTGAAGAAGGCGTCCGCTGAAGCGATCTCACTGTTCGGGTTAGTGGATAGAATCTGAACCAACCCACCTGCTGAGGCAGCCAGCTCTGCCAACCGATCCTTGTAGCTGAAGGTGTTGAGAGGGCGACAGATCCGGTAGGTCTCTGGAATGACTATCCCAGTGAAAGCATAGTCCACAACAAGCTGGGTCTCGGAGAGAACTGCTACCACCTGGCGTCGCTGGTACTTCGAGTTCAGGTGAGAGGAGTTGGTCAGGACCACCGTGTCACCTGGTTGAATCCCAAGGGACTGGAAGGTTGCGGTGAGGTCCGTGAGCGTGACCCCAGACATGACCGAGAAGGAGCCCACCCTTAGGTTGGGGGCTGTAGTGACAAGGAACTGGAACCCAGTGGTCGGCCTTGTTCCCAGAGCATTCTCAAAGAACAGAGAGTTGGCCCCCACCGAGGTAATCCGGTGGAAAGATGAGGGGCCGTTGGCTCCATCAAGGATCCTGACCAAGTCCCCTGGCTGAGGAACCGGGGCTGGGAACGTCCCGGAGGCAAGGGTGATTGTTGTCCCGAGGGAGTCGAGGTTCCCCACCCCGACAAAGGGCACCGGCAAGGCTCCCAGAACCCCGCTAGGAGCCACGTACTTCAACTGGATGTCGAAGTACCCAGACCCACCAGAGTTGTTCTCACAGGTCATTGAGGGGCCAATAAGGGGTATCCTTTGGTCCCCGGAGTCATCGAACGCCTGACCGTAGAGAGCTGGGATCTTCTTGGGAGCGGTCAGCCCGTTGGACATTGAAACGGTGCCCTGAAGAAGCTCGTTCTTGTTCGGAGGCTGGACGCAGAGCTGCTCTGGGATCAGCGGAACCGAACCATCGAAGGGGAAGTAGGGCTTGATGTAGAGGAGGTACCCCTTCTCGTTGTCAAACGAGACATCCATCCCAACTCGGTAGCTCTTCTGGTAGCTGTCATCCTTCTCTCCCAGGTAGACAGTTGCCCCAGCGGGCACATCCGAGGGGAGAGCCCCTACGATGAGGCTGGTCGGACTCACAGACCCAACGGTCAGGGGTGCGCTCTGGGGCACGTAGAAGGTCCCGGCTGCATCCTGGATGACCACCTTCATCCCACCCGAGAAAGCTGGTCGATAGGGTGGCTGGTCCACTGCTGCCGTCGAGTCCACGTAGAGTGTCGTCTCACCGGCCTTGGCAGGACGAATGACCCGAGCCCGAGGGACCCGGCGGTAGACGGTTGGATCCGATCCGATGATGTTCTTGGCCTCGAAGTCCACAAGCTGGGCTCCCGTCCCAGCATTGTCATCCTTCCCAGTGAGCGTCTTTCCCACCCCAGTCTTCCGCATCGGATAGAAGCGGCTCTGGGCTCCGGGCTGGTAGGCTTTGATGTAGGTCCCGATGAAGGTCAGTGACGGGTTGAATGTGATCGGGAAGGGTGAGACCTGGACCTGGTCGTCAATCTGGTTGTTTGCCAGGGTAAAGTCAGTGACAGTGGACCCTAGTGTCCCATCGAACCTGAACTTCCCGTCCCAGTCCCCGACCACACGCCCATCGAGGTTCCAGAGGATGTCCTCCAGAGTGTTGATGGTGTCGTTGTAGTTCTTGAGGACCGTTCGAGCGATGATATCCTCGTTGACCAAGGCCCCCTCATCGAAGAACACGGACTTCTGCCCCTGCTCGTAGAGCTTGGGCTGAGAAGCATTGCTCACCCGAGGCCCGCTGGAAGGAACCGAAGCCTTGGCATCGTCCTTGTACTTCTTGGCTACCTCTCCCCGGTAGTTGGTCATGGTCTCCACCCGGAAGTAGAAAGAATCCGGGATGAAAGTCGTGAAGCTACTGACGAGGATCTGATTCACCAGACCGTTGTCAGCGTTGGGAGAGATGGTGTGCGTGTAGGACGACCGAAGCTGGCCCGGCTGAATGCTCCTGAACTTCGTGTACAGGATTGAGAACTCCTCCCCGTGAGCCAAAGGCTCAGTGAACTCCAGCTTTCCGGAGTCATCGAGCTTGAAGTCCGTGGGGGAGGAGAGGACAGTCCCCGGAGACCCATCGGTTCTTCGGTACACGATGACCGTGTCGATCAGCTTGTTGGGAGGGCTCCCAGAGGGGGCTGGTGGTACCGTGGGGGAAGATGCCGTCTGGACCTTCGTGGTGGATGCCTCATAGATGGGGCGAACCGACCTACGCATAACGCACTGGCCGAAAGAATACTGGCGTGCGGTAGACTGAGTGAAGGTAAGCTCTGTCCTATCTGACTTGGCATCATAGGCCACGCCAGAGATCAAGTAGAACTCGCTGTAGTTGACAGAGTCCAGCGTCCCAGAGAAGTTGACCACAACCCCAGTTCGATAGGCGGAGGTCTTGTCACCGTAGACCTTCACCTTGGACATGCCCCGAGGGGTGCTCTCGAAGGTCGCTACTTCCGGAACAAAGTACCCTGGGGACAAGAAGATCGATGCAACCCTGGTAGCCCCAGAGGACAGGAAGAGCTTTGGGTTGGTGAAGGAGTCCCTGAACTTCTGGCCCACTGCCAAGTTGACCGTGGTGAGCCCAGTACCCGCATCATAGGTGGGGGTCCCGAGGTAGTAGAGCTGCTCGGTTTCCACCCTGAAGAGGTAGTTGGCTGGGAAGTCTGCTCTCCGGTCACCCTTGATGGTGAAGCTGGTGGCCCCCTCAGTGATCTGGACGGGTGAGACCAGGAAGGGAGGCTTGGTGACGGTGATTGTGTTCTCACCCCCAAGGGCCTCGTAGATGTTGTAGTCGATGTAGACCCGCTCATCAGGGCCAATCTGAGCCCCATGAGGGAGCGCATCTGTGACCCGGAGCGCTCCTCCAGGGGTAGGGATCAAGTCTGGGAGGAAGGTGATCGTGGAGCTTCCAGTATTCACCACCACCTGGGTATCGTCTTGTGGGCGACCCCCACGGAATACCACCGGGGCTGGGACGGTAGCCACGGTCCTCCCCTTCTTGTTGAAGGGGATGCTTGAGGTGATCGCTGTGTGCTCGGTCAGTTCCTTCCGAACAAGGAACACCCCACGCTCAACGGTGATTACCAATGGGGTCACCGTGGGGTCAGGATTGTCATCCGAAGCTGGATAGGTCACCAGCAACTCGTCCATGGACAAGAGCCGCTCGGTGAGCTGGAACATCCCCAGCTCTGCACTGATTCTGTAGTCTTTTCCGCTAGTTAGCGCCCAGACCCAGTAGACCTGAGGGGCCAGGGACACATCGGATGGTGAGAAGTTGAGGTTCCCAGTGGCTAGGCTGACCTCGACCACTCCCTGGGCAAGGGTAGTGAAGTCCGCATCCGTGGCAACCTGGTTCACCTGGGTCGAGAATCGGTCAGTCCCGAACCTGAACCTGGAGACCGAGGCCAGAGCCTTGTTGATGTTCAGTCGAGTCGAGTTGGAGCAGACCCCCAAAATCCGGATCTTCTCCAGCTTGGTGTTGGGGTCAGCAACCGAGACCTCCTCGAAGAACCGGTCTGCAAGGACCTCCCGGTCCTGACGGATCTCGTAACTGACCCCTGTAGCAAAGACAGGAAGAGCAGGGGTAAAGGTCAAGTGGGTTGAGTCAGACACCCCCGTGACGGTGTAGACTCCCTTGATCTCCTCAGAGGCCGTCCCCGAGTAGATGAACAAGAGACTGTTGTCCGGGATAGAGCTGAAATCCACGCTGTTGTCGTGAAGGGTTCCCAAAGACAGGGACGAGACCGAACCTCCGGCGCTAGCCAAGAGAAGTGTTCCCACCTCATCCACGAAGGTCAGAACCCCTGAGGTGGGCTCAAGGATGGCGTCCCCAGCATTTGGACCCAGGATAGGCTCCTCCCCGACCAAGTGAAGCGGAAGGTAGCCAGTACCCTGGTCCAGCTCAAACAGAGCAGCGGTTGGGTTGACCAGTGGTTGAAGTGTCCAGGCTCCAGTCACCGAGGGGATTTGGGATACTTCGAGGTTCCTCCTGAAGGCGTAGCTGAGCTGCTTCCCCTCGAAGTCGATGGTGTACCCATAGCCCGAGGGTGGGCTGGCTACGTCCAGCCTTGGGAGAGGTCCCAAGAAGGTCCCGGTCCCCTGCTGGACCTCGTAGTAGGTCGGGTAGGCCGGGTCGTCTATCGGAAGGGTGGGCAAGAAGACAAGAGGTGCCCCAATGATGGGGTCGGCCAACCTGGCTTCTTCTGTCGGGTAGAAGGAGGTGAAGTCCTTGGCTGCTGGATTGGTCCCACTCAGGTCCACTGGGGACCGGAAGAACCTCATCGACAAACCACGCTCCAAGGGAAGGTCACCTGAGATGGCTTCGACCCTCCACGTCCCGTAGGCAGCCTGGTCTGGGACCGAAAACTGAACGGCCCCCGACGTGTTGTTCACCTGAACAGTTCCAAAGGCCCCTGGGGGAGTGAACGAGGTCACCCTGGATGTCACTGGGAACTGATGAACCTGAGCTTGCAGCTCGACCCGGTAGGTAGCCACCATGGTGGCGGGGAAGGGCGGGGCGACAGTGAGTTGATGCTGAGCTACCTGAACCACCTGCCGTCGAAGACCCGAGTAGGGGCCTCCTGTGATCAGGACCAAGTCACCAGCCTGAACTCCACCCACCAGGAAGTCTACGGAGTTGTCCTCAAGTAGGGAGGTTGAGAGAAGCGTAGCTGTCCCCGACGGGCAGAACGCTAGATTTACAGCTCGAAAAACAAGGTCCCCACCAGAGGCCGGAAGAGGCGATACGGGCAAAGGACTGCTAACCGAGAGGAGATCCTGCTTGGTGAGGCGCTTGCCCTTCTCAAAGAGAACCCCGTCATAGTACACAGGTTCCCCATCGTTCTCAGTCATGTCCGAAGAGTTGAAGTTCACTCTCCCTGTAGACTGAGCCCACTCGAACGTGCCCTTGGTTGGGTCCACTGAAAAGGACGCCTCATCCGCCACTCGAACTGGGGTCAGGTAAAGCCCAAAGCCAAATCGAAGGATGGGGGCCTGATAGGTCCCAGCCGTTGGACCCTGCCCCGGAATCGGGTTCAAGAGGATCGGGTCAGTCCCAAGCGTGCCGAGGAGCCCCTTGGACTCCTTCAGGGTGAAGAACGCCTGCTGCTGGAAGTAGACCTCCTGGCCCAGGTTGGAAACCAGGTCGGAGTCTTTCCAGTTGAGGTTCCCCGTCTCAAGGCTGAGTTGGGCCTGCCCCGAGGTTGTGATCGTCGTGAAGTCTGCATCAAGCTCAACCAGGGTCACCGTGAAAGTGGTTCCGCTTCCAGTGTTTCCCACTGAAAGGCGGAATGGCGCAACGGTGGTAGAGAAAACTGGCTTGGAAGCAACCTTCAGCCGAGTCATGTTGGACTCCAAGCTAAGAGTCCCAAGAAGCTGACGTTTCCCACCAGGAAGGGGCCTGAACTTGCCCTCAGCTCCGTCGTAGTCGAACCGTTGGAGCCCTCCCTCGTTCTTGGTCCAACCGAACTCTGCAACAGGGAAGTCACCATCAACCAGGACTATGGTCAGGTACTCCGTGCGACCCGGATCTGACTCGTCACTCCCAAACGTAGAGGAATAGGCTGCTGGGTCCGAAACGAAGTTGTCCGGGCTCGCTGTGAACGGGCTGTTGGCAGCTCCAACCCGAGGTTTTTCGATGACATAGCCGGTGAGTGAGAAGCCCATCTATTCCTCATCTGATCTCAGAGAATCTTGCCTGTACCTACCCCACCAGAGGAGGCTGGTGACCCCGAGCCAACGATGGGGATTGGAAAGACAAGAGACTGTAGGGTCATCATCAAGGCCATCGAAATAGCGTTGGCCTTCTGGGTTGCACCCTGGCCTTTGATGCCGACGCTACCAAAGCCCTGCATCAAAGAAGAAAAAGCTGGGGGGCCTACGATGCGACCCACCCCAGCCCCGGTACCTACCGTCGGGTGCTGAGTTTGGAGGACCCCCTGAGCCATCCCGAGAGCGATTCCATTTGCAAGTCCAGTTGCCTCAAGGGGAGCCATCGGACCAAGCAACCCATTCGAGGCAAAAGCAGCTAGAAGATTGACGATCATCAGTGGAGGAGGGATGATGAAGGGGGCTATCCCGACACCTACACCCAGAACTCCAGCGTCTACGGTTGTAACGGTTTGCTGCTGAGCCCACATAGACAGGCCCATACCGATTCCAGAGGCAAGCTGAGGTACAGACGTGCCCAACATGCCACCGGAGATCAGTCCCGTGGTGATGGTGGCCGTAAGTGCAGGTGGCACAAGCGGCATTTCAGATGGACCTCACCATGGCTGAGCCCTGGATGGGGAGTCCAGTGATCCAGTCCAAGCTCGGACTCCCCGGTGGGTGCATCGGAAGCCCTCGGGCCACCCCAAGGACTGCTGGGGGGCCTCCCAGAAGGATCTGAGGGGCGACTATCGAAACCAGGGTCGATGCCGTGAGGGTCATCCCCAGGCCCGCTGTGATGGCAATCACACCCCCTCCAGCCGTCAAGGACAAGGCCCCTGCCCCAGTCGAGATGGTCACGGCCCCTGCCCCAGTGGTCAGAGACATAGCACCAGTCCCAACCGTAACCGCATAGGCCCCAGCCGGACAGTTGACTGCCACAGCTCCCGCTGCAACCGTGGTCGTCTTGGCTCCCGCCAAGATGTTCTCGATGTGCCCACCCGCCAGAATCGTACAGAGCTTCCCACCAAGAGCTACCGTCTCCTGGTAGATCATGGCGTAGTAGTTCTGGGTCTTTCCGGAGACCAGGGTATTCCAGCCCCCAAAGTTCCCACTGAAGCCGTTGAGCCCATTGAGAGCAATGGTACTGGCCTTGACGGTGTAGCCGCCATCCACGGTCTTCTGGTACGAGCCCTTGACCACCTGATTGTCGGTCCCGCCTACATGGGTCTCAGTGTTCCCCTGGACATCCATGCTGTGGGCCACATCATCCACAGAGTTCCCGCTACCTCGGAAGATGTTCTTGATAGACCCCCGGAAGTTGGTGGTGATGCACTCCCCGTTCGAGTTGGCCCCGATGTCCAGGTAGACCCCTCCTTCGCAGGTCAGGTGAAGGGAGTATCGGTCAGGGAGCATGGCGCCCAAGAACATCTTGAGGGCTCCCTCCATGTTGACCTCAGCCGAAACGTTCTTGGCTGCATAGTTCTCGCTGGAGGAACCAGGGATGTTGGCGAAGAGCTTCCCCTGCTTCGAGACAGCCACCGCAAAGGTGCTCTTCGAGGAAGCCCTGGGTGGGGAGATCCTGAAGTAGTAGGCTGCCGCCATGTTGAGGGCTTCGTCCACAGCCGTTGCCGGGGGTCGAAGGCACTCCTCTACGGTCAGCCCGTTGCCTGCTGCTGAAGCCTGGTCGAAGTCCTCGAAGACCTTGGGCTTCAGGACCCTGGCGTACTGCCGTTGCCCCTGAGTCGAGATGGGGTCGTTTCCGACAAGGGTCCCGAAGACCTGCTCGATGTAGGCCCTCGGTCGGTCGATGGGGAACCCATCGATCTCCTCCAAGACCTCCTGCTCCATGTCCGTCTCGTGACGGATCTCCATCCGGCGCTCGGTGTAGGCCCGGAGAGATCCACCATTGAGGGGGTCCTCGAAGTTGGTGGCCTGGTTCCCAGAGGGGTAGAACACCTGCCTCCCGTTGGAGTAGGTGGTCGGTGGGAACTCGTCATCCTTGTTGATCCGGTCCAGCCGCTCGTAGGTTGCCGGGTTGATGAAGGTTGCCGAGGGAGCAATCCCCGTGGTGGACAGGTCATCCTGTCCGAAGTACCTAGCATCCGGACCCCTGACCTTCTTCGTGATCACCCCGGTCTTGGGGTCCTTCACGAAGATTTCCAGGGGCAGCTTCATGGCCCCACGACGGATCGGTCCCGAGTACAGGTAAGCCGCTGCATCGGATTCTACCCTATGAAGGGCCTGACTGACAAAGGTTCGGTCTACGTCCCGAAGCTCGAAGAGATCCCCCGCCCGGTTGGTGAACCGAACATCCTTCGAGAGGTGCATCTCTGCACCAGAAGAGGACATTCCGAAGATGTCCCCCTGGCGACCCTTGATGCGCTTGTACCGGATAGGACGACCGAGGAGCTTCTGGGCATCCTCAGCATCCTCGGGAGAGACTTCGCTAGGGGGTACAGCCGCAAAGGTGTCGAACTTGAGCCCAAGGGAGTTCCCGACCGGCACGTACCCAAGGATGACCGCCTCGTAGATTTGCTTGCTTCGCTTGCGGTAGCCTATGACAACGACCGATCCGACCTCCGGGATGCCTCCTAGGAAGCTCCTCGGGCCTGCCATAGCGGAGGTCAGGTCCAGCTCGAAGCGGTTGTCCTGACCAGACAGAACCTTCACGTCGGCCTTCATGTGGAACTCGTCCACCCGAGTGATGATGCCGACCCTCAAACCCTCAAAAGGCTTGTCTGAGCTTGCGAAGTCCTTGTTCGGGACCTTTCCGTAGTCCACCTTTCTCGTCATGGTTTACCCGAGCAAGGCAAGCTCGGCCTCCTTGTTGGCTCGGTCCTGTTCGGCTGCATCAATCTGCTTCTGAAGCTCCTCGGGGTCGTCCTTCCCCAGGATCGTGACAGAACCAGACCCAGAAGAGGCAATCGCCATGGCCTGACGCTTCTTCAAGCGGTCGATCTTGGCAGTCAAAGCGTTGATCTCGGACTTGAGTTGGGCCTTCTTCGTGTTCTTCTTCAGGTTGTCACCGAAGTCCGAGAAGGATTGCTTCAGGTCCCCCATGGCAGAGCTGGCCTGTTGAGCCGTTGCAACAGGGTCACCAAGGTTGGATCGGTTGGGTGAGCTGAAGGGCGGAGAGAAGTTCCCCTGCTCCGGATCACCCTCAGCTCCGGTGAACAAATCGGGGACCTGACGTTCCCCCGAAATCTCCCCCTGAAGCTCAAACCCAGAGGGGTCCCCTCGAAGAGACTTCTCGAAGTCTTGGTGAGGCGTGTCGAGGGCTTGGTAGAGCGTCATGAGGTACTTCTCGACCCTCTCGATAGCCTCACTCGCCTTCAGGGTTGGGGGTTTGACAGGAGCCTCATAGTAGGACTGTGACCCGGCAGAATCCTCAGCAGAGATTGAGTGGTAGTCAAAGTTGATGCTCCCATCTGCTGCTGCCCCACCACTACCAGCACCATCTGCCTGGAACTCATTTCCACCCGCATTCCTGTTCCCATAGAGGGAGTCACCTAGGACAGGGGAAGAAGGGTTGATCGTCTTGACCTGGTAGCCCACATTGATGAAGGTCAGATCCGCCCGCCCCGTTTGACACGGGCAGTCAGGGTCACCTGGAACCAGTTCTGAACGAACGGTCATCTCAGCAAGGGTCAAAGCCCTGGATAGCTGCCCCGCTTCGACACTCGGGGGTACCCCCTTGGCCTCAGCAGATCCAAGGGGTGCTGAGTCAACGAAGTTGGTTCCTGTGTTCGCAAACTCGAACTTCCGAACCCCGTTCTCCATGGTCCAAGTGCCAGCGGACTGAAGGTCCTCAGGCATGAGCCTTGCCACGGCATCAGCAGGATTCGGGTAAGCCGTGATGACCGAGGTGAGGCCCTGACTCTGAGCAGTGAGGGTAGCAAAGAGGTCCCCACCCAAGGCTAGCTGGGCACCAATCTCGGTTTGCTGGTTGTTCTGACCCTCGTTGTAGACCAAGGACCCGTCTCGAAGAGACACCCCACGCCCGTACCGGAAGTGACCGATGACCTCGAACCCACGCTCATCTGAGACTGGCCTGACCATCGAGGTGGGAGTCTCTAGCTTGATGCCCTCCTCCGTGAATGGGCTATCACCCCCAGACACAACGATGTTCTTGGAAGGAATCAAGGCAAACTGGGTGACCGACTTGTCTACATCGTGAGCATAGACATAGACCCCAGCAGAATTCAGGCCATAGGAGTATCGGTTGTGCGAGTATTTGCCCTGAAGCTCTTCGGTCCTCCCGAAGGCTGAGGCTTTCTTGGCCTCTTCCCTAGCAGCCTTCTGCCGCTGCTCGGTTTGGGCCTTTGTGGCCTTTGGTGCTTGCTTGTTTGACCCAGCCTTCTTCTCACCTGCGATGGCCTCATACCCCTTCTTCCCGTCATAGGGCCTCGTGTAGACCATCACGACATTGGGGTAGCCCACCACCTTCCCAGTCTTGGGGTGGCGAAGGAGCAGTGGCTTGTAGGGTTCCGAAGTCTTCGGGTCATCGGGGTTCATCCCGATGGGTGGGATCGTGGCAGCGTCCCCCATCTCCAAGGCAAACGCCCGGTCTCGAAGTTGACGAATGGTGGGAGGACCCTGGATCTTGCCACTGGGGGTTGGCTTCTTCGGGGGTGACTTTCCCTTCTTCTTCTCCGGGGCAAGCCTGTTGAACTCCGCCAAAGCCTTCTCATAGTAGGCTTCAGAGGCGTCCCCCTTGGTCTTGAGGGTCGAGATTCCTTGGATGGCAACGAACTTCTGCCGTCTTGCAGTCAGAGTCAGGGAGGTTGTGGCCCTTCCACCAAAGGCAATACTGTGGGAGATCCCCTTGATGTACCAGACCTGATCCTTGGGTGCGATGTAGACGGGGAAGCCAAGGCGAAGCTCAGGTCGGAACGGAATGGTAACCGTCCCCTGGTGCCGCCTGGAGTTCAGGCGGTCGAGGATGTCCATCCCGTGGTAGAACATCCGGGTCAGGTCCCCCATGAACTCCGAGTTGAAGGTATGAGGGCGCCAGCCATACTGCCGAAGCAAGTGGTAGTCAGTTACGCTCGTAAACGGAGTGATCTCTGGCCCGAACCCGTAGTCTACGTTCCCGCCGTAGGACCCCTGGATGGTGAGCTGGGTGACCACCTCCGCCTCGGACTCAGAGAAGTCCCAGTCGATGATGTCGATGTCCTGAATCCACGAAACTGGCTTGTTTGAGAGGATATCCAGGTTGTAGAAGGGGGGCTTGAAGACAATGTCCCCAGTCACATCCATGTAGAACTCGAACCCGATAGCCTCCTTGCAGGCATTGGCGATTTCGAGCTTGGTCTGGTACTCAGACTGCCAAAAGTTGACCTCACCAGCCTGAGAGAACTGGGTCCGAAAGGCAGTCACGTCCGGGTCAGTGGGGTCGAAGGCAAGCTGGGCTGCCAGGGGACCCCCGTTGGCATTCCGGACGGCGTTGGCTACCGGGGTCAGACCCTTGGTTGGGGTGAACTTTGACTGCTCGTAGCTGTGGGCAACCGAGTCCCCTCGAATGGCGATTCCATTGACCCCATACAGGAGGAGGTTCGAGCGAATCCGAGAGAAGCGCTGGGACCAGTAGGACATGATGTCCCCAAGGGCAGCGTTGAAGGTGGCCTTCTGCCCAGCCTCCTTGTAGAGGCTCACGAGCGACCCAGTCCCCAGGATCACGTCCCCGAAGCTCATCTGAGCCAAGGTGAAGATGAGGTCGTAGGGGTTGGTCCCGAAGAGGACGTTCCCGAAGATCGACCTTCCAAGGGACGGTGTGGGAGCCGTGAACGCAGGGTTCACGTTCATCCGGCAAATCTCCCACCACTTCAAGATATCGGCACAACTGAGTGTGACTGTGTGCTCTCCATTGGAGTAGGAGTCGGACACTTCTGTGATGAGCCCCCAGAAAGTAGGGTAATACTGGGGGATCCCCTCAAGTAGGTAGAATCCCTTGGAGAAAATCTCCACTTCCATCATGGGTGAGATGACCGGAACCCCGTCCATGTAGAAGTCGTCCACGACATGGCGTGGGACACTCAGGTTGATGGTGGCGGACCCAGGGACGCTGTCTATGTCGAGGCTGGTCTGGATCTGGGTGATGTACTTGCCAAAGTCGAACCGACGCTTGCAGGTGGCACACCCGATGATATCCGTCTCCCCGTTGATGTAGACAATGGAATCAGGGGCCATGACCACGGTTGGCCTGGCGTTAGGGGTGTAGGTTCCTTGAAAGGGTCCTCGTGCCATGACTACTTCTTCCCCTTCTTCTGGGCCTGAGTTGGCTTAGGAACCGCTTGCCCACCACCAGTTGCCGCTGCTACGGCTGGGTCGATGGTAGTGTCTCCAGAAGGTGGGAGACTGGCGAAGAACGCCTCTTGTCTTGCCTTCTCATCCGCCTCACGAGCCCACTGCTCTTCGATTGTCTGGGGGGCATCAGGCGGGACCTCCACAATGGTGTGGCTGTCCTCCTCATCCTTTTGGAAGAGAGCATCCTCTCCTGAGAGGGCTGGGGACCCCTTGAACAGGTCCTTGTTCCCGTAGTCGTACTCATCTGGGCGGTCGAGGAGGAACGTTGCCCGAACCGTGAACTGGAAGTTGTACTCCAGGGTGTAGGGCTTGTCGTCAGTCTCAGTGATGTTGAAGTTGTCGAACGACCCGATGTACAGAGTCGAGTCGTAGTAGATGTAGATCGACCCTACCAGGGACAGTCGGGTGAAGAAGCTGCTCTTGCTGTTCTGCTGTTCCAAACCTGAGGTGAACAGGTATCCGTTATTCTTGTAGAGCAGGTACAAGGACAGGAAGTTCTGGAAGCTCTCCGAGTATTGCCTAGCGACCCGTGTGAGACCTGGACTGGACCCATCCGAGTCGGGGGTCTGGCTGTTGGCGTCAATGGCAAAGAAGGCTGCCAGAGTCCCTGAGGCATCGAGCTTGTCCTGCTGGTCCCCCCAATGCTCGATGATGTGCCCATTCCGGGTCCAGTTCCCATCGTTGCATATCTTTTCCGAGCTGATCTTGAAGCTCTTGGGGTTGACCAGGAGTCGAAGAGGTGGGGTGTCTCTCATCTTGTTGATGAGCATAGCTGTCTGGAAAGCCTCAGCCGCCTGAGCAGCCTGGAACCTCTTCCCAATGTCCGAGGTGTTCAGGTCTGTGTCTGTCTTCTTGACATCCGCAGCCTTAGCCGCAGCAGCATCCTTGCTCCCAGACCCGGCCCAAGCCCCGTTGGTACTTGGGGGCTCCCCAGCCGTCTTGGCATCCATAGTGCAGTTGCCACTGTAGTCCGACCCAGGCATGAACCTGAACAGGTTGTCCGGCTTCAGGCCACCACCCTTACCCCCCTTGTTCCACCCTGGGGCAGTCCGATCTCGGTAGGCAAAGACGCTTTCCCTGAAGGCGCAAGCATCTGGAGAGTGGGCTGGAAGGCTAGTTCCTGGATCGAGCTGCACTCCGTAAGGGGCCATCCCCCTAGCAACATCCCCCAGAAGGGCTGGAAACAGCCCATTCTTCGGGCTTGCTGCCGTCCCATGGTAGTAGACCTCTACGGGCTCCCCATAATAACCGCCCTGAGCAAGGGAGGTCATATACCCCATCACGTCCCCAGCACGAGCTGAATCACCAACATTTTGACTCCGCAAGTGACCTAGGAAGCCTCTTGCCCCCTCCTCTGTAGTGGCATAGGAGTTGAAGTACATCCCGTTTGTCCACCTGAAAGTCTCACGCCCCTCGGGTGGTTTCGGGTAGTTACCTACGAACCCGAAGTTGTTGTTTGGGAGGTTGCCCCCAGTCTCACGCATAGCCTGAGCAACATAGAACTGCATCTCAGTAGGGGTTGCGTCCTTCCCGTACATGCTTCGATAGGCGTTAGACAGGACATTCCAGAGCTGGGGAATAGAGAGACGGGTCATGATAGGCGGACCTCCGTTGGGTCCTGCCCCTCCCCCTCCCCCTGGTACACCATCGGACTTTCCTGTCCCCTGCCCAATCGTGTAGCCGGAGACCGTCACGATGGGCATTGTCTTACTACCCCCACCAGAAGCACCCCCAGGAGCACCAGCCTTGGCCCCAGAGAAGTCTAGCTCCTGGTCAGGCCAACCAGTGGCGTTTGCAATCGAAGCCGACCGGTCGAGAAGCCTCCCTGTGACGGTGGCTGAAGGTGGGATGAGCCCAACCACGAAGAGCTTTGGGTTGGCCTTCGTTTGGGAGATTGGAATGAAGTCGGTGTTAGAGTCTTGCTCAAACTGAGAGCTGGAGAAGAAGGTGAGTAGTTTCCGGTAGAGTTCCGGAGAGTAGTAGTCAGCCTTGTTCTCGATGTCCGTGATGACCCGTTCGCCACGCCGAACACCTGGAGGGAGAGGATGCGATGAAGCCTGCCCACTCGTCACCGGGGGGAACACCATCCCCTCGAAAGTAGTGGGGTCCTGTGGAGATCCCCAACCACTCTGATAGTTCAGAGGCTCGTTCCCAGTAGGGTCTGTGATGTTCTTGGTCGCCATCTCCTAGACTCTATTCCTTGGTGGTTGGGAGCTTGGGGGCATCCGGGTTCGAGGGGGCTGAGGGTAGTCCGCCCAAGAAGTCCATGACGGAGTTGTACCCAGACACAACTGCGTTGTACCCGGCTACAGCAGTCTGTCGAAGAACCTCTGCCCGAGCCTCACTCGCCTTTTTCTCCTCGGCAGCTTTTTCCTCCTCAAGCCGATTGTAGTATTGGGCGTTGGTCTCCCCTTGGTTGGTGACCTCGACCTTCTTCCCGTTCATGCTCTGGAATGTCGGAGCCCCTCTGGAGAACTCATCGGTGTAGGGGATCTTCTGGATGGTGTGCTCCACCTTGAAGGTCCACGAAATCTTGAAGGCGAAGGGACTATCGTCAGTCTCCTCCACCGAGAAGTTGCGAAAAGTCCCAATGTAGGTCCCCCGGTCGAACATGAGCATGATCCACCCCTGGAGAACGATGTTCCCAAAAGGGTCGTAGACCGAGCCGTTGTTTCGATAGAGGTCATAGAGGTCCCGGTACCTGTCCCAGGCAATGGTCCTCTGCCTGAGAACCGAGGAGAGCCCTGTATACAGGTTCACGAAGGCTCCAGTAGACTGGTCCACCGAGATTTCAGTCAGCTCATCACCCCAGTGCTGTTCGACGAACCCTCCCCTGGTCTGAATCCGCTCGACCTTCTTGGTGAAGGTCTCAGCAAAGCTCATCGGGTTGACGTGGGCAACCAGGGCATGAGGGAGTAGGACCTTCTGGTGGTCATAGGGGCTGGTAACCTGGAAGGCGAGTGGGACATAGTGCTTCCTGGTGTCCGCACCATGGATGTAGACTGCCTTCCCATCCGTGGTGGGAGCGAAGTTCGACGGATTGGCGGATCGAATGTAGCCCATCAGTGAAACTTCTCCCGACGCTTGTACTCGTAGACACCCTCAGCCACCTTGGCCTTGATGAGATTGGCGAGGTCGGCCCCTCCGATCCCATTCACATTGACCGTGATGTTGCCTGCCCCTCCCTGCCCCCCACCGGCAGGAATGATCCTCTCCCCCTTCCCAATGGAGGCCAGACCCTCACCTGGAGCTGGATTGATTGTGGCTAGGCCCCCACCAACACTGGTAACCACACCACCTTCAGCGTTATCATTCAGGAACCCAGGCTTGTACCCCTTTGCCGCCTTGAAAGCCTCCGCCTGCTTCCCGGCATCAAGCCCTGAGTTCTCCATCTTCTCAAGGACCTTGTTTGGGTCCTCAGCGGTATAGACAGCGAACTCGAAAAGGGCGACTCGAACAGCGTCAAGGACACTCTTCTCGATGTTGGTGTCCTCCTTGAACCGCTGGGGGTTGAGCCTGATACCCTTCTGCTTCATCAGGTCCCAGAGGTCCTGGAGATTCCTGACGGTGTCCCTCCCCGTGATGTCAATCATGCTGACGACTTCTTGGGTCCCCTTGTCAGGGGTAGAAGACATCATCGGCCCGTTGACGTTGCTCATCGGGGCCAGGGTCGGGCTGAAGTTGGACCCTGGGGTCGAGGTGGCTGGGGTAGCGGCTGGGGCAGCGGTAGAAGTCGTGACTGCCCCAGCGTTTCCAGGATCGGCGGCCTTGGCAGTAGCGGCTGCCTGACCTGTTGGGGAAGGTGGGGCTGGGGCTCCCGGAGCGGCTGGCTTGGCTTCAGCCCCTCCCTTGGCCTTGGCCTTGGCAGCCTCTTCAGCAGCAGCCTTCTCCTTGGCCGCCTTGGCCTTGGCTGCGTCAGTGGACTCAGCAACCTTTGCAGGCCCCTGGCCTTTGAGGATGTCCATATTGGGAAGAGTCTGAGCCAATCCCTCTGGACTCATAGCCCGGAGGGACTTTTGGATGAACTCCTTGTAGTCCTTCTCCTCAAAACCAGCCTCTCTCATGGCTCTTTGGACACTGATTAGGGTTGCCCCACCATCCTTCTTCGATTGGGCTTCCTGTGCAGCAAGGGACTCGTCAAACTTCTTCTTCTTCGCAGCATCGATCCCTGTCATTCCGACAGTTTTCTTGCCTCCCTCAGTGGTATCCAAGCCTCCACGAACAAGAACGTCACTCAAGGCATTCTGCATTGAGGGGTTCTTCTGCATCGTAGTGAGTTTACTGAACCGCTCCTCAAAGCCCTTATTGAAGTCCCCCAGCTCTTCTTTGGTCATAGACCGACCGAGGGTCTTCTCATGTGCCGCAATAGAAGCTGTTCGGCTCGCTTCTTTGTCCTTGGCTCCGGACTCACTCAATGCCTTGTCAAGAACAGGACCAACTGTTTCAATCCACCTGGCTGCCTTACCCCCAGCGGTTGTTTCGTTCCTACCAGCCTCCACCATGGCGTCGATGAGCTTGGCGTTCCCCTCGGTCTTGGTCTTTGAGAGAGCATCGTCAACCGCTTTGGCTTGCTTCCTTGGATCAGTCTTATTCCACCACCCGGCAACCAGGTCGATGAACTCGTTGATGTCCTCAAGGATCCTCTTGAGTTTGACGTAGAGAAACTCGAAGATACCCTCGATGACCATCTCTATCTTGTCGGAGATGCTGGTTGTGGCCTTGAAGGTCTCAGCAGCGTAGTCTGTCTGCTCTTGGGCGGCTGCCAGGTTGTCCTGAGCACTCTTCTCCATCGTGGCGATGACATCTGCATCATCGGCTGCCTTGATGGCCTTCTCATCTTTGAGGCCCATGGCATCCATGCGGGCAAGCATCTGCTTGTCCCCCTCAGTCAACTCCTGTGGTGGCTTCTTGAGGAGCTTGATCATCTCCTCCTTCTGGTCATCTACGGCGGCCTCCAACTTCGCCATCCCCCGGAACTGCTCCAGCGAGACACCGGCTGCCTTACGGGCAGCAAAGGCTTGGACCCCAGTCATGTCCCGGAGCTTCCCACCACCACCGAAGCGCTGTAGGGCCTTCTTGGTCAGGGTAAGAGCACCAGCAGCCGAGAGGTTGGAGGCTGCCTCCTGGATGCCCATGATCCCGCCCTTCTCAAGGGCGTTCTTGTCCATTTTGGCCTCTGCCAAGAAGCTCTTGAAGGCTGCCCTCTGGTTCTCGGGGACCTTCTGCAACATCGCATCAAGCTCACTACCACCCTTATCAACTGCCTTCTTGACCTCTTCAACGGTCATACCAGCAGAGGAGGCCATGTCAGCGTAGGCTAGCTTCGACTTCCGGGCGAGGTCCTTGGTCACAATGTCCTTGGTGGCACCCTCACCCGCCAAGAGCGTCATGCGGAGTCGCTCTTCCTCGGACATCTGCTTCATGCCCTGCATGGCGGTCTGGAAGAACTTCTGGGCCTCCCTCGGGTTCATCACCTTCCCGAGGAGCTTGAGCATCGTGGCAGCCTGACCAATACGTGTCGTGTAGAGACCAAGGTCAGCGGAAACACCTCGAAGGATGGCGAAGAACTTGTTGGTAGCCATCCCGGATTCGTTGGCCTCCTTCGTCATCCGGGCGAACTCCAACTTGAGGCCAGACAAGCTGGTCCCCATCTCGGTGAACATCTCCCCTTGGAGGTCAGTGATCTCGTTGATGCTCACACCCATGAGCCGTGAGTAGGCAAAGCTCATCCGGGCCATATCGCCAAAACCCTTGATCTGACGAGCTGCCTGGTCGGAAGAGTCCCCAGCGTTCTTGAACGCCTGGGTCATGCTCTTGAGTGTGATCCCCTGCTGGGCCAAGGCGTTGGTGGTCTTGATGATGTCATCTGCCTTGGTGCCCCACTTGAAGTTCTCACCTATGTCAGTGGCATCCTTCCTGACCTGGTCCAGGGTTGAGTCCAGCTTGCGGAAGGCACCCTCCGACTTCTTCCCACCCTCATACAGGAACTCAGCGGCCGAGGCCCCATCAAGGAGGTTCTTGTTCATCTCCTTGGCAGCCGACTCAGCATCCAGGGCAATCTTGACGATGGCAGCAAAGATGGCGGCCGAGGCACTGAGGATGGGTCCCATCTTGGCAAGGGTACCAACGAGAGGGCCGATGGATTTCATCATCCCGCCAATGCCCTTCATGGCGGAACCTAGGCCCTGCATCCCGGCCCCGGCAAAGCCCTTCATGTCTTTGCCCTTGTTCTTCATCTCTTGCCCCTTATCCTGAAGGGCAAACCCACCCTTCAGAATCTTGGGCAACGCTACGGCACCAGCCTTCTTGAAGACCGAGGCGGACATCTTGAGTCCAGCCTTGGCAATCCCAAGAACGTCCTTGCCCTTGAGGGAGTCGATACCGTCCTTGAACCCCTCGAAGAGTTCCTCGCCCATGCTGTAGGACTGAGCTGCATCCAGGGTGTCTTTCAGCCCCTTGGCAGTGGCACCCTTACTCTCTGCCCTACGCTGGATCTCATTGTGGACCCCAGTCTTCTCCATCTTCTTGGAGAGGATCTTGCTCTTCTCGCTGTAGGACTTCTTGGCCTCTTTGATGACAAGAGAACTCTCCTTTTGGAGGTCCTTGAGGGTCTCCTGAAGGGCTGCCTTCCTGGCCTTGTCAGACTCCCTGTTGATGGCTTCCTCAGCCTTGGCAATCTTCTCCCGCTCGGCTGTGACGACCCTGGTGAGGTTCCTAGCTGCTGACTCGGCCTCAACAAACTGCTTGGAAATAGCCCCCCTGCTCTTCTTCGACATCAAGGACATCATGTCCTTCAGCTCGTCCCCAATCCGACCGACACCCTTTTCGGCCTTCTTGAGGGACTTGGAGTCGAAAGCGTCGAACTTCAGCTTCTTGGACACCATCGCCTTGAGCGACTTGTCCATCTTGCTGAGGGCACCGAGAGCCTTACGAGTCTCAAGCTCGATATTGAACGCTAGTTCGACTTGCTCACGGGTACTCGCCATAGGTCATCTCCGGAATGGGGTCGCCCTTGGCCGTGGAGGTGGCAGAGGCAAGACCTCGGAGGGGTCACGGTCTGTGGTCCCCACACCAGGATCCTGATAAGTTCCGTCCTGATCCCCGAGGTACTTCTGCATGAACCCCTCCATACGCTCATCCATCAGCTCTGGATGCACCATGCGGGAGGCAGCCTGTTGGGCTTCAAGCTGACGCTTCCGCTGGATTCTCTGGGCTACCTCTTCCTTCGTGAGCCCTGTGAGTTCCGAACTCGCTGCATAGGGGCGGGCCTGCTCCTTCTCACGCTCCCGAGCCAGCTCTTGGATCTTCTTCTGGCGGGCAGTCATCTCAGACCTGAGTCGAGCTTCTTCACGGGCAACCACCTCATCGTGCCAGTCCTTCTCTCCTCGAAGGTTCTTCTCCAACTGGTCGGCCAACTCCTCAACAGACCGGGCCACGTTCATGACATAGCGCCCGCTCTCCTTGGCCTTGTCAGGGTCTTCTCGAAGGACCACCTGACGAATGAGCTGGTCCCGACGCTTGACCCGCTCCTCACGCTCCTTCTGGCGACGGTCCTTGTCCTGGTTGTAGATTTTCTGGATGCCCTTGCCCGCGAAGCAGGACCCGATGAACTTGGCGTTGTCCCACTCCCTCTCGGCTGAGTCTCGGGTGTCCTCGTAGTAGTTGAGTGCCCTCCAAACGAGTTGGGCGAAGTTGAGACCCAAACGCTCTGTACCCAAGATCCCAGTAGAGGTCGAAGACATTGGGTCGAGCCCCCGATACTGAGCCCACCGGAACCTGGAGTAGTTCTCCATCTGGTAGGCTTCGGTCAGGGTCACTGCCCCAGCCGCCTTGGAGTTGACCTCTGAGAGGTGACGGATGATCTTCCCCCGAGCCCCTGTTGGGAACCCAGAGAAGACCTCTTGGAGCTTTGGGACCCACTGGTCTCGGTCGGGCAGGATGTTCTGCCCGTCAATCATGAAGACCCCGTAAGCCATGAAAGCGCTGTAGTAGCGATCCATGGACTTCCCAGTCATCTCCCCGAGTGTGCCCGAGGCCCACTGAAGGTACTCGAACTCCCGATGGTTGATTGACTTGAAGAGGAACTGAACCCCGTTGATCTCAGCGGGCAAAATGAGAAAGCCCCTGAACAAGAGGCTTTCCACATCTCGATAGACCTCTGGGTTGACTTCCGGCTCTTTTGGAGCCGGAATCCGAATGTCCTCGGGATCAACCTCGCCGGATGCTAGGGCCTCTTCGGCCCCCTCGACGATTTCGTTGATCCGGTCGTTGAGGCTAGGCCGTGGCATGGCTTACCTCAAAGACGTGGGGGGGCTTTGAACCTGGGGTTGATCCCTGCAACCGGGGGCTGCTCGAAGATCCGTTCGGCTGCCTGAGGGTTGACCTTGGCGATGTTCTCGGCCAACTCAGGGATGCCTTCGGCCAACCTGGTTCCACCCTGGATGGGGGGAGGAGTTGGGTCATCTGGAAGAGCTGCCTGCTGCTCCATCGCCTCGATCTCCTGAGCCCTACGAAGGGCTGCCGGAGTGGCTGGGATGACCGGGCGGGCCTGCATTGCCGGAGGGGGCTGGGCGGGCTGAGTCGCCTGGGGGACCTGAGCCTGGGGTGGTTGGGGAACCGGGGAGGCCACCTGGTTCAGAGGCTTCCGGCTCCTCATGAGCACCTCGGGATCGGGATGCTGAAGCTCCGGAGGGAGGTTGGGGCGCACCGGGCGGGCCAGGGGCACTTCAGGGGCCTCCTGAGGGGGGTTTGCTGGTGCCTGGTGGCTTGGAGCTTGTGCTCGAACCGGAGCCCTCTGAGGGGCTGCTACCGGGACTGGCTGGGGTTCGGGAACCTCTCCAGGGGGGATCTCCTCCGCCACCTGGGCGAGCTTCTGATCGACCCCTTCCAACTCACCCTTGGACGACCGGGACATATACCCCACCTCGTCCAGGATCCGACCAACCAGCTCGAAGGGGATTTGCCCTTCAATCTCCTTGGCCTCGATGAGCAGACGGCGGTACTTCTCCTCCGGGGTCTCATCGGGGATGGTGAACTCAACCCCTTCAGTGGAAGCCTTCTCAGACTTGGCTACCACCTCGTTGAACTTCCGGAAGGTGGTGTCGATGACTTCCCGAGACCAGGTTGCCAAGATGTACTCGGAGACGAACTGATGCCGTTCCAAGGCTACAGTCTTGGTTGAAACCTTGCCTGTTCGAGGGTCCGTTTCCTCAACGTCCACCTCCACGAAATCATACTCACGGAGAGACTCTCCGTTGATTTCGCAGACGGCACGGGAGATGTGCTCCCGCTTGAAGGCGTTGATGTACTGGAGTTCCTCGAACTCCTGAGCCGCTTGCATAGCGGCTTCATACTCCTCAGGTCGGAGACTCCTGAGCACTACGTTGCAGTCAGCAACGGTGAACGAAACCTCTACCTCTCCTACTCGCTGGGCCTTCTTGAGAGCTTCGGTGATCTTCTTCGCTTGCAACTTTGCCATTCTCGCACCCTACCAGTTTGGGGTTGTGGTGGAGAAGGACAGCGGTGACGGCAGAGGTGAATGTGTACATCTACATCCCATCTAGTTCGGGGGTCCGATCTAGCCTCCCCGCCCAGAGGACCAAGCGGGGAGAGTGAGGGAACAATCTGGGTCTGATCTGATACTTCTACATCTACATCCGTTGCCGCATGTCCAATCTCATCTAAGGCCCCCTCCTTGAAGGGGGCCTATCTCAGCCATCAGCCGACGGTTGTTGAGGGCTGTGCTCCTCCGGCGAACCGGAGCGAGTAGCCACCACCAGCGGTTCCACCACCACCGGGGCTGAGGCCCGTGTCGATGAACTCACCGTAGGTCGAGAAACCGTCGATGATGTCCGTGACAGTCACCGAAGAGTTCTCAGCCACGATGGCTGCATCGCTCGTGAACGAGGCGGAGTAGCTGTTGAGCCAGCAACCCTCGTAGAAGGTGAAGAGGGCCTTGATGTCACTCGTGTAGAGGCTCGAAGTACCCTGGGGCTGCTGAACGGCCTTCTTGATGTTCTTCGAGTCCACACCAACCGTGTCCTCCTTCGAGGACAGCTCGGAGAAGACCAGCTCTTGCTTGATGTCGAACGGCCAGCGGTGATGCCGGAGCGACCTGACCAGACCTTCGACGCCACCCTTGTACCCGAGCACCTGGAAGATGTTCACGGTGTAGAGCAGGGTCCGGTTCAAGGTCAGGGCCATCGGCTCGGTCACGCCCGGCACAAGCTCGGCAACCGTGTCACCAAAGCCTACGCCACGGACGGGATCGATGGTCCGGCTCTCATCGAAGCCGAACTCAGAGACCACACCGATCTGTTGGAACTTGTTCTTTCCAACCATGTAGCCGTAGACCTTGTTCTTCTGGCTGACGGCTACACGAGTGTTGGGGGCGGTCCCCATTCGGTAGATGTAAGTGTTGAGTTCCCTCGGGTTTCCCATCGGTCAGGCTCCTCTTTGGTCAGGCGGCGAAGTGAGAGTGAACTTTGTCTGCCATGCTGGCGAGCTTCGTGAGGTCGGATCGGAGGCTCGGGTTCTTGAGGTCCGACGCCTCAACCAGCTTTGCCAGCTTGATCGAGATGGTGTTCAAGTCCTTCTTGGCAACTTGAGTTCCGGGCAGTCCACTTGCCTCGACCACCTTCAGAGCACTCTCGACCTTCGCCATGACCGAGTGTGCTAGAGCTTCGTTGATCACCAGAACTTCTTCAGAAGAGATTCGGAGGGAGGCTTCCTTGTCCTGCCCTTGCTGGTCTTGCTGTTGGTCCTGAGCCTGCTTGGCCTGCTCTTCAGGGGCCTCCTGCTCGTCTTGACCTTGCTGGTCCTGTCCCTGAGAAGCGACCTTCTTGAAGTCTGTGAGGATCAGGCTTGCCCCGTCCTCATCAGACTTCACCCAGGTCTCACCATCCTTCTTGGCGTCATTGAGCTTCTTGTACTCCTTCTTGTACTTGAACTCACCCTTCTCAGTAGTGAGTTTCAGCACGTACAGAGGAATCCCAGGACCCTTGATCTCTGTGATGGTGACCTTCTTGATGAAGTCGCCCTCGCCATTAGCTGTCCAGGACCCATCCCCCTCATTCCACTTGACGGAGGCTGTAACTGACCAATCCTGTTCAGCAGCGACCTTGAGGCTGTCGTACTCCCCATCCTCGATGAGCTTCTTCTGGTCGTTGGCGATCTCTTTCGCCAACTCCTCACGAAGTTGCTTCGGGAACATGGTCTTCACGTCCCCACCGAACTCACGGACGTACATCTTGGCGCCTTCGTCAACCCAGTACATCCACAACTTGGGGGCGAGAGAGTGGTTGTACTTGCCACCCTTCATCTTCCGCATGATGTTCTTGATGATGTCCTGCTTCTGACGATAGAGCCTCGACTCGTTCTCCATGTAGAGTTCGAGTTCCCGCTTGGCATCCTCGTCCACAGCAGCAGTCTTGCCTGTCACCACCTCACAGAGGCTTGCAGTGAGGCCACGAAGGGTCTCAACCGAGCCCTTGGGGGCAGAGCCAGCCTTGTTGATGGCATCAATCGTGGACTCGATGGCTGACAGCTTAGCGCTGAGCCCTTCGGCCTCCGTTTGAGTCACCAGGCCCAGAAGTGCCGCCACGACCCTGTGAAGGCCAGCGGACTTCTCCTGTTGCTCTTGTCCCTGCCCAGCTTCTTGCTGAAGCGCAGCGACATGCCTCTCGATTTCGTCGATGTGGGTGTGGATAGCTTGGACTGGGTTCATGCTTGCGCCTCTGAAGTGTAGACGAGAATCAGCAGGGATAAACGGATCACCATGCCCCGCCCATCGTGCCCTGCGAGGACGCAAAAGCCCCTCCAGAGCTTGCAGGTCAACCTTGATGGTGGTCGAACCTTTGCTTAGGAATCCGTCGAGTGCTTTTCGACAGTCAGTCGAGCTGGAGACAAGAGAGGTCACCAACTTCAGGACCGAAACAGACCCGAGATTGAGCTGCCTTCCGTCTGGGAGGTCAACGTAGTCCCGGAACCCGTCGGTAGCGACTGTGATGAGTGAGGGTGCCATCTCCTAGAGCAGAAGACGGACAACAAGATTCACCACCCCGGATCCTCATCCGAGGTCCACTCGTTGGGATCCGGGGGAGGACAAGGGATAGTGTCCCTGGCGAAACCTGGAACTAGCGGGGGAGGGGGTAAAGCATCGACCTCACTCAGAAGGTCCAACCCGTCCTCGGTAAGAGGGTAAAGTCTCTCAACTACACGACTTTCTCGTGTCTCTTGGTCGATAGTCACTGGCAACACGATAACCCCCTGGGTTGCCCTTACATTCTCAAAAATACTTCCAGCAGGTGGGAGGGGAGGATCCGTGAGCCCACAGGTGGTGAACGTAGATAGGACCCATCACAGGTCCACTCGGGTTGACCCCCAGAAAGACCCTCCAAGTCATTTAGGAACACCACAGCATTGCCCATCCCAGGCCATGCTCGCTCGTGCTTCCTGGAGGCAAGAACAACTCGAAGACCCTCAAGATCAGGTCCCAGAAGGACCCCTCGTAGGTGCCCGGATCTGTACAGTACCTCCCAGGCTTCAACGGAGGGGGACATGGTTTCAGCAAGAACGAAGCTGTTAGACCCAATGTCCACTACTCGAACCTCAGGCAGAGGAGTCCCCAGGTTGGGGAGGTTCCCTTCCAGAAGGAACTCTCGAACCCATTGAGCACCCATTCCGATCCTCTCTCCACGCTCCCTCTTGGTCAGGTTGGAGGGGAAGAACTTGTCGAAGGTCCGGAGGAACCCAGCAAGGGCCGGTTCGATATGGGCAAGGAGTGGAGGCCCCCAACGATGGTAGAGGTCTACCCCGGCCACCAACCCTGTAGCGGCTGGGACAAGGGCAAGCTCCCGGTGCAGGAAGAGAGCTATCGCCAGGAGGGTGTCAGGCCCACGAACCTCTTTGGTGGCAAAGACGAGGGGTAGGGGTGTTCCCAGGAGAAGGTCCTCGTAGAACCGAGTGAGGGCTCCAGGGTCCTCAGGTCGGAACCCAGCACCATGGTGCTCGTAGACCCCAGGACCCAACTGCTCCCGAGTAGCTCCGGTCTCAAAGCACAGGGCTCCACTCACAATCGAGGGGAGCCCTGGGTCAACGAGAACTTGGAACTGAAGCTCCGACACCTGCATGGTCGGAGTCTACACCGACCGGCTACCGAGCGTAGTCGTACTCACAGGGGCAGGTCACCCCATCCTCGGATGCCTTGTCTCCACAACCGCCCTTGCAGCCGCCTTCACACTCGCCACCATCCTTGCAGCCGCCTTCGCAGTCACCCCCACAAGGTCCGGAGGTACCAATCGTCGGGTCCGTCAGAAGGTCCGACTCCACCAGGTCATCGAAGGCCGAAGGCTCCATACCATGGCTGAAGGCCAGGAAGGCCCTCTGGAAAAGACCTGACCTGATCGTGCTTGCGGTCCTGTCGTTTGGTCCTGCTTGGTCCTGACTTGGGTCAGCAAAGACAAGCTGCTCATCGTTCGGGGCGTCCCCTCGCTCTGCTTCAGCCTGGGCCTTCTCACCCACCACTGGAATACACGCCTCAGCGATGAACCGGGACATAGGGGCAGGCTTCCCGAGGTAGTTCTTCTGGGGGGCCATGACCGTCACCGATTGTTCGCCTCGGGTGATGGCGACATAGGCTAGACGACGCTCTTCATCGAAAGCGGTCTCGTCCCCTGCTGCTTCCTTCTCGTCACTCCGGAAGTTGGGGAAGACCCCTCCCGCCATGCACACATAGCAGTGCTTAGCCTGGAGGCCCTTCCACCCGTGGACGGTGCCAACCAGAACAGCAGGCTCCTTCCAGTCTTCCTTGTCCTCTGGGTTCTTCTTCTGGGCCTTCTCGTTGGCCGCCTTCATCTTAGCGATGAACCCAAGGAGATTCTCTGGGTCCTTGAAGTTCTCAGCCATGATCATGAGAGGGCGAAGAGGTGCCATAGCCGCATTCCGGATGGCCTCCTCACCGGCTTCAGCACCGTCCTCCTCGATCACGTCATCCTCATCCACCAACTTCATCAGGGCGTCCTCGAAGGTTCCCTTCTGACCCTTGATGTTCAGGATGGCCCGGATGAGAGAGGGGGAGTCCATGCCCCCAACAGCGGAAACAGTCCGGATAGCGTTGGCATACTCAGCCACACGCTTGTTCATCCAGTCAGCCTTCCCGAAGTACACTGGGTTCCCACCTAGAATGTAGTCGAGGTAGCTCTGACCCCGAGCACTTCGAGAGAGGCCCGCACCGAACTGCTTGTCCAGCCCGAAGCCAGGGGTCATGTGGGCATCAAGAACGGCTTCGTTGACGGCTTCGTTGCTCCCGCCAACCACCAACCGCATCCAGGCAGTCAGAGCCCGGACCAGTGGCTTTCCAAAGTACCCACCATCACCACGCTTGAGAAGGCGGTAGGGGATGCCCCGAACCAAGAGGGCCAGGGTGTAGGCGTCGTGCTCGGCATTGTTCCGGACCAGGATCCCGAAGTCCTTGGGGGAGTCCCCGGCATCACACGAGTCCTTGATCTCCTGAGCTACCTGGTCGGCTGCATCCTCATGGTCGGCTGCATCCCGAGTCCGGATAGCCCCCATGCCCTTGCGCTCCACGTCAGCGTCACAAGTCATCGGGATCTGACGATCCGCATTGTGGGCGATGAGCTTGTTGGCAGCATCGACGATGGCCTTCCCAGAGCGGAAGTTCATCGTCATGAGCTTGGTCTGGAAGCCCTCCTGCTTGGACAAATCCACGTAGTTCTTGGGCTTTGCGCCACGGAAGGCGTAGATGCTCTGCTTGTCATCCCCAATGAAGCCGAGAAGGTCTGCCTTCTCCCCAAGGATCTGGAACATCTCGAACTGGATCTGGTTGAGATCCTGAGCCTCATCAACCAGAACTGCCTTGAAACGACGCTGTTCGGCTGCCCGAGCTGCCGGGTCGTTCTTCAGGATGTCCAGAGCCACAACGAGCTGATCGGTGAAATCCATAGCCGGGGCCATCACCGGGTCGTTCTGCTTGAGCCATTCGTAGGCCCCATAGAGAGCCGCCAGAGGATGGTCATCACCCATCTCTGCCCGGACCTGCTCTACCGTCTGACCCGCATTCTTGAAGTTCTCGACGGCCAGCTTGGCCCTCTTCTCCCCCATCGGCTTCTGGTCATCACCCACGATGGGCTTGCCAATGTTGAACCACTGACCACAGGGAGTGGTCCAGTAGGGACTGATCCGGTCGTCACTAGGGGCATCCGAGTCAGCGGCAACAACCGGAACCCCTGGGAGGGGGAGCTGAGCTTGGGACATAGCTGCCCGAACTGCGTTGACAGCCGGTACCTCTTCCTCAGCATACCGACGGCGGTACCCTCCACCCCCGTAGCCACCACCTCCACGACCCTCGAACTTGGGGATGACGGCCATCTGCTTTTCAGAGAGGGTCCGACCCCTTGCGAGCTGGTCATGGAAGGAGCGTAGGATCTCAATCGAACGCCACCCAGGGATGGCTTCGATCCGAGCCATCGTATCCTTGTTCTGCTCCAGAGCCTTCTCATGAGCCTTGGGGTCCAGAGGGACCTGCTTCATGGCAATCTTGAAGAGCTTGTCCGCTGCCTTGGTGTTCTTGACTGCCTGAGCCAGGCCAGGTCGGTTCTTCGTGATGATCTCACGAGCCATCGAGTGGGTGGTGCCAATCCTGGCCCCATGGATCCCTGCCCTCTCGGTCACACGAGCCTCAAGCTCAGTGGAGGCAGCCACCGTGAAGGAGCAAGCCATGATCTGGCTCGGCATGTAGCCCTTCTCCTCAACGAGGTGGGCGATGGTGGCAACAAGGGTCTGGGTCTTGCCCGAACCTGCTCCAGCAGCGATGACCACCTTCCCCATCGAGCGCATCACGTCTTCCTGCTCGGGAGTCAGGCCAAACTTCTGAGCCGTCCTGGAAGGTGCCGCAAACTTGCTAGCTGCTGCTGACCCAACAATCTGAGGGTCGTCAGACTCCTCGACTGCCTCATTGAGGTCAGCAGCCAGGTCGAGCTTCCTGTCTTCCAGGGCTGCCCGAGTCGGGGAACCCACCGGCTCCACATTGATCTTCCGGTCAGCTTCCTTCATCTCCTCAGCAATCGCCTGAGCACCCTCGACCTGGGCAGAGATGGCTTCGACCGTCGGGGCTGGGGCTCCCAAGAGTTCTGCACCCTTGCGGACCCACTTGAACATCGAGGAAAGACCTGAGCTGGTCGGAACAACCGCCAGCTTTTGCATCCTGGTTTCGAGATCCGGCTCCTCACAGGCAGCCGCTACCTTGGCAGCATTGGCATAGGTCCGGCCGGGGAACACGTCCCGCATGAGGGTGGTCCGGCGCTTGATCCAGACCATGAACTCCTCGATGAACCGAGCCTTCTTGCTCGGGTCCACCTGCTCCATGAGTCGGTACTTCGCACTGACCGTTCCCGCATCAGGACGCTCCATCAGTGAGTCGAGGTGCTTCTTGGCAGCCTCTTCAATGGAACTACGGTGCATCCTGTAGAGAGCCAGGCCCTTGTCGAGGAACTGCTGGTCGTCCCCACCGATGGTGTAGGCGTCGATTGCCAGCACCAGGACCATGAGGTCCAGCAGACGGCCTGGAGCGGTCTCCCGGTCGTCATTCTTGGGGGTACCGTCTGCCGCTGCAACGAGGAGCCGTTCGTCGATCTTCAAGGCCATGTCCATCTCCAGGTATCTTCAGTGGGGGCTCATAGAAAGAACCCCCAACCAAAGAGCATCAATCATGCTGCATCCATCTTGCGTTCCCAGGCGACCTCTTCTGCCGCCCCGTAAGACGAATATGCCGGTGAACCGTACACCGGGTAGTGCGGGGTCCACTTGGAGGAGCCCACAGGTGAACAACCGAGGACCAGGTGACGAGCCACCTTCTTCTCATGAACCTCAACGTCCTTCCTGTTGAAAGACGAGAAGTTCGAGCGGTATCGGTCCCCGAAGCTGTTCGTCAGGGTCACGTAGAAGCACTCCCGGATGACTTCCTCGCCGTCCTCATTGTAGCCCGTGGACACGAGGTCCGAGGTCAGGTCAACTTCCCAGTCCGTCTTGGAGTAGTTCGAGGTCGTCATAGCTCTACAACGGACCAGGGGAGGTTCTTTCAACCAAGAGGTTACTTTTTCTTGAGAGTCTTGCCGTTGTACTCGATCAGCCCTTGCTTCTTCAGGGCTTCAGCAGCCGACTGGATGGCCGAAAAGTGAACCCCTCGAAAGGACGGGTGTCGGGTCATGTCGGTGAGCTGTACCTCATCTCCGCTCTTGAGGTACTCCATGATGGCTACCTGGGCCTTACCTCTTGGGGCGGCCTCCTTGTATCTGGCTGCCACACGAAGGGCAATCACGTCGTCCTGGCTTGCGTGCTTGACTGGGTTTCGGATTGCCACCTCGGCAAGGTCGAAGCTGTCCGGGATGTCCCAGCTCTGCCAGTTGGGCGAGATGTCGAAGTCCCTGGGGTTCACCTTCCGGTCCTTCAGGATGTCGAGCACCTCGGTCACAGCCTCCTCGACCTTCTTCAGTACCTTCTGAAGGTCACTCGGGTCGAAGGATGAGAGGTCCCGTATGTAGGACTCCAACCAAGAATGGGCATTCAGGTAGCGATCACAGACCTTATCCGGGATGGAGATGGCATCTTCATAGGTCGGACCAAGGCCCGTCATCAGAAGGCCATTCAGTTGCCTCGACTTGGCGAAGAGGTCTTCCATCATCTTCTGGATAGCCACGCCACTCTCGTACCGGTCCTCAAGCTGGGAGAGCATGATCTCCCCAGGGTTGGAGAGCCCACGGTACTTACTGGCAATCCGAAGGGTGATCCCGTTCATCTCCTTAATGACCCCCAGGACACTCTTCAGGGCCTTCTCGTCATCCTTGGAGGCGGGCTTCTTGAGTCCCTTCTCAGCATGGTCATGAACCAAGTCCAGGACCTCTGCGAAGTCATCCATAAGGAAAACCCGGAAGGGCTCCCGAATCCGGAAGGAAAACACGTACAGAGAGTGGTTTGCCATAGCCTGAACGGCCTGCTTCTTGGCCCGGTCGATGGTAGCGAGGTCCCTCAGAAGGGCTTCACGCCTCTTCTTCTCCTCCTCGTTCTGCTGCCGGACGAAGTCACCACGAGACTTCCCGTCCAAGACTTCCTTGGCAACATTGACCTCCACCATCTTCCTTGGGTCCCCACCCCGATCAGGGTGGTTCTCCAGGGCCTTGCGCTTGTACGCCCTGGCTACTTCCGAAGGGGAAGGGCTTGACCCAGGTGGAAAGCCTAGGATTTCCTTGGCATCCTCCATTGACATAGAGAGGAGAAGCCTGGCGTGAAGCTCTCGGGCAGTCCGATTGGTGTACATGTCACTTGCTCCGCTGCATAGAAGGATTCTAGCCCACATCGATCCGGAGTCGGTCAAACCTGACTGTGTAGGCTGTCCCAGAACCAGACCTCTGAGCCCCTAGGCACACTGAGACTTTATCAGAGGCCAAAGCAGTGAGGATAGAGGCTGAGACCAAGTTGCTGGCGTAGTAGTCCCAAGGCAAGGCCAAACTCATCGATCCAAGTCCAGGCCAACCGTTCGCAGTGTATGCGCCGTAGTACACCTTGAAGTTCGCCATGTACAGGCTTGGAATGTCAAACACGATGACATCATTTGAAGTTCCTAGGGTCATCACGTTGTCTAGGTAGTTGTTACCCCTGACGACTGTAGACGTGTAGGCCGGTGAGAGTCCATTCCCACTCAGACCCCGTCCTCTCTTGACAACAAACTCAAGAGTTGAATCCCCAGACCCAACGGTGATGACCGCATCCTCATAGTTGTTGGCGGCATCATTGCTTGGGTTGTAGGCCCAGACCCTAAGCCTACTTGGCATGGAGAACCCACTGAATGCGTTCTTGATAGGGAGCTTCAACATAGGAAGGTTGCGTCCGCTTCCCGTAATGTTCCAATCTGAAGTCTGGTTTGGGCGTATGACAAGGCCCCCGGAGCCAACAGAAGCGGCCGAGTCTTCATAAGAGGTCCCCTGCTTCACCCATGTCGCCCCGCCCATGGTGTAGTTCTGATCAGCGCTGAAAGTCTGGGAACTCTCGGCAGTGAAGTTGATGTCGTACACCGTTCGATAGATAGTGGACGGGACGTAGGCCATACTCACAGAGGGTCATAAAACGAAAACGGCCGTACCTCCGAAGAGATACGGCCGTTTCCAAGCCTACTTACGAATCAGATCCGGGCACGCAGGTTGAACGTGAGGACCAGGTACAGGAGCGGGAAGATCGGCTGGTAGTAGGCTTCGGCACGGAGAATCGTGGGATCCTCTGGGTCGATGACTGCCGAGATACCCGTGAAGGCAGCCACGATCTCCTGCTGGATGAGCTGGTTGAAGAGCGAGGTCATCGAGACCTCGACTTCATTGGTCCGGCTCGACAGGAACTTGGTCCCGACGAAGGCATCGAGGACCGAGCGGCTGTTGATGCTGACATAGTCAGCAATCTGGGTGACCGTCGGGAGACGGGTGAGGACCGAGGTCATGTTGGTCGTGAGGCCCTGACGAATCCGGACGATGGGGTCCAGGTCCTCCAGGAGGGTCACACCAGCAACCGCAGTCTGGTTGGCTTCCACCGGGTCGAGGATACGGGGGATCCGGGTGAAGCCCTGAATCCGACGACGGGTGTAGGGGGTTGCCACGTCAACTGCTGGGGAGCAGACCGCACCCGAAGCAGCAGCAGCGAAGAAGGTTCCGTCCACCAGGGTCTCGAAGGTCTCACCAAGCTCATTCGAGAGGGTGATGACTGCCGAGTCCGGGTAGAAGGCGACGATCCTCTGGCTGAAGAGGCTACGGGCCACCGTCTGAGCATTCGTGGGGCTGGTACCCGAAGCGAACCCGATGAAGCCCATCCGCTCCGACTGGTTGCGGATGTTGCTCATGATCTCGCAATGCTGGGTCAGGAACGAGTAGACCGCTGTGTCCGTCGAGAGGGGGACCAGGAGGTCAGGCTTGATGTTCCCAGGCAGCGGGGTTGCGAGGTTGTTGATGGCGTCGATGAAGACCTGAGCAGACGCCTGGTTCGTGTTGGGGACCTTGTGGACTTGCTTGACACCCACCAGGACGGCCCCGTTGAGGATCGCCAAGTAGGCTCCAAGGGTGACCCGGTTCTCGGCTGAGAGCTTGCCGTAGTTCGCCTCGATGGTCTTGAACTGACGGTAGATCCTGGTCGAGTAGTCCTGCTTCAGGAACCGGTAGGAGATGAAGTAGAAGTCCCCGTTCTTCGGCTCCAGCCCGCTCGGGTTGAAGGTCTGGACGTTGGCCGTGTCGTTGACTCCCACGTTGACCGTGTTCGTCACGATGGTCTCCAAGCCTGGGATTGCCAGGAAGGGGACCCCAGGGTTCACCTCGAAGGTCTGGGAGACGTTCAGGGAGAAGTGCCCACCAGAGGTGTACGAACCACCCGAAGCCGGGAGGACCGTGAACCTGAGGCCCGTGCGCTCATCCGTGTAGGTCTGCCCAGGGACGCCCGTTCCGGCAGAGCCATAGGGGTTGGTCGAGGTGACCACGAAGTTGTCCGTGGCATCTTCCCCATTGTCCCCATCGGTCCCAGGGGTGATCTGGGTTCCAGTGAGGATGTTGAAGGCCGAGTTGGCACCCGTCCCGAAGGCGATGGAGGAGGCAGAACCCACCACCAGGGACTCGATGGTCAAGTAGACCTGCCCAGCGATGGTTGTCGGGTAGACCACCGCACCCGTGGTGTTGGCAGTCGGAGCCGTTCCAGGGCTTCCAGCAGAACCCCAGGAGGTGACTGCAATGTTCGGGGTAGCCATGAGGCGGTTGACCACCTCTTGGACGTTGACCCGAGACTGGCTGGCGAAGTCACCCTCACTGAAGCCGAGAGTGGCATTTGCCGAACCATTGAGGATCACCACCGAGGACTGCTCGGAGTTGATGTTGCTCGTGATACGGACGTGGTTCAGGTTGCCCAGAGTTCCTACCGAGGCAGTGCCCTGAGAAGCGATGACGGCATTGATGTCCGCCACCACCAGGGTTGCCGTGGTCGAAGAGGGGTTGATCGTGACCTGGAAGTCCACCCCATTGATCCGGACCTTGAGCACATCGTTCAGGCCGCTTGTGAAGACGAAAGCCTCCGCATTGGCCCCAACGAGGGTTGCAGGCTTGTTGACTGCACCCGTGGTACCGTCAGCACGCTGGAAGGTCGTGAACCCGAGAGTGCTTTCCGCCGTTCCCTGACGAATCCGGACGTAGCTCTGGTGATCGAAGCCACCAGGGAGAGCACCCGGAGTCGAGTAGCTACGGATCACGAAGAAGGTGTAGCCAGTCCCAGGGCCAGGGATTGCCGTACACATGTAGTTGTTCGTGACCGAGGAGAAGGCCGGGTCGGCATCAATCGCTGCATTGATGTCTGTAGCGATCTGGGCCGGGGTCCTGGTTCCGGGGGTCAGTGAAACGTCGATGTCCACACCGTCGATGGTGAGGTTGAACAGGTCGTTCGAGGCACTGGTGATGGTGATGTTCCCTCCACCAGACAGCTTGACCGGCTTGCTGACCATGTAGGCTCGGGAGGCAGTCACCAGGTTGGTGCTGACCACCGGATTCCCGTTGAGGAGGGTCCTCCAGGTAGCCGAAGAAGGGCTGTAGAACGAGAAGGGCTGGGCACCCTTGTTCGTGAACACCGCATTCGTAGCGGCTGCCTGACCGAAGGTCACAGTCACGGTCTCGCCAACCGGGGTGCCACCAACGTGCATGGCATCCGGAACCTGCTCGACACCACGGGGCCACTGGACGGTCTCAACAAGACCA